CCCGAAGAAGTCATTTGGGATAAGCCTGTGAAACTTATTCGACCAGAGATTGTGGGCGTTTCAAAAGCAGTATCCGATCTGAACCGAAATGAAGACTTGGGAGAGAACTTCAAGGTGTTTTACGACTTCAAGAAGGCAGTCGAGATCAAAAAAGAACATGGGAAACCTAACGCTAAGTCTAAAACAGCGTCTATTAGTAGGATAGCTCATCGCTATCTTCAAAGTGCCGCCCAACCAGCTCAAGACTTGGCAGGTGTCAAAACTTGGGTTGATAAAAACCGACAAGACCAAGTTCAAAACGATACCTCTTCTCCAGATAAATCAAGAGAAGATTATGAAGATGGTAAGCCACAGAGAGATCGAGTTCTTCCTTTACCAAATGGACACCCCGAAGGTCGAGATGAACAGCGAGTCGGCCCAGGTCAAATAAACTCACCTCCCGATTCTAGTGGTCAAGGTGGAGCGAACCGTCCAAAGAAAGACCCTAGTGCATTAAATGACCACCCCGATGGAAAAGCGTTACATGAACGACCTAGATCAAGCGGTATGCCTGGAGATGAGTATGGACACCCTTATATAGACCAATCCACATCTACGGGATTAAAGCGTAGAGTCATGGCTTCCATTGAGAAAATCTCTTATGTGGGAGAAGATGACTTTTATGCAGAAGAAGAAGATTTCTATTGGGATATAGAAGATGGTGTGATGGTAAAAAATGCCCTCTTCAGATACAACTTCCGACCCCCAAGAGGGAATAAGAGACAGCGTTCTCAAAAGGGTCAGGCGAAACGAAAATCTCTAAAGACTAAGCGTAAATATAGAGTAAAATATCGTAGAAACCTCATTAAGCAAAAGAGGTTATACAAGCGTAAGAAACACAATCCTACTTACAAAAAGTACAAGAAAAACTATGCTAAAAACCCTCAGAAGTACAAGCGTAGACCTGGTGGTGTCAGCACAGTTAAACAAAAATCTCAAAGAGCAGAAAAAAGGAGAAAGTAACTATGAGTGATTTCTTATCCGAAGAATTGTTTGCAGAGGAATTATCTGCCGAAGAGTTATTAGCTGGTCGAGCTAGACGAAAGACCAAGTATAAAATCAAACGCAGAAGGCGTATGAAAACTAGAACTAAGTCTTTACGCAAGAGAAACACTAATGTGTCTCAAAAGCGTCAAAACAGAAAGAAGTATAAAAAGCGTATGAAGACGGACTCTAACTACAGGAAAAATCGTAAAGACTATCGTAAGCAGTACTACAAGAAGAACAAGAGGGGTTCTATCGGGTATAGTTTGCCCTTTGGATTAGAATTCTTATATCAAGGAATACCTGCTTATCTTATGTCTCTTTCTGAGATGTTTGATGCGGTCAATATCTATGTTGAAGGTGAAACTGCAATCTTAGTTGACCTCAATCATTTCTTAGATAACACTGAATGGTATGAAGAAGATGATGCTAACCTTTTCATCGATTTGATAGAGGAATCTTATGCTGTTTTAGAGGAAGATCCAGAGGATGCTTGGTCTGAGTATACCCTTGATGAGCGAGATCCCCCTGCCAAGTCTAATATAGATAAGAAATCTTCGAGGGCTACTGATATTTGTGATCGGACAGATAACCTTGCACTTCTTCAGATGCTCCTAGCTGTTCTTCGTGGTGCTCATTTTGCTCATTGGACTAGTCACTGGCAGGTTAAAGGCTCAAACTTCTATGGTGATCATGAAATGATGGATAACATTTACAGTACCCTCATTGAAGAAATCGACACCCTTGCAGAGAAGATTGTTGGTACATACGGTGGGGAAGCCGTTAATATGGTCGAACAGTCCCAACTAATGGCTAATCAGCTTTTACCTCTAGCCGAAGCACATAGCATGAATAACCCTATTCGTAGAGCCTTGCTGATTGAGGAGGGTTTACAGGTCATCTTTAGGAACACTTATGATATGCTCAAGGAACAAGGCGGTCTTACTTTAGGTATGGACGATTTTATTATGTCTATGGCTAACACACACGAGACTAACCTTTACCTTTTAAGACAGAGATGCGATACTCGACCAAAGATTAATTGATATTATTCATCAGATATTATCGACACTTGGGTGAATCTAAAAAATAAATAAGAAAAGTTGGGCGACTTCTTGTGTATATCGTATAAGAGTATGTGAGCAACAGAGCCAATCACTTAGGATGACTCGCTAAAGCTCTTAACCATTTATACAGGAGATCACACATGAGTGGATTTTCAGATTTCAGTCTCGGTTCTCAGTCCCCAATCCTTTCAGGTGGCAAAGTACGATGGAAGCCTCAAAAGGGTAAATTTCGTGTCACTTTTGCCGCTCTTCCAGGTCTTGAGGAAGAGGATGTTAAGTTTGAGGATAGCAACGGAGATCCTACTAACCCTTCTTTTAAAGGTGGTCGTAGACTTTACGCAAAAGATGTTGGGTACTTCTTGGATCATGGGCCAGAGTATCAAAAAATCGCAGGCAACCCTTCAAAGACTTCGATTGCTACTACTTTAATCTTTTGGCCTACAGATGCTAACGGTTCATTAGATAAGGCTCGTTTCTCCAATGGTGAGTTTGAGATCAAAACTTGGATCTTCTCACTCGACAAGTATCGTCAACTTGAGTCAATCAACACTGAGTTCCCTTTGAGTCAACATGACATTTCAATCACTGTGACTGACCCTCAGTTCCATAAGATGACCTTTGCACCCTGTAAAGAGTCTTTGTTCAAGACCTTACATGATAAGGGATCTGATATGTTCAAGACTTGTATGGAGGCTGTAAAGCCTATCCACGCAAACATCCAGAATGATATCGCTCAAGACCTCACCATTGATCAGATTCGTGAGAAGATGAGTGGCTCAGTCGGTTCTCCTACAGGCAAGAGTGGTGGTGGATTCAATTCTAGCTTTGACGCAGATGAGATTCTTGACGGTATGCTCTAAAGTCCTTGACTTTTTGACTTCGGTCATGGTTGAATATGCTCAATAGCCTTTGATTCATCTAAAGGCTCAATGCCCCTTAGACCCCTCATCGCCACAGAGGGTGTTTAAGGGGCATTACTTTTTGTAGTCCTTTTATAGCCTCTCCTTTGGTGATCTCATTAACCCGAACCAATGGAGAAAAACCATGAGAGCAGTACACATCTACGATTTTGACGGGACTTTATTTAGAACTCCACAAAGACCAAACTGGTATGACAATAACTTGGATGGGGTTTGGCATCAAAACCCATTGAGTTTTGCAGAACCTTGTCTACCTAAAGGTGAGCGTTGGGTTAAGTCTATTGTTTCAGAAGCTAAGAGAAGCATCGCCTCAAAGGATGTTTACACCATCGTCCTTACAGGGCGTAAGACACCTTTTCAAAGAGTAGTTGAGGATCTTTTAAGATCAAAAGGATTAAAGTTTGATGAGGTCATCTTGAAAGACAGAGGAGATACTGAGTCTTTTAAAAACAGAGTAATAGATCGCCTTATGGCACTGTTTCCTGATGCAGAGATCCACATCTGGGAAGATAGACATAATCATTTAAAAGTATTCATGGATCACATCGAGATGAGAGGTGGCGTTGGAATCCCTCACGCAGTACCGCAAAACTACTCGGTGGCTGAATGTTCTGAAGAGGAGTTTAGGGATATGAGAAGATCAGCATCAGAAACTATTAGAAATCTTGAGCATCGCATTGCTCGACTTGAGGGGTCTAGGACAGCTTCAAGCGATGTTCGTAGAGCTGGCAAGAAAGTTATTGAAGCAATAGACAAGCTACAGGAAGAGCTTGAGAAGATGCCTTCCTTCAACAGTGATGAGTCTTACTATGAGGATTTAAGAGAGCGTTTTGAGGCACTTCACCTTAGCGTCCATAAAGAGGTTCAGTTCATCACAGGTGCTTACTAAGACTTAATCGTCTGAGACTCGAACACAGAGTTATACTGCTGACGCAGATGAGATTCTTGACGGTATGCTCTAAAGAAAAAGTGGGAGTGAAGGGTTACCTTCACTTTGAGGGTAAGATAACAGCGTATTTGCCACCCCATTGTGAAGAAGGTGGGATGTTAGGATCACCAGGAAAAGCTGTCAATAGGGAATAAGATTTACCCGCTTTGACATCTGAAAGGATAGCCTTTACACTCTTAGCATCATCGGGTAAAAACTTAGAGTTACTTGGTCGAATGACGAGGCTGATCTGATTGGTAGCGAAATCCCTTAGAGAAGCTGTAGTCTGAACAGCAGGTACAGTGATTTTCTTACCCCTCTCTTCTTTTTGGACTGTTGTCTGAGTCGCACCAGGCAGTCTCATCGCTTCCTCAATCGGGAGGACAAGGTTATACCCTACATTGGAAGCCTTCATGGTGTAGAGGCCACCTTGACCCTTAACAGGAGCTTTCTGAATGAGTTTGATAAGAGTACGCTCATCAATGCCTCTCGCAAAGACTGAACCTGTACCAATGTCATTGTGTGCGGTAATGTGTTTAACAGCCCACTGAGATAAAAGAACATGACCTGCCCGTACTGGGATCTTCCATGTTCCTTTTTGAAGTTGACGAGGTTTGTCTCCTGTACCTGCTGACTTTAGATGTGCAAGTTTACGCTCAATGCCATTGATCCTTAGATCGAAGCTAACGATCTCTGCAAGTACCGATTGGATTTCTTTGTTCATGTCTGTTCTCCATATTTAAGGTTTTGTATGAAGGACAGTATAAAGAAACTATTAAAGTCTTGACTTTTTAATCGCTTCTTTGAGCTTCTTTTCGTCATACACTTTGATGTTACTCTCACTTTGAAAAAGGTTGTGAGCTGATTTAACTTGAGATTGATTGAGCTTCATATTACCAGTAACCGTAATATCATGTGTGTCTTTATCTTCAAGCCTAGTTGTAAATCCTGTGACCGAGGGCATGAGTAGCTTAATCAGTTTGGGGTCAATGTACTTGAGGGCTATATCCCAAACCATTTCAAGTTCGACCTCGTTGGAGATGTTAATGGGGGAGTTACCATAAGAGGTAGGCATCTTTTGCCTATAGAGACTAATACCAGATTGAGTCCGAAGATCCATATCAAAGAAAGGTACAGGTTTACCTGGTGGTGGAGGTGCATTTTCAAATGAAATCTTAATGTGTGCATGAATGATTTTATCCCCAAATGTCACCTTTGGCAGTACCGTACCCCAACCATGAAACACGACCAAGATTTCTCCTTGTTCAACAAGGCGGGCGATGAACTCTTGCTCAATGTCAGACATCGGAATGTAAAGGGAGTTTTCATTACCACCTCCAAATGTGTTCTTCCCTTTTTTCCGATTGGGGTCGTTTTTAATACCATTGATGTTGGTCATTGCTAGCAATCTCCTCATTTTAGGGTTTCAACCCTCTACTATACCACTCTCAAAAATGTGTTCTAGCATATCTACAATTGTTTCTATGCTCTCTAGTGTTCTCCCCGATGCAGTGAGCCTACGCATACTTGCTGTTCGAGTCGCCTCTCGAACAAACATCAGAGGGTCGAAGTGGAGCTTGGTCTTACCTGTGGTAATACTTTCTTTGAGCGTGTTTTGCATGGACGCAGTACTTAAGAATCTTAGCAAAACTTCTGGGTTGATATAAGATTTCTTAGTTGTACTGCCACTATCATGGCTTAATGCCACCTGTGCTCTTTCATGTGCTTTATTGATTGTGTCTGATACAATTTCAACAACCCGTTGGGTCAAGTCTTCAGTTTCTAGTTCTGCGACTTCTTTAATCTTTTCAAGCATCGAGTCTCTTTCTTCTTGGAGTCCATCAAACACCTCTTGGGTCGCTCTTAACTTCCTAAAGTCAGTGATCTTAAAACCTTTGAAATTCTCTTTAAAGTATTTCGCAAGATGTCTATAAGTGAACTTCTCTCCCTCACTAGTAACGAAGATATACTCAGAGCCAGATTCTAAGGCGTTGTCTACATAGTCCTTTAAAACTTTGATGATAGATGAGTTGGATATGGAAGCTGTATTTACCGTTCCCATTTTCCCTCTGAAGACCAACTCGACAAAATTGTTTCGGACAAAGTTGACATGGGTGGCGTTCAAAGTGATTGCACCGAATGTTTCAACCTGCACTTCTTGTTCCTCCACAGTTTCTACAATCCCATTCCCTATTTGTCCTGGTCTTATTCCTGTTTCCATGATGATTGAAGTAATGATTGCAGATAACTTGGTTAGTTCATCTTTTGACTTGAGGTCTTTTTTAATCTTTTTTACGATGGTGTTGTACTTTTTGATGAGCTTCTTTTGAGACTTGATCTTCTCGGCTAAAGTATAAGTCTTGTTGCCGAACATATCGTTAATCGTCTTGATGTATCCCTCATCATCTACATCAATCGTGATTGTGTCGGGCAGGTACGCCCTTAACTCCACAGGAATGGCAGATTTAAGAGGGGTTTGTTTTTTGTGGAGTTCTATCGCCTTAAAAGACCTAACACTGTTTTTTTTGAATGTCTCGCTTACCTCTTTAAGAGGCTTTTGCCCAGCTAGGTAGTCTCGTATGAGGTACATCGTTGCATTTCTCCACGAATATGCTTTATCGCTTACCTCATCTGACCCCACAAACTTATTCATGAACCCTAAGACTTGAGACAAGTTTTTAATCGACTTAACTATATGTCTTTTCCTCTTACCTATAACTGCTTTTCCCCTACCTTTGTGTTCAGATTTAGCTTGCACCCCATAGCTTTTAAGGTCTTTCAACAGGACTTTAAAGGCAGTAAGGGATTTGCGTTGAAACGCAGAGATTTTTTTTTCCTCTTGTGGTGTCGGCATTTTAATTCTCCTTTTCTTTAGTGGTATCATAAATGAAATACCATAAAAGAACTATAAGGAGGTATTCATTGAACCCTTTGCTGAGATACAGAATAGACATATCCAAGATAGATCACATCAACGCACAGATTGAAGCATACCAAAGGATGCTCGACTGGTATGAAGGCTGGAAAGATAGAAATGACCCCTATGAATACATAGAGGAGCGTATTGAGGATCTTAACGGACAACTCGCTGAGTATCTTATTGCTCGTGAGTTCGCCATAGAAGGTGTTAGAACTTATGACGAGAAAGATGGGGGATCATATAAAGATGGGAAACAGGAGAAAAAATGAGTATCGACCAAATTATTGAAGCATATACCTACGCCCGTGTCACAGGTTCTGCTAAACCTTTAGATCATCTTGATCTCCAAGCCGAGAGATATGTTAAAACAGCTTCCCCACACATAAAGAATAGGATTGATTTCTTGTTCGCAAAGAGTGAGTACGAGGCAAAGTTGAGGTGCATCAGAAATGAAAACACTAACCGAGAAAGTTGATGGTCGAAGAGAATGGTCTTCCTACGGCATTAAGGAACTTCAAAAAGTAATCTCACATAATGATGACAGTATGAAAGCCATCATACTAGCTAATGCCCTTAGTGAATGTAGTATTAAGAGCGTTGGACATAGATCCTTTAAAATAGGATCTAAAATGATCCTGTCTATCACCAAAGAGGGTGTTGTAGTGATCAAAGGACTACAAGGGAAGATTGAAGAAATAAAAGACCCTAGAACTCTTTTTGATCGTATTCGGGTCCTGTGGGGAAATCGCTACCCTTGATTTCTTTCTGACCATCTCTTTCTGATCTTATCCCACAAGTAGATCAAGTCTCCAATATGACATTGATCCAAACCAATAACGACCAAACCACTATGTTCTACGGGAGTTATAAACTTAATGTAGCAACTCCAGTTCTCTATTTCTAAAGCCCAACCATTGAGTTGATCTTGGTTTATTGTTTCACTGAAACCTGCTTCTTTTAATGAATCGCTTAACAAAGATCTGATCGTGTAATGAACATAATCGAGGGGTCTATCATTGTGACAACAATCCAAAATCTTACCTATTGAATCTTTTGTCCATACCCTCTCTCCTTCTCGCATTTCAGTTCTCATAAAAGCTCTCCCTTAAAATGCCCCATAGAGGGAGAAGATCCCTTAAAGGACGCAACACCCCATTAATTGCGAATGTTATCTCATCATTATTTGTAATACCATAGCCCAAATTAACATAAGCGACCCAACCTCCAGTGTTCAGAGACCAGCCACAATCCGAACTTCCTAACATATAGTTCTTTTCAAACCCTACTGCACAAAGACTTTCTTCTAAGACCCCTTTCAAGTCGATAAACTTTGCTCGACTATCCTCTTTTTCAAGTCTCTTTTGGATTAGGCTAATACCTTCCTCACTCCAACCCCTCTTACCATCCTTTATCCTAGATAATGAACTACTCATAAAAGTCCCCCTTAAAATAGGGTCTCAGTCTTGTTAGGTAACAAGGGTGTTGAGGGATTGGTGATGCATTTATAGTTGGACATCGGGATACCTCTTGATCTTCTCCCTAGACTCAAGCCAAGCCCTCTTGAGCAACCAAGACACCGTTCGGTCTTGACGCTTGGCTTCAGACTCAAGCTCCTCTGCTATCTGATCTGGTAAGTAGATTGATCTTTTGTTTTTTGATTTGTTAGTAGCCATAGTAAAAAAGTCCTATTCGTATTCCTAAGACATAAGAAGCAATACACGCATAAGTGAAGTACCTCGCTCTTGGGGTTGAATGAAACAACCCAACACCAAAAGAGAGGAGAAGCAAAATGATGAGTGATAAATAGTAGGGTTCAGCCATAGTAAGTTTTCAGACCTATCGACAAAGCCAACATATAAACCATGCAAAGCACGAACATTAGCTCAAACTTGTCTGTTTTATAGACCCTATAAAAGCATACCACCATGCCGACTAGATATGCTAAGACCCATGCACTGGGGATGGTGGTGATTTGACTCATTTTTCTTCACCCTCTTCTTTGTACCCTGCATGATAAACATACCCACCCCCGACCACTTTCATGTAGCTGTCGTCATCGCAGTGAGTCATACAAAATAAAACGATCTCAGATCGCTTTAGAATGTGTTTCTCGTTATCGTCTACCCACTGCCATGTGGCGATGTCAGCGTCCTCGTGAGCGACATCCTCAACCTCATAGAGAGGCATGGGGAAGCTCTGCGAGGGATTGAAGAACATCCCCATCACAGAGGGCAAAGACTTCCACCACTCGATGATGGAATCTGTGGTCATCTCATCTGGGATAACACCGATCCAATGTCGGTATCCATACTCCTCTTGGACAAAGAGGATTCGGGGATCAGTTTGTGTTGGGGTGGTTTGGTCTGTCATGTTGTCTCTTTTCGAGTCGGTTGGGGGGTTGAATACATAAGGTTATAGATAAGGGGTTACACACCTTGAAGTTTAATAGTTTGTTTATATTTTCCTCACTGTAGTTAGTGCATTAAAAAAAAGGTGTAGTTATGAGTAGCGATCAAGGCTTATTGCCGATTATGAGTCCTTTATATAACTTACGAGAGATCTGTAAGCAGATCGTCCTACTCGAAGATCACCTTAACCAACCTCGCAAAAGATGCCCCGATTGTATCCGTAAACATTTCCTCACCATAGAAGCATTATTTGAGGAAGCGGTATCTCTTGATAAAGAGTTGAAATATACAGAGGTGCTAGACAATAAGGCTGAAGAGATTAGGAAGCTCCAATCTGTATGGTTAGACACTAGAGAGAGTGAACACGCACATAGGTTTTACCTCATCCTCGCTCAAGCACTTAGAGTTCTCAGAAAGAGCTTTGCTGAACATTGCTTTGATGTTCGCAAGATGGCGAGCATGGAGCGTAAGGCTAGTTCTTATGTCTGCCCACACATGAGGGTAGCTACTAAAACCGAATCTGAAAAAGAGGATGAAGCAGTACAGAAGCTCATTCGTAGATCTCCGAAGAAAAAGCCACCACGCAAAGACCTTCGTAAGAACAGAGTAGAAATCAGCGATGACCCCGACCTACAAGGTGTTGGTCGTGGGGATCAAGGCGACCCAGACCTTTCTCGTAGAGATCAAAAGATGGCGAAGCGTATTGCTCTTAAGCATCTGAACTTAAGAGCGTAATCTGTGATGTTAAATATACTTCTACTCGAACTGCAAAATGAGCTAGATAAAACAGACAGACTCCTTTTAGAGGCATATCGAGTAGCCGCACCTCTAAAAAATGAGGACGGTTCTCGTAAACCCACAGTTAAAAAGAAGCGAAAGAAACAGAAACTCACACCAGAGCAGAAGAAGAAACAGAAAAAAGAACAAAAGATCGTTAAAAAGGTCAAAGAAAAACTCAAAAGCCGCACCTATAAGAGCAGGCAAACTGGTGATGAGTTATCCTTCAACACAGCCTATAATCGCAAACACCCTAAAGCGGTCAAAGACTTCAACAAAGCGATGGAAAAGGCTAGGGGTTCTAAAGGGGAATCAAAGAAAGAGGTCAACTACTCGGTAAAAGCTAAACTTAATGATGAACAGTACGACCTACTATCAAGAATGAACAATGGTCGAGACATGAAAGATATGTCTCTCGTTGAAGAACGCACCATGAGAGACATCATGTCACTTCTTATGGACATCCATGAAGAGGTTCGAGAAGAGGTGGGCGAGCCTCCCCCTAAGAAGACAAGAAGTACAAGATCAGATAAAGGTAAGAAGCGTGGGCCGTATAATAAGAAGGTCAAAGAAAAGCTCACAACCTCTCTTGAAGAAGAAGGTATTGAAGCTGTTGACCTAAATGTTCAAGAGACATCCGACATTCCAGAGGAAGAGGTAAAAGAAACTAAAGGAGTCTTAGACGAAAGAGCTAAAGAGAGATCTGAACAAACAGGAGAGGAAGAACCTAAGAAACCCAAGAAACCCAAGAAACCCAAGAAACCCAAAGAGCCTATAGATGGTGCTCCTTTACTTGAACAGCCTAGCTATGTCCAAAAGGCAGAAATCAAAGATCGTCTTGAGAAAGCGTTTAGAGATAATTTAAGTAAAGGCACTAGCGAGAAGATGGAAAAGCTCGAAGATAAACTCCAAGACCCCTCTTTAAGTGATAAAGAAAAGAGAGATCTCCAAGAGCAGATCAAGGAACTTGAAAAAAAGGATCTTGCCTCAACTAGAAAAAGCACAAGGACTCTTGTTCAGAGGATAAGTGAAACTGTGGACGCTCTTGATGAACTCACTGAAGATCAAGTCGAACAAATGGCTGACGCTTACGGTTCTGGTGCAGTCACAGTCGAAGATGTCATGAGAAATAATGGACTCGATGGACTACAGTCATACCTCGATGACGAAGTGAAGAATAAAGACTTCGGCCCTCCGAAGCCCCCTTCAGACAGAGAGGGTTTTGCAGAAGAGTTAGGGAAATACCTAGCAATTACCCACGCACAAAAGAGCATTGCAGAAGACCCAGAGTTTGGGTTGCGTGAGTTTCCTAGTGATGGGGATGATCATGATAAAGAGAAACACTTAGAGAATGTACGCAGAGTCCAATCAAGACGCTTTAAGAAGATGGACACAGATCAGCGTACTAACATGGTTTCTAGGGTCAAAGAGGATATTGACGAGGCTATAGAAACCTTAAAAGATGAAGGACTGTCCGAAGATGAAAAGAAGTCCTTACAAGGTAAGATCGCAAACTTAAAATCATCAGAAACTGCCCTCAATACAGTACGCATGATAAAAGAGGAAGGTGTCATTGATGGGTATGCTGAAGTACCCGACAAATTGCTTGAGCTTGCAAGGCAAACAGGATCTGAAGCTTGGGAAGAAGGAATTAGTTTGCTCTCCCAACAAGGCACAAACCCTAGTAAGACACGAGATCTAATTGAGTCGGTCACTGAAAACCTTGACACAGAAGATTTTAAGGCTGTGGTAGGTGGAGAACAAGGGCCTTATGGTGAAATGCTTGACTTGTTGGATGACGACTATTGTCCAGGTGGTCCAACAAATAATTCTAAAGATCTTGGTGACAGGAAGCTCAAACCATCAGATGATCCTTGCCCTAATCCTTTATCTGATGACATGAAGAAGATGTTAAGGGATTACATGAGTGGTGGGTTCGTTAATCTCTACACAGTCGAAAAAGAATCTAAAGGTGACGGTCACTACAAACCGAAAAAGGGTGATGAGGGGGCTTCCAAGCAAGTTAAGAAGCAGATGAAGGAATTTTGGAGAGATAACAAAGAGAAGTTTTTCGAGGTGTTTGTTGATGGGATTGATCTGTCAACAAATAAACCCTATACCGATGAACAAAGAGAAGCGGCAGGGGAGGAATTCAGAACTAGATGGTTTGCTGAAGAAACTCGGAGTAGCATTGATGGTGTCCAACTCTACAGTGGAAACGCCAAACGCTTTAGGTGGGAGCAGATACAGCAGGAATTAGAAAAAGTGAAAAATTTAGATGGTGCGATTAAGAGGCAGAAACTTAAAGAGATAAGAACTAGGCTTACAGAGCTGTTTGATGACACAGCAACTCAAGAATCAGAGTCAGCAACCTCAAAAAAACAAGCAAATAATTTTAATAGTTCATTTATTGACACCTACTATAAGAGTGGAGGCACTAAAATCATGCAAAAAAGATCTACACAGTATGTTGATTATCAGCGTAGATCCCAAGCGTTTGAACTTGGGATGCGTGTCTATCCCTTTCTTGGGGGTAATCCGTCAAGGTCTGGTCTGGTTATAGCTATCTTTCCTGCTATTGGTATGGTAGATGTGCAGTTTCCTCATGGTTCGCAACGCTATCCTGTAGAGGATCTTGTAGTAGATACTTCGGGTGATTACTTGAACATTTACGAAGATGACCAAGATACTATCCCTGGTGGCGTAGGTACTGTTCCTGTTTCATCTCGTTCTGTTAAAAAGCAAGCTAGTCGTGTCGCCTCCAAGTACATGAAGCAAGCTATTTATTGGTACAAAAGGGATCGTACATATCGCCAATGTCGGCATGAGGTAAAACCTTGTTGTCCTAAGTGCAAAAACCCACTCGGCAATACTGTTTACAAAAGAAGAGGAGGTAAGAGTGAGAAACTGCTCGCTTGTTATACTTGTCTCTTCATCATCAAACCTTCCGACATCATTAAGGGGTAAAGCATGGCATTTTTAAGATATGCTAGGGCTAATGTAGTACAGCCCTCTATTCATGGTCTACAATGGGATAAAGTTAGAATCGCTTCTGGTGATAAAACCATCAATGCCTCGCTCAAAAAGCAAGCTGAGGATATTCTAGGCGAACCTTTCACTCCCGATAGATTTCTACTTACACACTCCACAATCGTTTGTTCTGTCGATGCTTTCACGCCTCCTAATACAAAGACAGGCTCGATCACTGAGGGTGGGCAAACCATTAACCGTAAATATGCTGACTATCGTATAAGTTCAGATACAGATAAGTTCATCAATAACAACCTCGACTCATGGTCAAGGGAAGTGATCAAGAAGTCTTATCCGACTTTCATTGGTGCTCATAACTTTGTTGAGCATATCCAAGTAGAAGAACTCTCAAAAGGTCGCATTATAGATGCAGTCCTTAGAGACATAGGTGAATCTCTATATGTAGACATCCTTGTCGCCACTGATCGTAAGCATGAAGACTTAGTAAAACAGATCGAGTCGGGTCAAATGAACGCAATGTCTATGGGATGTAGCGTAGACTTTACCATTTGTACTAAATGTGGTCATGTAGCCGCTGATGAAACAGAGATGTGTTCTCATGTTAAATATGAGAAGGGCAATGTTTTCTATGATGAGCAAGGAAATCAGCATAGAGTAGCAGAGCTTTGTGGGCATGAAGATATTGGTGGCACAGCAGGTGTTACCTTCATTGAGGCTTCTTGGGTCGCAACTCCTGCATTTACAGGAGCTGTTGCTCGAAACACATTAGAGATACCCTCTGCTGATATGGCAAAATCTGCTTCGGATGTGGAACTAAATGAAGTCCCCGAAAAGTGGATCGCCAAAGCCTCTAGCTTACAAAGTTCTCCTTGGTATGACCCTCATGGTCAACTAACTAAAAAGGCTGGCCCTTTTGATATGGATGAGGATGAAGAAGAAGGTGGAGGCGATGACGCTTCAACCCCTTCAGAGTCTTTGCTCAAACAATTAGAATCTGTGTATGAGACTGCTATTGTAGATCGTTTTCGTAAAAAACTAGAGAACGAGATCAAAGCAGAAAAAGCTCAAGAAGTTATGAACCCCCCAATAGATAAATCTGTCGTTGAGCAAAATGATACGATTATCAAAGAGGGAGTTTCTGCTTCTAAATATATGAGTCTCTTAGATGCTTCTGTTAAAACAGCTAAAACTGTTGAAGAAGCTGTCTTGAACATTACTTTGGTAAACAACCATTGTAAAGTTCATGTCCCGACCCATGTTTATAAGTTGGCTAGTGTTCTAGGTACAACAACACAATATAATAGTGTTGTTGATTATCTTGAGCAAGCCAACTACTTAAACGGTAAAAAATTATCGAAGCAAGACACTCTTCGTCTTGTAAGATTAGCTAAACTGTTATCCCTTAACACTTACGGGCAGAAATAAGTCTCGCCCTGTTTCACCCCAGAAAGGAATTGCCTTATGTCTAGGTATTCTCGTTCTAAGAATATGTCACGCAGGGCAGAACTTGCTCGTAGAAGAAATCGCAGAGCAAACTCTGCCCTTCCAGGTTCTGATAACCTCGGTTGGGATCACTTCGGTCATCCTGCCTCCTCTGATCAACCCGATGTTGACGCTTATGGACTCGATTCAGAGTTCGGTGAAGGAGTCCGTAAAGGACCCTATCGCTCAGGCCCAGCTCCTGCCTCTGTAGGTTGGACTCCTGAACACCCTGCTTCTTCTGATGAGACCGCTGAGGATTATGCTCTTACTGATGATCTTCGCCAAGAGAATCTTAAGAAAGCTATGGAGCGTAAAGCGGCAAAGTGTATTCAAATCGCTGAATCTCGTCTTGGTCGTAGAGCTTCTCAAGTTGAAGTTGAAGATCTTGCACTACGCATGATGGATCTCCCTAATCGTACTGTTAATGCTCGTGTTGCTCGTCTTGCAGACAATGCTGTACAAGTCGGTACTGACTATGATGATGGTCTTGACTTCACAGGTCCAGGTAATGCAAGTGATGAGATTGAAGCTGATGGTCACATGGGTCATGGTATGTTCGATGAATATGACATTGACGGTGATGAAATGATCGACATGAGCGAATGGGGTGGTTCAGACTCTGCATTCAACTCTATGGATACAAACGAAGACGGATTCCTTTCTCGTGATGAAGTCGCTATGGGTCTTGGTGAGTCATTCGCTGATGATATTGAAGCTGATGATGAACTCGCAAACATCATGGCTGAACTTGAAGCTGATGACATGGGTATGAATTCAGCAGATCAACTAGCAGAAGAAATCGCTATGCTCAAAGCGGCAAACGCTCGTCTTGCTCGCAAGGTTCGTAAGCTCGCTGATAATGCTGTACAAGTTGGCACAGACAATCCAGTTGAAGACCCAGAACTACAGATCGACACTTCTCCAGAAAATGAGCCATCTGAAGGTCAACCTACTCAGCGTCTTGCTAAGATTGAACGACTCGCAGAAGCTCTTTCTGCTTATATGTCTGATCGTCAAGCAGGAGATGACATGGCTTCTCTTCTTGCAGAGCTTGAGGCTGATGACTCTCGTGAAATGAACGATTCAAACTTTGGTTACACTGCCGAAGAAACTGTTGAAGCTCATGATATTGAAGCTCATGAACTTGAAGCTCATGAACTTGAAGCTGATGATATTGAAGCTGATGATATTGAAACTCATATGATGGGTGAAGATGTCATGGGGCTTGATATGAACGCTGACGATCTGATGGCTATGGATCCTCGCCTCGCTTCAATCTTTACTGCATCTGATGAAGAAGATTCTGATGAAGAAGATTCTAGCGAAGAAGATTCTAGCGAAGAAGATTCTAGCGAAGAAGAAAAGACTGAAGAAGATTCTGAAGAAGAAAAGACTGAGGAAAAGGCTAAGAAGAAAGCTTCTTATCGCCCACGCACCTCAGCTCGTAAATCGGCAGTTAAGACTCTTGGGAACATTTCTCGTGAGGCTTCAAGAGGTTCAGACGAACTTTCTAAACTTTGGGAATCTGCTCCCGATGTAAGCAAGTTCTTCGGATAAGATATAAATAAACTGTAATAGTTTATTTATTAATGACGCTATTATATTGGAAAACTTTTGGGGGTCGGTTGTAAGACCACCCTATTCTTAACTACACTACTCTCTTGAAAACAGAGAGTACGAGCTTAATAGGAGAAATCTCATGGCTCTACTTGGACAAGCTAGTGGTGGTTTTACAGAGTCAAGCTCTGCGTTGCGTATACTTCATGTTGGTGTGCGTAATACTGTAGGTCAACTACACAGCAGTGCTTTCACTCAGTCAAACCCCGTTTTTGGTGCTAATGCTACATCAGCACCAGGTCTTTTAACAAATGTACTCGGAGTACTTAGCGGTTCTATCGCTTTTACTCGTGGTACTACTAACGAGCATGGTGGACCTTCAGTGGCAGCCGCTCCTGCTACTGAGCGTGTGCTTGGTGTTTTCATCAACAATGCTTCGGGCAATGCTTTTGAGAATCAACCAGGTGTTGCTTCTAACCGTGGCCCATATGTTTCTGCACAAGGTACTTTTGCGAACCTTCTGTATGAGACAGTAAATGTTGCTACCAATGCTGACATCACAGCAACTTATGTTCCTGGTGCTACATTGATTGCTTCTATCAATGGTTTCTTGACCACCGCTGTAAATAATGCAAATCACGATCATACTGATAGTGCTACTACCATCGGTATTCTTAAAATCTCTCCCGACTCAACTTCTGATGAGTTGGTATACGACCAACGCATCTGATAGAAAGGAAGAGTGATTTATTATGAGTAATACAGTTGATAATGCCGTAAAACAGAAGATCATTTCTGACTACATTAAGACTCCTCAAGGTCGTGCGAAGCTCGCCGCTTCAATGACTCAACCTTTACGCCTTCGTAGAGATTACACCTCTGTTGGTCGCAAGACTTTCTTAGTCGAGCAACTTCCAGACGGTGCTTTACCTATCTACGACAAAGACCCAGATGTTACTGCATTTGTGGTTGGTGAAGAGGGTGAAAACATTCTTGCAATCACCAAACCTCGTAGGGTTATCTTCCCTCTTTTCGAGATTGCTTCAAATCCTGAGATTCCTTTGACTCAAATCAAAGAGCGTAGATTTGACCTTATCGAGAGGGCACAAGATTTAGCTCGTGCTCAAATCCAAGCGGCTGAAGACGAGCGTGTATTCGCTATTCTTGACGCAGTTGCGGCAAACGGATTTGATTCAGTTGCAGGTCAAACTAACGCTGACCTTCCTGTTATCGCTCCTCTTAATGGTGCTGTTCTTGCTGACGCATTTAGCCTCATTGAGCGTCACGACCTTCGTGTTGCCCGTATCTTCATGAATGCTCGTGATTATGCTGACATCCGTAAGTTCGGTAGAGATATCCTCGACATCGAGAGCCAAGCGGCACTTCTCAAGACTGGTCTTCAGGCTACTCTTTGGGGTGCTCAGATCATCACTAGCCGTCTTGTTCCTGTTGGAACTGTTTATGTCTGCTGTGAGCCAGAAATGTTCGGTCGTATCCCTGTTCGTACAGAATTGACCGTTCTCTCTGCTGACGATCCAAAAGCTCGTACAATTGGTTTTTCAGTGTTCGAGAATTTGGGTATTGGTGCCTACAACCCTCGTGGTCTTGCTCGTCTTACAGTACAGCGTTAATATCTAGTATATTCGCTTTACTTTCGCCTACTTAGGTAGGTGTAAGAGGTCATAGAAAGAACCTCATCTTCTTCGGAAGGTGGGGTTTTTTCGTATCTAGGGTTCTTTTCTTTGGCTTAACTCACTCTCCTATGGTACAAGTCTTACACTCTTAAACACTAAGAACCACATAAGGAGTGTAAGATGAACAACAATTTTGTTCCAGTTCCCACAGTAATGGAAGCCATGACAGGTTTCCTCTGTAGTAAGGCTTTTCTTATCTATCTAATTATATTTGGTGTTCTATTTTTTATATGGCTTTTTATCAAAAAAGAGAGGAGAGAAGAAGCTGATCTCTATCGAGCATTAGTGAGAGAAGTGAGAGAAAACCAAAATCTTAAGCGAAGACTAGGACAGACACCAAATGAAGAGCAAGATGATATGTACTCCAACGAGGTACTCACCTCGTCATATGATTTATGCGAATCATATACCAAAGATATCAAATGGAGAAACGCAGGTCTCAGACATGATATAAAAATACTAAACATCGAGGATAAAGAGACACTATTGAAAGCGAAGGCTCTACTTTTGTACTTAACTACCTCGGAGAAACAAACCCCACAATTTATTGAGGGTGTTCAGAAAACGCTCAAGGTTATTACGATCCTAGAAAAGAGTGTAAGATGAGAGCGATACCATGCCCTATATCTAAAGAGCGTTTTGAAGACCTCTATACTAAACAATACTTAACAGAGAAGCAGATTAACGAGTTGTTGATTTCTGAGGGTATTGACTCAAGCATGAAGCGTATTGGTAGTTGGAGACTACGCTATGGGATTGAAACGGTATCTAAGTTTGATCGTCTTGAGCTACCAAAGATTGAGGGGGAGTTAAGATCAATCCTTATTGGTTCTATGCTAGGTGACGGTCGTATTGTTTTTCGTACTAACGCTTCACACTATGAGGAACGACACGCACCCAATCAGAAAGAGTATCTTGAGTGGAAGCAAGAGAAGTGGGGCGTGTGGTCATCTGGAGATTTAGCAGTAGCGATGAGTAGGGAGTTCCCTAGTTATATCTTTCGCACCCACGCTCACCCTATGCTAAATGAGTATCGAGACTTGTTCTATGAGGAGAGGGATAAGGGGTGGAAAGTTGTTAAGTCTGATGTTATAGACCAAGTAGATGAGTTAGCTTTGGCTATGTGGTATCTCGATGATGGTCATGCAGGACATTGGCCTATGATTTGTTTTGGGGCAAAACAGGGGAGTCGAGCTAACGCTTACTTAATCTTTGAGAAGTTTGGTTTAGCCCCTAACTGGACACATAAAAAAGGGGAGACAGGAGAGTTCCACTTTAAGGGTGAGAACGCTTATCGTTTCATTGAGATCATTAAGCCTCATGTACCCGATTGTATGTCTTACAAGTTGGACTTTGGTTTTCAAGGTCGTAACAATGCTATCAAGAAAAAGATGGACAAAGGCATCTTAGAGGACTTAAGGAGTAAGGGGTGGGGTAAGCGTAGGATAGCTAGGTATCTTGATGTAGGGGCGAGTACAGTGGGTCGTTGGATGGTTAAGTTTGGAGTGGAGTGAGGACTTTGATAGTTTATTTATAATAGATCTTAAGTGATCTCTTTAACCAAGAATCCAAATGGAGAAACATTATGCGTAGATCAGCATCAGAAATCATCAATAACCTTGAGAATAGGGTTGCACGACTTGAATCAAGTTCTAACCCTCGTCAAGCTAAAGATGCTTATGATATTTGGAGAAGGAAAGTAGATCAGTACATCATTAAGGAAATGCGGGTCACTTTTGAATACGAAACAAAAGACGGTGAACACTCCGAAGACTATATAAACAGTCTTTGGCAAGATGGAGTTAAGCCATCACGAGCCTCCAAAAATATCATGCAGAAATTTCAATGGTTAAAGTCAGCGGGTATGCTAAAGCATCATAAATATTATGATGCTATTTGAATGGTTATTGAAAGGGATCTAGGGATTTGATGTAGGGGCGAGTACAGTGAGTCGTTGGATGGTTAAGTTTGGGGTGGATTGATTTGTAGTTTATTTATTAGTGTCTATTATCCATAAAGGAGAGACACCATGAGACTTACTATCGCTTTACTCTTATCTGTCTTGCTCACCTCTACGATTTCTCACGCTGAAGAGAATAACTGGGAAGTGAGTCTAGGCACAACGCAAATGTTCATCGGTGGGTACGAAGAGGGTTCAATACCTGTACCTACGAACTCTGCCACATTCATCTTATCTCGTAAGATGTATGAGAGCTTTGCATTATGGGTTGTGTTCAATCTACCTACCTCCTCTAACAAAAGGTTTACAGAGGAAGGTTTACTTGTAGAGTCTCAGACACCACCTAGTCTTATGCTAGGTGCGAGTTATGAGTTATTGGGCTATGAGATCTCCGACAAGAAATCTTTAGGTCTTGATGTTGGTGCTTCAGTCGGACACACGATTACGCTTAATGGTCAGTTCTTCCCTGTGGGTGCGTTTCGTTTGAAGTTCGTTAAAGACGAGGACAGCACTATGTATGCAGGGGTGACAACCTCACCATATAATCCAGATGGTGATTTGGTTTGGGGTTTGATCTATGGCATGGGGTATAGATTTTAATGTGAGTGCGAGTACAGTGGGTCGTTGGATGGTTAAGTTTGAGGTTTTGTAGTTTCTTTATAATAGATCTTAAGTGATCTCTTTAACCTTAATCAAATGGAGAACCATTATGAGAAGATCTGCATCAGAAATCATTAATAACCTTGAGACTCGTATCGCAAGACTTGAAAGACAAGCATATCACCCTGATGACCCACGATCACAAGAGATGGGTGGTTATAGAGAGCCTGCGGGGGGAGAGTGGCATGAGCCTGAGATTCTTACTGGAAAAAAGTTTCTCAGGTGGTTACAAAATGATCGGGAGATCAAATCCCATTTAAATAAGAGCGTGTTTATAGATGTTTCTTCATCTACTATCACCTTTGACACATCTTGGTGGTCAAAATATACAAGAAATGGTAATACCTTGGATGGGATTCTATACAGCATTTGGGACAATCCTATGTTGGGGCGGGATTGGAAGATAAGAGGGAGAAATGTGACTATCAAGGGTTTGTGGGGAGACCTTGTGTACGGGGAGGGTGATATTTATGCACAAGAAACCTTTACCATCAAGAAGAGTCGTGGTTCTATCGTTTTAAAGGCATAGTCTATCTGTGGCCTTAATTAAGTTATCATCTCTGATGATGTTTTAAACAAAGATGAGAGACAAAAGGTTTACACTTAGCCACAAGTGGGGAGTTTTTGTTCCTAGTGGAAGATAGATTTGAATAAGTTTAATAGTTTGTTTATATACCTTTTCTTGAACACACTTAACAAAGAAGGATATTCATTATGAGAAACTTACTCACAATCGCACTTATTGCTCTTACCTTTATTGCTTGCGACAAGGATAAAGAAGAAACCACACCTAACGATGGTGGTATGGAAGCTGGGGCTACCGCAGGATCAGAGGCAGGATCTGAAGCAGGAACTGAAGCAGGGTCTGATGCAGGAACTGAAGCAGGGACAGAAATGGACATGATGGTTATGGGTGGTTCTGAAGAGACTACAGACATGGAAATTACTGAAGGTGGTACTGAGTCTGATATGGGTATGGACGAAGCGGGTATGGAATCTACGGACATGGAAGTAGTTGAGGGTGGTTCAGATGAATCTACGGATATGGGATCTGATACCGAAGCTGGAACTGAGGGCTAGTAGTCTTGCTCGTCTAAATGGTCTTTAAGATCTTAGAATGAACCTCATTTCCCTTTGGGATTTGGGGTTTTTCCGTTTATAGTTTGTTTATAAGTGATCTTAAGTGATCTCATTAACCTTAAACAAAATGGAGAAACCATTATGAGAAGATCAGCATCAGAAATTATTAGAGGACTTGAGAATAGGGTTGCACGACTTGAAAGACAATCCTCAACCAACCGTAGGGCTAGAAAGTACGGGAAAGCGATCACAGACGCTGTTCGGATGCTTAAGAAAGAGGTGGGCGATGCAGATGCGTCTGAGATTGAAGTGGTGGTGGTAGAGCTAGTCCATTATAAATTTGAGGATCTGCTTAGAGAGATCGAGGACAGAGGTCCTAATGCTGAAGAGTACTATGAAAATGAAGTTGTAAATAAGTACCCAGCACTGGTCAAAGCAGGTATTCTATCCGCTGAAATATGGATACAACATCCCAAAATAATCCGAGACCGATACAGGTTGAAAAACTTAAAGGAAGTTAATCTCTTCGCTGAGTGCATTGGGTCAAGAAAATTGGCTGAGGGGCTCAGTTTCTGATCCCTATTTAATCTTACAAGATGGGGTCTAAGTTAAGGGATAAGATGCTGTTTGGGGTAGAGTGAGGTTAATGGTCGATCCCTTGTTCACATAAAGGACAAGTATCTCCAATCTCGCACCTAATAGTATCAAGCTCCTCTGTGAGCCTTTCTACCTCTTGTTCGGTGCAAGATATACGACTGAATAGATCAAAGCGTTCAGAAGCGATTCTGAGGTCTTTTTCGACTTGCGAATCTACATTAGGTAAGTCTACATTAAGTTGTGTGATTTGTAAGATGGTTTGATCTAATTGATTTCTTTTGTGCAAGACCCGCTCAAGTGGTGCAGGGTCTTTCACCTCTACATCTGGGATAGGTGGGAATGAGGTTAAGCCAACCTCTACGATACCTTCCATGATCCTTAGTCTGTTCTTTTCTATACGAACACGCTCAAGGTCTTTAATCCCCATAAAGTCATGTGGGTTCACTTGTGGGAATTTTACATTTTGCAAGGTGGATACGAACTGTGTTTGAAACATAAAGATTTCTCTCTTTTCTTTGATTGCCCCTAGCTTTTTAACTCTTTCTTCAAGAGTCTTAATCGACCCCTCAAGTGTACTTATATGATTGATCGTTTCCCCTACTTCGTCCAACTCGTTAAACTTAGGTAAACGATCCCGCTCAGATACTAAATCTTCATGCTTTACTTTAATGCGTTGATTAAGGTTCTTAGTTTCGTTCCTAGAGAGACTTGACGCTTTCTCTAGGGCTTCTATTGTCTTTACATCAGATAAAGCACTAGAGAGGACACTAGGTGGCATATCAAGCAAGAAGATTTGTTCAAACTGTCGAGCGATCTGAGGCCATACAGTTTTTCCATCGACATCTACCGAAACAATGTTCAAGTCATCAAGTTCATCGGGAGTTTTTGACCCTACTTTATCTAACTTTTGTCCGTTGATCTCATATTTATTAACCCCTTTACCCTTTTCCCAAATTACCGAGTTGCCATCATCAAAGTTGATGGAGACTTTTGATGACTTTTCACCTTGCCTTACATGAGAATATCCCCTTGCATTAGAGAAAGCACCTGCTATGGCTCTTGCACAAGCAGACTTACCTGTATTATTAGCCCCTGTAATAACAGTAAGACCTTTAACTTCAAAGTCAGCGTGTTTGATAGATTGGTAGTTTTCTATTTTGACTTGCATGGTGTCTTGTCTCCCATTCCCTTTATATGAATGATACCGAGTTTAGGTTTTTGTAACCCCTTAAATATACCCTTATGTAACTCTTGAAAGGAGACTAAGACATGACAGATCAAAAGGCACAACAACTAAGGGATGCATACAATAAGTTCGTTGACCACCCCGATGGTCATTGGAAAGGTTCTGCCATTGCAGTGGTCAACCAAGCTCAGAGATCAATCGTTCGGGAAGCGATGGACTTTATGGGTTCAATCGTTGACCAAGAGTTAGAACTGAGTGATGGTAATATTGCTCTTTACAGTAAAGGATATTGGGCACATGGATTTTGAGGTATATAAACTAACCGATGCTGAACTTGGGGCAGTAGACTTTTGTAGAGGTCGCTACCTATGGGCTGACATCGTAGCTCAAAACTTAGAGGGTGATACGCTTACCCTAGATAACATGACTCAACATGAGATGAATGAGGCTATTGAGGTAGAGGGCATTCCTCTCTTAGATGATCGCACTGATCTTTTTCGAGGACTTATCTCTCTTGAGCCTGTGTGAACTTTAATAGTTTATTTATAGATTCTCATAGGAGTCTCTTTAACCTTAACTTGAATGGAGAAACCATCATGAGAAGATCAGCTAGTGAAATCATCCGTAACCTTGAGGGTCGTATTGCTCGTCTTGAAAAATCGGCTCGTCCGAATGACATAGGTATACATAAAGTAGTCAACAAATTGGCATATATACATCAATTTTCTTCGGGGTCCATGGTTCTATCTGTGCCTAGTAGAAATGCTGACGAAGTGGTAAGGGCAATCAAGGAGATTGGTGTGGGAGCAGAGAATCCATTTGAGGAAAACGATATCACTTATAAGAAAGATAATAAAGGACACATGGTTACATTCACTGTTTCATCACCCGAATGGTTAAGAACACATGATGTGGTTCTAAGCCTAAAACTAGATGGTTTTTTCCTAGTGTCTCACGATGACTTTAGATGAGGGGATGTCTGAAACTCCAATTCAGAACCAGGAATCTCTTGTTGGTAGAGGTTATCTGATCTAAGAGTCTTAAACCTCCTCTAAATAGTATAAGGGTACATATACCCTATATGAGAGGAGAGAAGATGTCATTAGACACGAAGTATAGACCTAGAACATACAGCGATGTGCTAGGTCAAAAGGCTACCATCCAAACGCTCAAAGGCTTTATTAAGTCAGATGCAGGTTGGAGGCAGTCTTACCTATTCGCTGGCCCTTATGGTTCGGGCAAAACTACACTGGGTCGGATCATGGCTCGTGCTTTATTATGTGAGTCGCCTGTTGAGGGTGTGCCTTGTGATGAATGTCATTCATGTAAAGCTATGCTTGTTGGTAGCCATGACTCATTTATCGAAGTGGATGCGGCTACCAACAGTGGGAAAGCAGATGTAAAGAAGCTACTCGAAGAGCTAGGTTATTCTTCCTTTTCGGGTAATAAGAAGCTCTACCTCTTTGACGAAAGTCACCAGCTAAGTCGGGATGCACTGGATGCTCTCTTAAAACCGATGGAGGAGAATGATCGAGGTAGCTTTGATAAGAAGCTCGTCTGTATCTTCGCCACCACTGAACCAGAGAAGATGAGAAAGACGGTATTAAGTCGGTGTGCTCCTGCTTTTATCATTCGTCATGTGGATTCAGAAGAAATCGCTGATCGTTTACAAAAGGTTTGTGAGTGTGAGGGATTCGAGTATGAGCGTGAAGCATTGGTCTTAATAGCTGACTTTACAGAGGGGCATATTCGAGATGCTTTAAAAGCGATTGAGGGTGTTGCTTCCTCAAATGAAGGCAAGGTGGGTCTACTAGGTGTAAGGTCTTATCTTCATGTGGATCGCAATGATGTAATCTGTCAGCTATTATTGAGTGATAACTCTAAGTCCTTAAGCCTAGTAGATGAGTTATTACAGTCTACCCCTGTGGGTATTGCTTATGACAGGTTGCAATCAGCGTGTATGTTTGCGATTTCTCTTGGGATGAAAGCGGGCGTACCTCCACCATATTGGAACAGACCTCTTTTACAAGAGATATGGGATAGGTATGGTATGCCTTTGTTAAGCCTCGCAGACAGTTTAGCGAGTCGCCCGATCAGACCAACAGGAGGTATGTTTAAGTGCGATTTATTGAAATGGAAGATTGGGGGTATCCAAACCATACAAGTGACTCAAACTTTAGTAGAGAAAAAATCCCTTGTTTCAGAGCCTCAAGTGAATAATACACGATTAAAGAGCCAACTTTCGTTGTCTGAGTTTAGTAAGATGGTAAAAAGAATGGTATCTATCTAAAACCATTCTTTTTACTGTGAGTTGTATATGAGAGAAACTTCGTGGGTTGTCCTTGAGCTTTCAACTAAAGGCGAAGATGAAGCCCTCAAAGGGTCGCTCAAAGATCGAATTGTTTCAAATACTGCTTTTAATGTTGATGATGTCTACATACCTCTAATGGTTCAGAGGTATCATAAACCTATTTGGTTGATGGAGGGTTATATCTTCATTAAGAGCGGGTATGGAGCTGTAGAGTATTATAGCTTGAAGCAATCTGGTCTTGTAAGAGACATCATCTCACAGCTTGACACTCGTACAGGTCTTATGAGTATGGGAGTTGTTCCTGACTCAGACCTAAAGAAAATGGTAAAACAAGTTGATAACTTGGGTGGGTCTTTCAAACAAGGAGATTGGGTGCGATTAAAGTCAGGTCCTTTCAAGAGCTTTGAGGGTGAGGTAGTGATGACTTGGAGAGATGGTGATGTACGAATGTACGCTGTCCATCTCTCTTTTAGAAGTGTAGAAATCGTACACACTATAGATTGCCTCTCAATAGAAGGAGCTTAAAATGGATCAAAAGCTAATGGAGCAGATTTTTTCTGACGCACATGGACTACAAAACTGTCCGACTCCAAGCTATGTCTCGGATGATCAGGTTGAAAAGATACATTCAATCTTAGAACATATGAGCAAAGTATCTCCAGTAGAAGCCGATATGGTTGAGTTGCATCTATTACATGGATTGAGCCAAGCATATCTCGGAAGGATTTTTGGTTATACACAGCCAAATGTCCATTACAGGGTTAATCGAGGGTTAGATAGATTGAGAGTCTATGCACAAATTACAATCTATGAGGAAGCTGAACTCAGAAGATTACTGTCTGGGTTCTTTATAGACAATAAAGACATCGAAGTTTTAGTTCTTTTATACACCTACTCTAGCCAAAGCTATGTGGCTCGTCTGTTAGGCGACACACAAGGAAAGATCAGATACAGATATTTGAAGTGTTTAAAAGCGATGGAACAATCACCAAAATTAGATGAAGTGTATAATACCTTTAAAATCATCAGCGAAAATATCACTCTTCTTAGAGTTTTACCCGAAGATGTTGATCGGAAGAGGGTGATCTTATGACCGATAAGATCTTACCTAAAGACATCGTAAAAAGATGGGTCGCAGAAGTGATGACTCAAAAGTACGACATCACGATACACCCTCAAGAGTATCCTTTTGGAGAAAAGTTCATACGCAATCTACAACGAGAGGATTGGGATGTGAGTATAATTGAAGACCATAAAATTGTGATCACTTCTAATGACCCGATCAAGCTGGCACACTTAACAATCAAACTTAGGAATCAAGGATTCCTGATAGAGGATTGATTTGTAGTTTATCTATTACTGTTAATACTTGTAGATTTAAACTCAAAGGAGAACACAATGGCTGTAAGAAGAAATCGCATTGTAAAACCGTATAGAGGTAAACTCTATGACATGGTGGTCAAGAACTTTGCTTATGTACCTGTTCTTAATGCAAAAGGACAACAAGTAGAAGAGACCGATAAAGACGGTGAACCAATAAAAGGCAAGATCGTCAAGATCAGACGCAAAGAGGTGACTGACTCCTTTGAAATATATTACAATATTTGCCTTGTAGACGAATACTTTAAGATGCTTTACGAAAAGTGTCTTAAAGACAGCATCACCCCATCTCCTGGGGAAATACTTGAGGTTTCAACCCTTAAAAATGATTTCGCTAAGAGTTGGAGGTACTTACTGCAAAAGTACGCTATCAAAGCACCACGAGGTACAAGAGAGCTTGCAACTAAAGTCGAAGCCCGACTCGCTGTGATTGATGGCAACATCAATCAAGGTCTTACTGCTGTACTTTCAGGTACCGACATCAACATGGTCATAGGGCAACTCAAAGGTGCCGCAGGTAGTTCAGACTTCAAAAGAACAATCGCCTTTTATGCAGATTACATCAAACAAGCCTTTAATATGCTTGGTTTTAATGTGGTTACAGAAGTTAAAAGCAATCCTAAGTTTAACATTAGATATGTGCAGTTCTCTGTTGGTGATGAGATCAGCGATTTAATAGCGAACTCAAGTAAGATGGTCGCAGGTGAGATCGAAAAGGCCGCTAAGTTAAAGAAAATCAGAGATGTGAAGCTCAAATCTTCTTTAATTGAAGAAGGTTATCATGTCGAGACTAGACCTACCTATGTTGATGGTGGGGTAGCGTATCTCACAGTTGCCTACGATCAGCAAGCCACTAAGATCCCTAAGCCTCGAAGTAAACCTAAAGAACCTGTTTTCTCTAAAAAAGATAAAGAGGTCATTCTTGCTTTAGAGAGCTTAGTTGAAGAGGAGAGAGTCTACGACATAAGCACTGACCCCAACGATTTTTTCGTTGCCCCTAAGTGTTCAATCGAAAAGGATGAGAGTGGTAAACCTACTCTTTCTTATGAGCCTGGTGAAGAAGAGAAGAATAAAAGCATTATTCGGCAGATAAAAGAAGCTCAGATTCGTTCTAAAGAGTTCTCTGTACCTCGATTTAAAGATGGTTTTGGCAGACTCCCTACTGGTGAGCCAGAAGCGGGGTACGACTCAAGAGGTAGACCAAGATTTAAGTATGTTGTACCTAAATCTCGCCTCAAGTTTTACAACCGAGCAGTTAGACTGTTTGATAAACTCTTACAGTTCAGAGCAATCTGCGACAATAAAGCCGCTCATAGTAAGGAAGTGTTCAACTACCGACAAGCTATGAAACCTCTTATTAAAGGTGTATATAGCACTGATTTCACTGATAATCTTGGCAACACTTACAAACGCTTTAATAACATGGAAGATTTAGCTAAAAAGGTTATTAATAAGCGTAAAAAAGAACAGAAGAAGAGGCTAATTCAGCCTGATATTTCTACCGAGATAATCACAGTCGAAAACTACCCCGATTGGGATGGGAAAAAGATTGTCTATTCAGATCGTAAAGTTAAGATTGCTTGCTTCAAGTACCCATCGGGGAACACATTCAACCCAGTCCACCACAAAGATCTTTTGCAAGAAGCCTTGAACAGAATAAATCTAGGCAGAAATCCCGACCTCGACCCAACTCTCAAAGATAAGGTCTTGACTCCTTCATTTAGAGAGATAAAGGGGTCAGAAGGTCTGTCCAAGACTTTCCAACTTACCACTTTGAAAGATTCTAAGGGTAAAGATAAAGAAATCATCATAGCAGGTCGGTATGCAGGATATGAAATCGACACTATATTGAACATGGAAGGTCGCTTTATCGAAGGTGGCTATGTCAAAAAAGAGAATGGTCGTACTAAGAAAGTTGAAACAGATCGTATCGCTTTTGATAGTAAAGGAAATGTGTCCACTCTTGATAAGGTCAAAAAGGGAGACAAATGGGAGTATAAGCAAAGACTCATTGAACCTTACATCACAGTCAACCCAAAGACTGGTGTTCTTACTCTAGGTATACCAGGTGAAAACGAGAGTAAGGCTGACCGAAACATTATGAAGGATCTTGCTGAGAAAGTGACTAGTATTAGTACACTTAATGACCCAAAACTCCCCGATGGGCATAAAGGTCGTAATCCATTCTTTACTTTTTCTCCCGAAGACTTTGAACTCATTCGTGAGTCTTTAGGTTCTGTAGCTTTAAGTGCTTCTGCTTCTAAGTTCATGGACGAGTATTATGCAAAACTTAGAGCTAAACAGAACGCTCTTACTGTTGAGAACACTGAGCGTTTCACTCCCGAAGCTCTTGGTGGATTCGTTGCAGAGACTCCTCGTGGTCAGTTCAAGTTAAACAACAAACAAAAAGAAGCGGCCGCTTGGCTTGAATCATCTGGTATGCAGGGTGTAGTAGCTCTTGATACTGGTGTTGGAAAGACTCTTACCTCTCTTGTTGCAATCAAAAAAGCAATCAATGAGGAGATGGAGCAAGGTGGAGATGAACGAAGATTTCTTTATGTTTCACCTAAGAGCCTTGTCGGAAACTTGAAGAAAGAGGTTCTTAGGTTCATGGTAGAAGGTGGAGATGACTTTGTTCGTGCAGACGGAGAGGTTGAAAAGACCCCTAATTGGCAAAAACTCGTGCTTGGTCGCATTGATGAAGTGTCTTATGAGGACTTTGTTGTAGACTTTAGGGCCTCTGAGGGCATTGATGATATCCTCTTAGACATGGATAATGGCAAACAGATCATTGCGGATACAAGTCGTCTTGCTCGTGAGAATAAACATCATGGCAAAGAAGCAACCATCACCTATGAAGTTAAGTATAAGAATGGTCGAGAGGTTTCAAGAAAAGAAGTTGATTTTCAAATCGGAAACTTGATTGACCCGACTATTGTTCGCACAGCTTCTAGTAGAAACGAGGTAAGGACTGTCCAAGAACTCGTTTCTTATCCTGCTCTTTCACCCTCTGAAAAGGATGCAAAGAAGAAAGAACTTGCTAAGTCTCGTAGGGTGTATAACAAACTCAAGAAGGAAGCTAAGGTTAAATCCTCTCCTGCTTTGAATAAAAAGTACCAAGAGAGATACTATGCTTGCTTCTTTGATGAGATCAATGAGATCTTTGAAAAAGGACAAGGAGGAAAAGATAAAAACTACGCAGTGTCTTCTCTTGGACATCCTCGTAAAGTTTTCTTAACTGCTTCAGCACTTGATCGTGATCCTGTTGACCTTTATAGGCTCGCTACTCTAGCTAAAGGTAAAGTACCTACTAAAAAGAGTGAGAAAGCCTTTGCAGAGAAATACGGTAAGGTTCTTGCAGGTCGTATGGTTGCCCTTAACCCAGACCCCAAACTAAGAGAACAGTTCTATAATTGGGTCAAAGAGAACTCTTATTTTGCACCTAAGACAGACATTGCTTATGACAAGATGGGTGTTAACTATCAAGAGGTTTCTCTACCACAACTTCAGAAACTTAAGTCTCGTACTCTTACTACTCGTATGCCACAAGCCATACAGGAAAAGTACAAAAAGCAGGCTAAATCCATTTCGGGTGAGCTGAAAGCAATGGTGTCTAAGTATCGTGATCTTAGGCATAAACTTAATGAGTTAAAGGAAAACTCAGGCGACTTATATGATCGGACAAAGAGTAAGCCATACCAAGATCTCACTAAAGCTACAGCTAAAGTGAAAACAGCTTTAGACCGTCTTATTAAGACATCCTCTGAGGGGATGTTTAAGGCAGATGTAGGGTCTAAAATCTTTAGAGACAATAATGAAGAGAAATGCCTCTATTTCAGTTCGAGTAAAAAACTTGCTGAGTCTCTCATTAAAAAGAACAGTAAGATCCGTAGAGATAAGGTCCATGCTCTTCTTTGGGCTAAAGAAATCATCTTCTATCAAAACGGTAAAGTTGTTGCTGGGGTGGAAGAAGAAGACAACATGGGCTTTGAAGCTTTCGATGCGAAGTATATCGACTCAGGTATCTACAGCAAGGTGGCATCTGAAGAGGAAGACACTGAAACCGAGTCTACTTGGGCTATGGACATCTCAGAGAAGTATGTCGCAGAGAACGATAGCCTCGCAACTGCTGTATGTTCTGATAACTACGCTCGTGGTTTTAACTTCCAAACCTTCACTAAAGTCATCCACCTTGATCGTGGTAAAGGGTTTGATTCTGAACTATTAAAGCAAAGAACTGCTCGTGCTTATCGTGGTGGTCAATCTGAACAAGTAGAAGAAATCTACATTGACGCTACCTTTGCACCAGACTCGGAGTCTGAAGGTACTGTCAGCGACAATGCTCGTAGACTCAAAGTGGACCTTAAAAACGCTCTCTCTCTTGAGCGTAGGGAGCTTGAAGAGGGTAAGGCTTATGTTGTCTATATTTGGTTCAAAGACCCTTCAGACGAGTTAGGTGACGAGTGGTTAAAGACAGACGAGTTTGTATTCAATGCCACAGATGAAACTCTTGAAGTCAAGCTCAACCAACTCTTCAACAGCATGGGTTATGTTAAGCCTCTTACTGTTGGGGATGAGGGTTATGTTGAAGAAGGGGCTAACGAACCTGTTAAGCGTTTAGTTCTCCTTGAGGGTACAGACATTAAAGAGAGAGCTACTGTTAAAGATGACTTTGATATGCTATCCATTGATCAGATTAAATCTCTGGTCAATGAAGCAGATCAAGATTTCTTCCAAGACATTATTGTTAATGGTTTGAAATCTGACCTCACTAAGCGACTTGATGCTCGTGTTTCTGATACAGGTATTGCTATTAAAACCCCTGCTATGCTTAGATCTGTTCTTAACCCGACAGAAGAAAATCTATCAAGAGCTGAAAAAGAACTTGAAGAGTATGATGCAAACCCACTCAGCCATATCACTTTCGACCCAAGTCGTTATGATGACGCTGATATATGGTTGGCTAGCAGATTTAACAGAGATGGTACTAGTCTTACTGAGATGCAGAAGCAACGCATAGACCTAATGGGGGGTCCTGCTGTTGCAGACTATATTCTGGGAGACACTCAAGCATCAGCTACGACAGGTACATTAAGACTAACGGAGAACAGATACATCGAGAGTGGTAACATCGATATTTCTTCTACTGTTATTAATAATAACTATGTTATGGCTAAACCTTGTGCTCCTAGAGGTTTTTCTCCGAGGTTCTTATTCGCTGAGATTGCCACTGCGAAACGCATGGGGATAAAAGAAATTAAATGTATGGCCGCAGGCAGTCCTGGAAGTGGAAGATATAGTGGTTATGCTGTATGGCCTAAGTATGGGTTTACATTTTCCATCGATCTTACGGGTCTACTAGGAAATGTACCATTTAGCTCACCTGACCAAGTGTATGTACAAGCTGTAAAACAGATAATGGGTGAATATCCAGGTACTGTTGATCTTCAAAAGCTGTTGGTGATCTGTGCTGACATCGTGACTAACAAAGTCAAAGCAAATGATAAAAGAGCTTATGTAGAAGCGATGCGAGTATGGAAAGAAGCTAAGGCAAATGCTCTCGGTAACCGACCTGTACTCCCTACCAACGAAAAGTGGCAAGTAGGTGATCGTTTCGTGCTTGATAGCGAGTTTGTAAGAAATAGCTATCCACAGTTGTATAACGAACAGGGGGAGGTTACCGATGTAACTTCCAGTCAAATTAAGGTTCGACTTGATAGAGGGACAACTCAGTCAATAAATAAAGACACCGATTGGATCACACAACTTAATCCTCGTCCTGCTGTTGATTTAAGTGCTTCACAGGAAGAGATTGAGGCTTATGACAGAAGATCTGCTGAGTACGAGGCAAACATATCTAAACCACCACCACCTAAATCAAAGCGATCCGTTGAGTACACTGTTGCGGTAGGTGAGAAACTGTGGGGTTTGTACGGTGGTGGTGGGTCGATGACCTTGCATCTTAAAGACGGATCTATTTCCATGAAGATTGCTAACGCTTATCTTAAGAAAAAAGCACTTGAAGCGAACCTCGATGTAAACGATTTCCTTAACACCCCATTGGATCTCTTTAATATAGAAGACCCTTGGTGTTGGGAGCAGGAGATTGACAAAGTTAAAGTTAAAGGTCAGCCTCTTGATTGGAAAAAGGTCATCGCTCAGTACCCAGAAGCGTTTAAGACTGCATGGTATGCAAATAAGGGGCTTCGTGATAGAGTTACTCGTCTTGTAGGTTCTGTTGATGCTTTGGGTGCTTTCATGAAGAAGTATGACTTGATTGACCCTCAAACTGATTACAGAACTCCCCGTCCAGGTCAAAGATCACTACAAAGTAGGTCTGTTGGTCAAGAGCGTTCTGATAACAGTCAGTACAGTGCTGAAAATGTGCATCAGAGAGTTAAACTTGGTTCAGAGTTGACCTCTGAACAGGTGTCAGATCGCAAACTTTGGGAAGACTCTCAAGATCCTTGTTTACTTGCTGTTTGGGAACAGTTAAGACTTGAAAACTACGCAGGGCAAATTGTTGCCGAGTTGATCGAAGGCGAAGAAGATCCCGATCTCATTGAAGCTCAAAGAGCAAGAAAGGATAAATAATATGGAAGATCTAGCTACAATCGAAGAATGGATTGATTACATCAACCAAATCCCCATGATGGAAATGATTAGCCATGCTAAGGTCATCGGATCTGTCTCTTTCGAGGAAAATAGAGGGGATGAAGGGTACGATGACGAGGACATTATGGTCATCTATCAAGCACTCGCTAAAAGGTTCTTAGAACTCGAAATGCGTGTCCCAGATATGATGGACAATGCGTGTGTTAGCTTCAGATCCATTGCAACAGGCATCTTCACTCTGTAATGATTGATAATCTCCTTGAGGTGGTATAAATAATCATTACGATGCAACCACATCAAGGAGATTACCTATGAACGAGTCCGTCTATCAAGCTCTGAAAATGGCTGAAGAGTATCACTCTCGCAAATATGCCTCAAACCAAGAGCAAGCATACCCTACGATTACCGACATCTTGGCAACAGCAAGAGATATCTTTGAGTTCATCACTACTCTAAGTGAGGAGGATCTCAATGAAGAGTTTCCATTGGAGGTCGATGATATAGTGTAGTCTTTTTATTACTACCCCTTACTAATAGAGGGTATTGATAATGAACAAGTCGTACACACAGAAGCAAGGTGAGATTAGGGTTTGCTTAGAAGCAAACTTCAAAGGTTTATCCTACCCTAAGTACATCTTTACTGTCCTGTCTGAGTGTGGCTTCTCATACGATAGAAATCATGACGGTATTGTGTTTGTTCACAATCAAGATACAAATCTAACTATCTTGATTACTTTAGACCGAAGACAAAAGTGGCATCACCTCATAGCGTATAAACACTCTAAATGGACGCTAACCTATGAGGGTGATGTAAAATATCATGTCTTTGGGAATGATGTATTAAAGACAATACGCAGAGCTTATCTGCACTGGTATGGTCTTTAGAACTTATGCTAAATCTAATGACTTCTGATTACTTGTTGAAGTCAGTGCGAACACTACGAGGAATTAAAAGTACTTTGCGAAGAAGCAACTCAAGCTGACGAACTTCACCCCTACCTTCTCCTTCTACACAAAACAGCTCAAGCTCTGTTAGCCCATTAGAAGCAGTGAAACCAATGAAGTGCTTATAGTCATACTTTATCTCCCAATCGCCCTCTTCTGCAATTAAGATTTTATTAGACCAACTTTCGATGTAACTAGTGATGTCCTTAAAGTCTCCTCGCTTACGAACATAATAATCACCCTCTGAACCTTCGTGGATGTGACCCTCAAGCTCAAAAACAAGAGAGGAAGATTGTTTCTCAAGACGAGCGATTCTTAGCTCAAGTTCATTAATTATTTCTGATGCTGATCTTTTCATGGTTACTTTAACCGTTCTGCTTCTAGGTTGTGATATTGAATAGCCTCTTCAAGAGCGTAAGCGACCCTAGACATTGAACCACTACTCGTTCTGAGCTTAGATTGTGAACCTCTACCCTCTAAGATTGGCTCTAAAATGTCAGATAACTTATTATAACCCACCGCTAAAACATAAGTAATGATAGAGAAAATAACAGTAACACTCGCATATAAAAGCACACCACTCAGCAGGGGAGTCACTACAAAATAAATTTGTTGCAGTATCGCCACCAAAACTAATATCGCAGGAACTCCCTGAGTAAACTTTCTCAAAGCAACTTCAGAAGGGGACTGATCTCTAGCTAGTTTAAGTTCGGCAGTCGAAACTAGCATATCTAAAGCCAACCCAATACGACCTTTCAAAGTCCTCTCCGTTTTCATGATATGATCTTCTAAGATTTGATACTCAGGATCATAATCGTAAATATACACTAGTTGCTTTGCAAGAGTGCTCGCCCCCTTCATGCTTCTAGTATTAGATACCTTTTTGAGTAAAGCAATAATCTCTCTCATGTAAGGTATCTTATCAAATAACTTTACGAGATTTCTCTTAACTGAATCTAGGGAGTCACCCAAAAAAGCTTCTCTTTCAAGATGGGCGATTCTTATCTCAAGTTCATTAATGATTTCTGATGCTCTTCTTCTCATTCTTTGTCTCCATTTTGGTTAAGGTTAAACAGGTCACTTATGACCAATTATAAATAAACTATCTATAAAGATCTCATTTGAGTTCCTTTCAAAGTTAGAGAGAACACGACATTTGCTAGGTATAAATAAACACATCAAAGGAGGTAGCTCACATGAGAATAATCGTAGAGGGTCTTATCGGTGTCGGTAAGTCCACATTCACAAAAGAAGCCAGTAAACACTTTAACCTTACTCCCATGTATGAATCGGTAGGAGATAATCCGTTCCTTGAAAAGTTCTATTCTGACGATCCAAGCCGATGGGCTTATACGCTTCAAATGCACTTTCTCTATGACAGGTTCTCAAAACATCTACCAGAAAATACCTTGCTTGATCGTTCAATCTTCGGAGACTCCTGCTTTGCCAACCTCTTAAGAGATGATGGAGTCCTTACCGAAGATGAACACAGCTCGTACATGAAGCACTTTGAAATGCTTAAGCCTTATATCCCCCCTGTTGATATTTGTATCCACCTCCATGTTAGCGTAGAGCAAGCTATGGATAGGATTTCTAAACGAGGCAGAGAATTTGAGTCGGGTATTGAGGAGTCTTATCTGCACAAGTTACAGGTTCAAGTCATGCAGATTCCAGATAGACTCCCTAAAGAGACTAAATACATCAAGCTCGATTGGTACGACATGGATGAGGGTCAGAGGCTAGATGTCATAAGAGGATTGCTTTAATCCTCAACCGTCAGTTGTTGCACTAAGTTTGGTAGGTAGTCCTCTGCCCTCTCAGTGGTGTAGTTAAAGCTCTTGGACTCTTGGGACGGATTAGGGTCGATGATATACATCGGTTTCCTCATCTGCCTACCTGCTTGAACCACCATATTAGTGATCCCTACAGAGAAGCTAGTGCCGATAAAGACCACCATATCTGCTTCCTCTATAGCTTCCATAGCGTCATCTAAGCGATAGTCCTCATGAGAACCATAAAACTCATCGAACCACAGTGCGTGTGCTCTTAAAGGGATCTCGCATTTAGGACAACAAGGTAAGTCATTCGGGTCTTTGGTCTGCCCAAACTTTTGATAGTCCTCCCAAACCTCGCTCATCGGGATTGAACCTCTCGGTGAACCATGATCACACCCATGATTGGGACAACGCACTGCGTTGGTTGTGCCATGTATCTCGATGACATTTTGTGAACCCGCCTTGTTATGAAGGTGATCCACATTCTGTGTGATGATGTCAAAGGTCTTGCCCTCAGACTCACACCACTCCCCAATCTCCGCTAGGGCTTTATGAGCGTCATTCGGTTCAAGTTCAAAGACACCTTTGAACTTTTCTAAATACCATTCCCATGCCTTCGCTGGGTTCTTATTGAAGTAGCGTTGTGTGCCTTTCTCAAGGACATCATTAGCCCACACAGCATCCTCTCCTGTTCTCCATGCTTGGATTCCCGATGCTGTGCTGATCCCTGCACCTGTGACAACAAGGATGTTGTCCGCTGATTTGATTGCGTTTAGCATGATAGTGTCATTTCCTTTACTGTGTAGCCCTTCTTGAGCTTTTGTGGTGCTTTTTTCTCGAAGTAAGCCCGATCTTTATTGATAGCTTGCCCCCAGTCGCCAATGCGACCATAACGGACGACCACATCTCCATTTGGGCGACCTGTGGCTTCCCAAAACTTGTAGTGACCATCCTTATGCTCCAGTCGGATTCTGAAGGTTGGGGATAGGTTGCATTGTGTTATAGCGTCAATAGCCATGTGTTCTCCTTTAGTGAGTGATTCGTAGTGTGAGTGCATCGAGCTTTGCGTTCTGCTCGGCTCGATATGACTCCATGAAAGTAACAAGCAGAGTGGGGTCGCTGAACAGCTTGCGAAGGTGTGACTCTGCGTCCTTCGTGTAGGTGAACTCACCCACAGGGATTTGTTGTGACCACGCTCCTCGGGCTCCGAGAAAGAGGTTTGCGGTACACCCAAAGATAGTCTGATGGATGACACCAAGCTCGGTGTCAGTGTCAGATCCTTTGGCGTAGAAGAACTTACAGCCGTTCTCAAAGTTATCGAAGGTGAGGGTGGTCTTGGTCTTGGTAGCCATGTCGTTCTCCGTTCGGGGAGTGTTGGTTGGTGAGGATTGTCCCCCTTACATTATGATATAAATAAGGGGTTACGATTCTAACTTTCCTTTACTTTGCAGGTGTTTATGGTTTTTGTGCGTGTAGCGTAACCCCTTGTTTATACCCTTACATGAGGATCGAACCTCGCCACCAACTCTTAATGGAGAACCACATGGTCAGCACACTATCTGCTTTTTTCATCACTATCATCGCCTCAGCTATCCACAGTGCGTGGGAAATGGCTGTCGCTTCCTTGTCTAAGGCTGAGGTTAAGTCAGCCTGTAAAAACAAGGTCTTCGGATCTTGTGCGTTGAGCAAGGTGATGAATGATAAAGAGTCTTTTATTAGCACCAATACCATCTGTAATAACATCGCCAACATCATGGGTAGTGGTGTTGTCGGTACGAACGCAGGTATGTGGCTTGGTAGCGAGTATGTTGGTTTGGTGATGGGTATCCTCACTTTCACTATCATCATCTGCTCAGAGATCATCCCTAAAGCGTATGGTACGAATAACCCTCTCTTTGTGGGTCGTGTCTTCGCTCCTATGATGGTTTTACTGTCATGGGTACTCACACCTATCAACTGGGTCATAGGAAAGCTCACAGCTCGTTTTAAGGGTGCAGAGCCTTCTGCTATCGTAGAGAAGATCTACGAGGGTACTTATAACCTTTCACTCACGACTGTTGAGCAGGTTGGTACTCCACGAGTCAACATGACCACTGTCCGAGCAGATGAGCGACTAGAGGACATCAAGCCCTCTCTCTTTGAGAGTCAGCACTCACGACTTGTCGTACTTGGTAAGAGCCGAGATGATGTAAAGGGTATCATGCTTCTCAAAGACGCTTTCCAAGCTCTTGCTAAGGACGAGAACCCTACTGTCGAAGAGCTTACAAGACCTGTCCTCAAGGTTGAATCGAACATCTCTTGTGAAGAGATGTTCAAACAGTTCACCACGAACAAGTCTCACCTCGCTGTCATGGTAGATGACTTTGGAGGAACAGATGGTGTCGTGAGTCTTGAGGACATCATGGAACTGATGACCCAAACCGAGATCACCGATGAAACAGACGAGCAAGTCTGTATGCGTGAGGTAGGGTAATCATATAATGAAGTTTATAATCACAATTTTCCTGTGGGTGCTAATCACACTCCCTTTAACCCTCTTACTTTACTCAATCTTTTAAGGAGACATTATGTCATTCCCTCTAACAAAAGAATCTATCAATAAAATCTCTGACTATGGAACAGCGAAAGCGTTCATATCGGCTTTTTCTACACCGAGCCTAATCACAACACCTTCTGGAATGAGTAACTTTGACTTTATCAAAGTATGGTTTACTTTCTTAGAAAATGCCCCAAAGTCTACTGGTTGGAGAGACATGAAAGAACTGTTTATGAAAATATACAACCACAAAGAACTGTTTATGGAAATATACAACCACAATGCAGATGCTATCGAGGAGGCACTTGGAAATGAATAAGCAACAAATCGCAGAGAGCCTATGTCGTATCAAGGCACTAAAAGACGCTCTCGATGCAGAGATCAAATCCTTGCGTCAGCATATCCCTGTAGGAGAAAAGATCGAGACACCTCTTGGTGATGTTCACCATGTGGATTCATCTCGCACATCATATGATGAAGCAGGTCTACTAGCCGAGCTTAACCGACAGGGCATCGACCCCACAACTATCGGTGAGGTTGTGGTCAAGGTAGACCGTAAAAAGTTCGCCAAAGCTATCACCAAAGGAGCAATCCCCTCAAACCTTATTGAGGACTACTCTGAGACTAAGCCTGTACCACAGCTTAAAATCAAGCCTAAGCTAGACGCTCAAAACTTAGGGCGGGATACTCAGAGCCGTGTTGCTTCTTTAACAGGAGGGGCGAACTATGACGAGAGGGTTCTCGAAAAAAACCTTCAAAGATAGTCCTTATAGGGCTGTAGGGTGTGTTGTGGATTAAAAAATTGGGTAAAAGCTCAACCTGTGTTTACAATTTAAATTAATGACCTTGAAAGGAGCTTGGTATGCTTGATATAGATGCCTTCATCATTGAACGCCTCAAGAAACAGCAAAGACAAAGAGAACTTGAGGATGAGAGTCGTAGGATTTGGTTGCCCATACCTCAACCAGAGCTAAAACCAAAAGAAGAGCAAAGAGAACCCAAGAGGGTCATTGAAATACAACTTTAGGAGTGATTGAGTGAAGCAACTAATTTTAGTCCGTGGTCTAAGTGGTTCGGGGAAAACAACACTGGCAGAGACAATATGTGGCGAAATTGAAGACCGATTCAAAGTGTCTGCTGACGAATTCTTTGTAGACGATAGTGGTGTTTACACATTCAACCATGAAGCACTTAAAGAAGCTCATGGTTGGTGTCAAAAAAAGTGTCTTGAAGCGATGGAAGACGGTTTTCAAGTCATCGTTGTCCATAACACATTAACTCGTAAATGGGAGTGTGATCCTTACATGGAAATGGCTACAAAGAATGACTACTTGGTACAGGTTATTAACCTGTACGATGGTGGTCTTTCTGATCGTCAACTGTATGAAAGAGGAACACATAATGTCCCCACTCATGTGATCCAAAGCCAACGCTTTAGGTGGGAAAATGATGTGTTTCGTGAAAAGCGTCAGAATAATTATAATCAACCTCATTACGAGAAGGGCAGGAATAATCAGCGTGGTTCTTTCCGTAGAAAAGACTCACGCTGGTAGGCAAATGTAACCCCTAATTTATATAATAATATAAGATTAGATGAAACTAAAAACTAAAAACAAGGGGGGACATTATGAATGACTTTCGGGTAGGGCATCAACTGTTAGTAGGAAAAACAACGCTGAAGAGCTTGGAGGTCATAGATGTGATCGAGAGGAATAAAGTCTTCAGCGTTGTTGACGAAGAAAAAAATATAAAAAATGTTCATGTTGATGACGCTTCTCTTTTCTCTTACTTTTCCAACAATATAACTCAACCTGAGACCCAAGACACAGAGGGTCGATTTACAGTCGAAGGTGATAAGGACAATAGTCATTATCCAAAATGGGATTGTGGTCAAAAGGTTGAGTTTGAGGTCGAGTTAAAAGGTGCTTCTCTAAAAGTTTTGGGGTACATAACTCGCAACTTTTGGTCTGGCTACTACCTTTTATCAGAGGTAGGTGTTTCAGTACCTAACAGGTATTGGAAAGTCGCCCACTCTAAGTGTACTAAAATTGGTTAATACCACTCATCACTCTTTAACATCTCTTCCACTTCTTCGGGAGACATTTCGGAGTTGATTATTCCATGTATAGTCATGGAAATAACGATTAAAATAAGTAAGGCTAACATATACTGTCCTTATAGTTTTTAATGGCACGATAGCAGTTTGAACGATTTTCGTATCCAAGCATTTTAGATATCTTCTTATAGGTATAACCCAGTTGTCGAAGATTGTAGGCTACTTGCCCTTTGTGGTGGGATTTGTTCGTAGATATTCCATTCATTTCAGAATATCTACGAATGTAATTTGTGACTGTCGATGGACAGACACCAAAGTATCGAGCGATGTCTCTTATGCTCATTGTGTTGTAGTATAAGTTAAAAGCCAGTTTATAGTCAGGTTTGAGTCTTGGGTAGATTAAACTATTAGCGTAAGCATATCTCTTGATGTAGTGTCGTATTGTGCTTTGCTTAACCCCAAAGTGTTCTTCAAGCTGAGGGTAGCTTATGCCTTGTATGTACATCTGATATGCTTCATAAGCCCAAGATTTCATTTTTTGATTACCTCAATACCTAACATCTTCCCATTTAGCTGAGACTGCATCTTCTGTAAAAATTGAATGTCCTCATCACTAAGCGTATCCTTTTGTCTCGAAAGATCGCTATGTGAGACTACACAAACACCCTCTCTAATACAGAGGTCTGTTGCTCTAGTGAGTACTTCAATCCAGACAAGAGTAGTCGTAAACTCCCCGCAATCTTTTTCTATGATGAAGTGAATATGAGGACAGCCTAATCGGGATTTTATCTCTAAAGCCCTATTGAGATCAGACACTAGATGCAAGATCATTACCCAAATAAAGTATCCCACCAACACGCACAATCCCACTTCTTTTGTGTGATGTGGTGGTGTCCGATTACGCCAGTAAAGTTTCTTGTAAGATAACCCTTATCCACCACCCCATGATAGAAATCTCCATCATAAGACTGACCTTCAGACCCACAAGGGAACTGATATGGAATGTCCAAAGCAGTACAGAGACTCTTAACTGCTTCCCGAACAGCTATAGCTACATTCGGATCTAAGGAGATAATACGCTTATCTCCACGACCAGTGTCATTGGTTGTCTCTTGTACATCATACCCTTTCTTTACATAGTGGTTCTTCCACTTCAAAGAAGGTTGCTGACAAATGTCGATACCCACCGAGTAAGAGTTAGCCCATCCTCCATGCCAACTCTTGTGGTTGAGGTCGAGATATTGATAAATGGTAGGATTGCCTTCTGGACTCAACCCAATCCCTGCGTGTGAACTGACTTCTCTATCGGGGCTAGAGAAGATCCTGTGGCAATGATGAGGGTCAAGACCCCCCCAATGCACAACTATGATCGTTGGTTTTCTACCCTTACGAGATGAAAAATGCCCAAATCTGTGGAGATCGAGTCCACCTCTTTGGTCGAAGTTGACGATTTCTACTGTAGGGTCGATGTCCACACCAACCCTACGATCATTTACCGTCCAATATGCTTGACCGTCTTCAATACGATCAAACTTTTTTAACATCGCAGACCATGTTCCTCGACCCATTTTCCCATCGACTCCAGAGCCTGCTCCAAAGTTGTCTTCTTGGAACGCTTCGACAGCAAGTGCGAAATCTGTAGAATCGACAGACTTAGCTAAGTTAGGGTATGCTTCGATTGCCGACTGAGGGATATTATCCAACCAACCGACAGAGACACTTGCTTTCTTATTATATGAGCAAGCATTGGATCTAGTTTGTATAACTATGGAGGACATTGTTCACCTTTCTATTGTGAGTTTCTTTCATGTCGTTATCTTTATTTATACCTACAATAAATGAACTATCATCACTTTTAGTTTTAAGCCATGCGAGTAATGGGGGTACTGTTCTACTCTCTCGCAACAATAAGATATGGAATAATCTATCTGCAAAGTCGATTATCAATGCTTACCACCCAGAACTACACGCTAGAATCATTCAAACTTCATTGTTAGAGTTATGTAAGTCGGGAGATGGGTGTAAACTCGGTGCGTTTATCACTATTTCTCTACTAAGATCTTTTCATCGCCATTACGGTGAAGTCCACCCTAAGATTACGGATCAAGTTAAGAAGGCAGTTAATCTCGCTGTAAATGCCGTACCTAGATACGAATCCAACCAAGATATATTAAAAGAAATCGGACTCCAGAGTGAGCTTGATGGGGAATCCATAGATAAGATCTCCGAAGCTATTTATCTCGCAGGCTCTTTATCTTCTCATGTCTCTCTTGAGAAATGGGAAGGGAATGGTTGTGAAGTTGTTGAAACCGAATCTTTCCATGCTTCACTAAGAGTACACCATGATAATGAAGCATATCTCAATGGCCCAATGTTCGCTTTATTTAGTCGGCCAGTTTTTGAAGTGGATCACATACTAAATGCGATGGAACTCATGGGGTCATTTGAAGGTAGACCACTAGTCATTATAGCCCCTATGGTAGGTGGTAAAGCCCTACAAGCAATCAAGATGAACAACCATAAAGGAACACTTGAAGTATATGCGTGTGATGCACCGAGAGTGATTTGGGGCAAGGGTTGGTTAGATGACTTTGCTTCGTTTACTGGAGCTACTGTTGTTGATCAGAAGTATGAAAAGTTTGTACCTGAGTTCTATGGTTCAGCTATTAACTCCGTCCTTAACTACACAGAAATGATTACAGACCCTTATGATGACCATGTAGATAAAACAGCAGACCGAGTAGATGAACTCCTTAGAGAAGCTGAAAGTTCACCTCACCCTCACACACAAGATCAGTTGAGAAAAAGAGCCAACGCCCTTAATGGTACGCTCGTTCGCTTGAGAGTTGGTGGTCCTACCGAAGCTGAGGCAAGATGGCGTAGAGGATTAGCCGAAAAAGCCTTGATTTCTATGATGGATGCTAAAGTAAATGGGTATGTCAAAGGAGCAATCCCTACCCTCTATAACATAACCACAGGAAACCCATATCTTGATCGAGCATTGAAAGCACCTTTTAAAGTCGTATGTCATAACTTAGGTAAGGCTGAGAATGACTCTAGCGTATGGGATATAAAAGAACTCTATGAGCCTTTCCCTGTTGGTAGATTGATTGAGTTATTAGACAAATCCATATCAATAGCCACAACTTTAGGTTCTGTGGGTTATATAGTCAGGAGCAAAAAATGAAATGGTATTACTTTTCCCGAAGTGAGGATACTTTGACTTTAGTTCCAAGAAATAAAATGGGTGTAAGACCCAATGACGCACAAAAAGGAGATGAGTACACTCCTTGGTATAAGAAGTCTGAACACCATGATGATTCTCATGTTCATGTAAAAGGGATAAATGAACAGGATGCTGAAAGAAGAGCAAAAGAGAGGATCAAAAAATGATTGAAATAAAGATAGGTGATTGCACCCAAAGACTTAAAGACCTAGAAGATAACTCTGTTGATGCTGTTATCTGCGATCCTCCTTATGGACTAAAGTTTATGTCAAAAGGTTGGGATGACATAGGAAACGGAAGTCAGCAAAGGGAATGGCATAGAAAGTGGCTTACAGAAGTTCATCGAATCTTAAAACCAAATGGAGTCCTTAAGGCTTTCAGTGGTTCAAGGACTTTCCATCACTTAATAGCGATGATGGAAGAAATAGGTTTCTCAGATTTGAGTGTTGAAGCCTGGAGTTACGGAAGTGGATTCCCGAAATCTCATAATGTGAGTAAATCCATAGATAAACACTTAGGTGTAGTGCGAGAGGAGGTGGGTGTTGTTAAAGGAATGGGCAAACAGAACCCTGAGTGGAATGGTACTGCACAGGGTAGATCTGAAAACTATTTCAAGCCAGAGTATATTCTGACAGCCCCTACATCCCAACTTGCAAAGCAGTATGAGGGATGGGGTACGGCTCTTAAACCCGCATGGGAAAGTATATGTATTGGGGTTAAAAAATGATCATCACTATCTTGAGGAAACCCCTTGAGGGTACAGTAGCTGAGAATACTCTGAAACATGGTTGTGGGGCTTTGAATATTGATGCCACTCGCATTGGGAGTTTAGTCCAAGACACCTCTAAAAATGGACGCTCCCATGAAAGACAAAAAAGCACAGTCTTTCAATCTAACTTTAAAGAAGAATTTGAAGGGAAGACCACCACAGGAAGATGGCCAGCTAACTTTATTCTGACCCATAAAGAAGATTGTGAGTTAAGAGGAACTAAAAAAGTTAAAGGGCATAAAGGCTATCCAAATGGTCCAGGTGGTATTTGGTCTAAAGAGTACCAAGACAAACACCAAAAAGATCGTAGCCTTACAGATGTGAAAACTGTCAAAGACAATGAAGCGTGGGTGGGTCATGCAGATAAAGATGGGAAAGAAACTATATCTGATTGGGCTTGTGTAGAGGGTTGCCCTGTTCAAGAGTTAGACGAACTTTCTCTTGCTAATGGTATGCACAGTGCAGGGTACTCAAAGTCACACAACACTAAACGAATTGAGGGAATGGTGAACTTTGGTGGTGGTGATCTTTTGACCAATGGGGGTCGTTATGGAGATAGTGGAGGAGCTTCTAGGTTTTTTAAACAATTTAAGAAAGAGAATGACCAATGAAAGACATGATTGAATACTTTAAGACAATGATCACACCTCCAGTAGAAGATGCCTGTATTATTGTTGCACACCCACAAGAAATAGATTTCACAAAATATCTAAAAGTGGAGAAACAAGGAGCAGGTTCAGGGGCAATTATTGATATGAAAGAACCTCTTGCTCATGGAGTGATCTTACTGTCAGAACCTACGGATGAACAAAGTAAAGAAATATTTAAAATCTTAAAACCTGGTGGTCATGTGATCCTCATCCCCGAAGACATTGGATATAAGGGAGTTATTTCCCTTGAAGATACAGGGTTTGAAGTAAGAGATGCGATCTTTGTAGGAGATGGGGAGAGCGATTTCTATTACTGCTCGAAAGCAAGTAGGTCTGAAAGAGAAGAGGGGCTACCTCCAAAAGACGAAGGTAGATCCAACACACACCCTACTGTCAAGCCTATAGAAATCATGGGGTGGTGTGCTAGAGATATAAAACCTAACTCTAAAGTAGTAGACCCATTCTTAGGGTCTGGAACTACTGGGATTGCGATGTCTCGTTTAGGGCATGACTTTGTAGGGATTGAATTACAGAAAGAATATGCAAAGATCTGTGAGGCTCGGATTAGACATTGGATGCCTATTGGGACTGAGATAGAGTCTGAAGCTCAAGTAGGTAAAGCAGAACCTAAAAAGGGTGAGCAAGTATCTATATTTGACATCTTTGATTCATAGTTTATTTATTGTGCCTCATTTTTATTTGAGAAAGGAGAGCGTTAATGCTCGCGGAATACATTTGGATAGATGGTGGAAACCCAACAGCTAGAGTTAGATCTAAGACCAAGTACATACACGACACGACACCAACCACCGTTGAGAGATTGCCTCTGTGGAACTTTGATGGTTCATCTACAATGCAAGCGATCGGCAAATCCTCGGACTGTGTATTAAGACCAGTACGAATTGTCAATGACCCCATTAGAGGAGGGGACAATATCTTAGTTCTTTGTGAGGTAGAGACTGTTGATGGCGATAAGCACCCCTCTAATACAAGGTCTAAACTTGTTAAATCTCTTGAGTCTTTTAAAGGTCAAGGAGAATGGGTTGCTTTTGAACAAGAGTATACTCTGTATAAAGGATCAAGACCTCTAGGATTCCCAAGTGAAAGAAGATTCCCAGCAGACCAAGGCCCATATTATTGTGGTGTTGGTGCAGATGAAGTATCTGGTAGACCTCTTGTAGAAAAGCACTTAGATATTTGTCTGCAAGCAGGATTGCCTATTACGGGTATTAATGCAGAAGTCATGCCTGGTCAATGGGAATACCAACTTGGCGGGCCGAACATAGACGCTTTAACAGCGAGTGATCATCTATGGATTTCTAGGTGGCTCTTGTATCGCATTGGTGAGGACTTTGACATCACAGCAACTCTTGACCCTAAGCCTGTCGCTGGAGATTGGAATGGGGCGGGTATGCACACCAACTTCTCAACCAAAACCATGAGACAAGAAGGTGGCATCGAGGAGATCAACCAAGCTGTTGAAAAGATGTCTCACAGGATTCAAGAACACCTTGATCGCTATGGGGCAGGTTATGAGATCAGACTAACAGGTCACCACGAGACTTGTCGTTATGATGAGTTCAAGTGGGGTGTTTCAGATCGTACAGCTTCTGTTCGTATCCCTGTCGAAACGGATAAAAATGGTTGTGGCTATTTTGAAGACCGAAGACCTAACGCTAACGCAGATCCTTATCTTGTATGTGAAGCATTGATAAGAACGATCTCTGAAACTTGGGAGTAAACCATGAAAGTTCGTGTGGAATGGGATTTCTCTCAAACAGAGCTAGAAGATACAGAATACGACAAAGCAGTTGAGCAAGCAGGGCTTCCCCATATCGTCCTTATACCCATAGATGTGGCTTATGAGGATGAAGGTGGGATCTCCGATTGGATCAGTGACAAGTTTGGGTTTACAATCTATGAGTGGTGGGAAGTGTAACCCCTTATTTATGTCATAGTGTAAGGGGCTGAAAACCAACCCCTCAAACTCCCCAAAGGAGAACGCCAAGATGAACCACCTAACCCTCCTCAACACAGTGAGCTACGCAACCGAAGCTCACAAAAATCAGCAACGCAAGAGTGGCGGAGCCTACATCTGCCACCCAATCAGAATGTCGGCCGCACTTGCAAGTGCAGGGGTCAACGACCTACTTCCGCTCCAAATCGCCCTCCTCCACGACACCATCGAGGACACTACGGTGACCTACAACGACCTCCTCACAGAGTTTGGACAGGAGGTCGCAGACGGAGTGGTCGAACTGAGTGATGACAAAGCACTCGACAAAGCCACACGCAAGGCTCTCACCATCACCCACGCCCCACACCTCAGCCGAGCATCCGCTCTAGTGAAGATCGCAGACAACTGCGACAACTGTAACGGGATCATGGGCGACCACCCTCCCAAAGGGTGGAATCAAGAGAGGATCACAGCCTACGGAGAGTGGGCAAGGAAGGTAGCAGAGGGAGCTTACAAAGCTCTTAAGAGCGAGGGGGACAGAGAGATCGCCCGAAACCTCGCACGAGGAAGCAAACTCCCAACCAACCTCGGCTAAAGAGGAGGGGAGAGAAGGTCAAAGCGATAAAACGCAGACTTGACCCCCACCTCTAAGACCCCACCACTACGCACCAACAACTGAGAGAAGTTGTTGGGATCATTTACTACATCATAAGTAGCCAACCCACAGATGTAGAATTCGTACCTTGACTCTCTTATCACGATAATCTGAGGTGTGTTTGAGGAGCTAGGTGTAGGCTTTCTTAACAGTGGGAAATCTCCCATGTTTACTGTCTTGACTCCCACCTCATATCCCGCTGACCTCAAGTCGGGAACATAGTAGTCATTAGAGTTCCCTACAGAAAAGTCAACGAACAACTTACCTATGTGTTGTTCCACAGCACACTCACCACCCCAACCAGTCAGGTATCTTTTAGCCAACGACTTTGGGTCTTTAAAGTATTGACCCCCCTCTTGTCTTTTCTTCTCGATCACTTTCTTAACGAACGACCTTATTTGAGCCTCTTTATCGGTGCTTAGAGAGACTTTTGGGTATGAGTCTAGGTGTTGCCCTACAAAGTGATTGAAGGACGGTTCTATACCCTCTAAGATCTTTGACCTCAATCTTCTTTCACCTTGCAGTTGAGCAGGTATTCTCGCACATAATGTTGAATAGCCCTCACCCAAGACTTAGGTGTCTCTATCTTGTAGTTTGCCCTCATGTATTCATCAACACCTTTAGCTGTCGTAGGCAAACTAAGATCAATAAAACTTGAGTTCATGTGAGGCATCTCTAAAACAAATCGCCTCAAGTTTTGATATTCAAGCCTCAGCATATCCAAACGGTATTCCTCACTTGAAGCACAGGAAAAGTGTGTCGGACACTTTATCATCCCTCCTTTTTTGAGAAAAATGTATCCGTCACCTTTACATTTACAGTCTAACATACTGTTCGTGATTTTCATTACTGTCTTTCGTTTCACAAGAAACCTCCTTTTAATAGTTTCTTTATACAACCACTACTTAAAAAGAGAGGAGATTGTTATGGGAAACTTCTGGGTGAGACCCGATGGGCAGAACACTCTAAAGGGTGTAGAAGATGACCCTACCAATAAACCTGTACTACCTGCGTATCTGATTTTAGAGTTCTTGTCGAACGATAATCAGAAAGCGAGAGATGACTTTTTGAAACTACTTCCAGGAATGGGTGAAGAAGAACAGTATAGGCTACAAGAAATCTATGCTTTCAGCACTAAGCCAAAAGACTATCCTCAGATTATTGAGGACAAGTTTCAAAAGGCTATGACTCCTAGAGTCAACATGGGGAACAATCATCTCCCTAAAACAGTAAACACATCATCTAACCAACGCACTAAACTTAGAGTGAACCAATAGCTACGACCTCTTTTAAAGAGACCGCAATGGAGAATAAAAATGAGAAGACTAGCTTCGGAAATACTTAAAGATTTAGAACTAAGGGTAGCTCACCTTGAAAGTGGCTTTCAAGGTGAGTTGAGGAAATCTATTGAGGTTGTCATCGAAAATACTCCCTCAAATATAAGAATTGATCGAGTAGAGTTTCCCAGAACACAGGAAGAGTTTTTAGAGATAGAGGCAAATAATGTGCCCGTTATTTTTTACAACTGCCCACTTGGAACAAACATGGTCAACCGATTGGAACTGTTCAAGTCTGATTTTAATCCTATGGTAGAGTCTAGGCTTGCAGATAGGAATAAGAAAGACATTGGTGGTTTGCTAGAGATTAGTCTCCAAGACCTCTTAAGATCAAACTTTGAGAGGGGTTCTCGATATGTAGGGAAGCACCGTCTGAATACGAGGGCTTTGAAAAAACTGCTAGGGGTTAATCTTTATGGTAAGGGTCAGATTTTAGAGGGTATGGGAATAAACTCTGCAAATATGTGGTGTGGACCTAAAGGGTGCGTCACCCCCCTCCACCTTGATACAATCAACAACTTAGCATGGAATGTGTACGGGCAAAAGACATGGTTCTTGGTAAGTCCAGAGGATATGTACCACAAGGCTTACTTAGAATCATTCAAAGAGCCTTATGAAGAGGACTATAAGGGTGATTGGACTAGGAACGATAATGGTCGATCTCCTACCTTTTCAAAGATGACAGAGAACCCATTAAAGAGCTTTAATCATTTCCCTATGTCTAGGGGTATAAAGTTCCATAAGGTCGTGTTCAGAGAAAATGAAATGCTGTATCTTCCCGCTTATTGGGGACACTATGTTAATACTGACTCCGACTCTTTAATGATTAACCATTGGTACGATGAGGTGCCTATAATCCTTAGCTCAACAAGAGTGAAAGGCAATTTGTAGTTCGTTTATCGCTTCTCCATAGATGATCTACACAATGGAGAATAAAAAATGGCTACAGAGAAATCACAAGACCCAACACAGCTTGATAAACTACCACTTAAGAGCAAGAAGTTCCTTGCTTATCTGATCGCAGACATCGGGTGGAAAATCCTTATGTTCTATGTGATTTGGGAGTATCAAACTAAGATTGAGCATTATGCGTTTATGGTTCTCGTCACTATGATCGTAACAAGCGGTTTTATACAGATCGGGTATATCTTAGGTCAAGCCGCTCTTGATAAGTACACTACAGTGGCTGTCTCGGCTCTTGAGAGAGATGGGGATAAACCTACCCCACCTAAACCAAAGGCTAAAGAAGAACCCGACCCTAATAGCACAGACCCTAACGAGTTCATGTAATAGTTTATTTATGAGTGATCTTAAGTGATCTCATTAACCTTAACAAAATGGAGAAAACCATGAGAAGATCAGCAACCGAAGTTATTAAAAACCTTGAGCGTAGAATCGCAAGGCTCGAAGGAAATATAAACACTCGAAAGACCGCAAGGGGAGATGTCGCTATCGAGACCGCTTCCGAGCGAGACATACAGAAGGCTTGGCCTAGAGTCACCTATAAAGGCAAAAGCATCCACGCAGACTACAGCAAATGGACTAACTCGGTCGAGAGTTCAGAACTTAGCGAGTATACTGATATTGGTTTGACGGATGATCTGGGTAATTCTCTGGAAGTTGCAGAAGGTGGACAAGAGGTTTATCTTGGATACAACCAAGAAAAAGATTTCTTTGTGATGGGCTTTGATATGAGTTTCTATTCACAAGTAACAGAAGATGAGTGGGATGCTCATGCTGATGCCATGTCCAAATATGAGGACGCAAAGTTTGAAGCGGAGGAATGGAATGAGGATGAGCCTGAGCCTTGGGACTTTGAAGGATATAATGAGGACTTTGAGAATGTCGAAGATCCTCGTCATAATGGTCACAGAGGTTGGGCGGCAGTACTTTTTAGGGTTGAGAATGGTCGGATTAAGACAGAAGACCCTAAGTTCGGTACTAGTCTTTTTTATGAGATGGATGTACACAAGGGACTTAAGCGTAAGTTTAATCTCGTTGACCTTCGATTGGGATAAACCTACCCTCAAACTCTAATAATGTTAGTTATACTCGTTATTAAGTCATCTATTAAAGGTTAAATGACTTACTCCTATATGAGTGAACCTCATATCTAGGAGTAAGAACATGAGTGCTAAATCCTTTGAAGAAGCCGTAAGAACAACTCAACCTGTCATTTATGTAGGAGTTGAGCGTCAAGAGGCTAAGGGCTTCAATAAAGTAGTCCTCATACAAGAGAATAAAGAAGGGCTACAGACAACCGAACACCACATGACAGGTGATGTCTCTGTTCAAATGGTGAATGGTGTCTTAAAGGTTTATGTGAAAAGCTAAAGCAGATCTGCCGCTATGTCAGATGTGTGTAAACTCAGATGTGTTCCTCAAGCATTGCAGGGAGACTCCAGATCTCGTCAGAGATTTTGCCTAACTTACGATCACGAAAGCAGAGTCTTTCCAACTTACTTGCGTCTGCGTGATCCATATCCTCAAGATCAGTTGTGTACACCCGATAAGAGACCTCAGAGACACCCTCATCATCACAGATGCTAAGATCATTATCGTCACAGATCTGTTTGACCCTAGACTCAAACTCATTTTGTAGTTCATCCGCTTCCATAAAATAACGGTGTATGAGAGCATGACTCTCTTCCTCTGACCAAACATCATAAATCCACTCATCAGCATCGAAGTGTCTGTAAGCGTTGCGACTGAGACCAGCCTTCTTACCAGAGGATTTCGTCTTCTTTTCAAGTCTTGCAATTCTCATTTCAAGGTTATTAATGATTTCTGTTGCTGATTTTCTCATAAAGGTACTCCATAGGTTTGAGGTTAATAAGATCACTTAATAACGAGAATAGATAAACTACAAAAGATCTGCGGCAATGTCAGATAGCGTAGATCTCTCTGACTTATGTAAACTCACACACGCAAATAAAGGTTGACCCAACATACGCTCAATCACATACACAAGACCATTAGATTGCTTTGTGAGGTAAGGGTGATCAATCTGATAGGGATCACCTAAGAGAACTACTTTAGTTCCCTCAGCCGCTCTTGTGATGATTGATTTGATTTCATGCTTGGTGAGATTCTGAGCTTCGTCAATAATCATAAAGGCTTGTTTAAGTGAGCGACCCCTAATGGAGTGGATTGGTTGGATCTCTATCTGATTCTTTTCAAGGAAACCTTCTTTAGTACCCATCTCTGCACCCATCGGACCAGCGTCCCACATTGGGTTGATCTGATCTAGGTTGTCAAAAAAGCTCTGCATCCAAGGCTCTAGTTTCTCGGAGAGAGAACCAGGCAAGAACCCGATGCCTTGACCGACATCAACTACAGGTTTAGAGAGTAGGATACGCTGATATGTATGAGCTTGCTCAAGAGCGGCAGCTAATGCAAGGAAGGTTTTGCCAGTACCTGCTTTACCTAAGAGACACACCAACTCAATGTCGGGATCTAAAAGAGCATCAAGAGAGGCTCTTTGTTCAAGATTTCTAGGTTTGGCTTTTTCGGTACGCACTTTGTCTACATTAAAGAGAGATCCCTCTTTGTGTTGGAAAAGATGTTTTTTCTCACCTGGTGCAACAAACCAAACATACTGATTTTCATGGAAATCTTCATCAAACTCATGTGGAAGTCTTACAGCACCTTGCCAATATGACTTAACCAATTGATTCATAAACTTTACATCAGGTACAAAACCTTTTAACCCTATACCAGAGAGGGTGTCCAGACTTGTGTCCGAAGTGTAGTCAGAAGAATTAACCCCCACAGATTCACATATGATGCGTAGGTTGATATCTCTTGAAACGAGAGTCAGATCGTATTCGTCTTTGAGGTGAATAGCAGTTTGTAGAATAAGTAAATCTACATACCTAATCTGATTAGCTCGGTCTAAAGAACTTATGCTGAGTCCTCCTTCGTGTGATACAACTTTAACCTTATCTTCTGTTTGAAGTTTAAGGATAAGATTAGAGGCTTGACGAGCGAGATGTGCTACATGAGATTTCTCTCGTTTGGGTGTGTCTTTGAGAACATCAAGCTCCATGATTACATAGATTGGGATGAGGACTTCGGTATCATCTTCAAAAGAGGTCATAGAGGTAGGATCGTGTATTAACACACTAGTATCTAGCAAAACAGCCTTTGTCATGTGGACTCCATTCTGAGGGTAATTCTCCTCACCCTATAAGCGAAAGGTATCTAAAGAATATGAAGCAGAAACATATCGAAATCCGAAAACAACAATGCTCTCTAATCGCCTCTGCAAGCACCTGTTGTCGGAGAAAAGTAGGTTCTGTGATCGTAGACCCACATTCTAATGTTGTTGTTAGTGAAGGATATAATGGACCACCAAGAGGAAGTAGTGGTGCCTTATGTGGTGGGTCTGACTGTTTGCGTGATCGGTACAAAGTCAAAAGTGGAACTCAAAATGATGTTGGATGCCATCATGCAGAAATCAACGCAATCTTAAATGCCACTCGAAATGGTATGTCTACTATGGGTAAGTGGCTCTTCACCTCATGCGATCCATGTCTTATGTGTGCAAAGGCAATTCATCATGCAGGGATTATAAAGGTATATGCTCCTTTACAAACAGAGGTTCATCAAGAGGGGTTGATGTATTTTAAAAATAATCATGTAGAGACAGAGAGTCTTTAATAGTTTGTTTATGATACTCGATATGTAGTGTCAGCTTTTCATTCAAAGGAGATCCTACATGGACAAAACACAAAGAGAACAACTACTCAAACTCGCTCAGAAAGATCCATCTTTCAAAGCGAAGCTCGTCAACATTCTTAAAACAGAGAAAATCGCTACTGCACTCAACACTGAAGATGCGGCTGCTTTTGCGGCTTGGGCTAAAATGTCAAACCCACAAGGTATGAGTGTAAATGAAGTCATTTCATACCTTACTAGAGCAGGTGTTAAAGTACGCCCTCAAGGTGAGTCAAGAGCACCAAATAAAAAAGGGCCTCTTGAGGTAGGTGAACTTGTAAAAGTTGATCCTTCAAAGTGCATCCACCCCGACAATAAGCGTAATTGTGGTGTGCTTGAGCATACACCAGATAATGAGCAGTATTGTTATGTCGTTGCTCGAATGGAACCAGCAGACCTTCGTGAACTTTGCACTTACCAAATCTCACCAATCGACACTAAGACTGGAAAAGTTGGAAGTAAGAAATTCGAGTTCAAAGCAGTTATGCCAGCAAGAGGTATTGCGGGTCTTACCAAGAAACTTGAAAAATCCGAAGCTAAAGGAGATACCACAGCAGTTGATCGTGTGCTTGGTGAGATGCGTGAAAAAGCTCTTGCACCCCATAATGGACATGGACTTTATCGTGCTTCTTTCAAGGATCTCGCTCACTACAAAAAAGTCATCAGCCAACCAAAAGTAGGTGACTTTGTGATGGTATATGAGCGTGGTGGTAAACTCCCTGTGCCTTCTATTCGTAAACAATACGCAGAGAAATCAAATGTTGATCGTACACGCCAAACTCTCCTTAGTGGAGAATTTGATGATCTTGTAGAAGGTGGTCTTTCAGACTACGCTAAGATTTACTATGAGGGTCAAATGAAAGGTGCTGGATACAGTCAAAAGGAGGAGTTCTACTTCCTTATGGACACTGTATCTCAAGGATTCACTAATGCTAATCCGACTGTAGGTACTGTGTACTACATCGCTAAAGCGTCCGATATGCCTTCTGAGAGGGAATGGAAAGATGATCTTCGTGCCCGTCTTAAAGCAGTCGTTGAGGAACACCTCAAAGGAAGCCTCTAAGACTAGCTAGTTTTTAATAATCTATTTATACTCTCTCTTTGTATGATTATTAGAAAGAGAGAGTATTATGACAAAGGCGAACCCTAGAGCAGTAGCTGAACGCTATCTGCTTATAAAGCAAGCTCGTAGGATCACTGCCAGATCAAAGACAGCAGGTAGGGTTAAAACTGCTGGTGAAGTTCGCTTCATTAAAGATCATGGTGATGATTCAAATGCGTGGGCTTGGGGACAACACCCACCTAGCCAACGCATTATGGACTCAAACCATATCTTCAATAAAAAGAGCACGAAGAACATAGCTAAAGTTCTTCGATCTACTTTATCTTCTCTTGGTCATGCGATGAGTGCATACACTACATTCGCTAAGATCAAGTCGAGGGATATTAGCCCCGATGGTAATCTTGGTGGTCGTGGGTATATCATGGAGATTAAAGCGATTCGTAGACAATATATGAATGTTGTAGAAGCTCTCTCTGCTATGTCTGATACACTCTATGATGAGATTACTGCTGACCATTGGAAAGTAGAACAGAGTAAAATGCTCAATCAAGTTATGGAAGAGGTTGAGGATATTAAAGATGACCCAGAAGCATGGGCTGTCGAAGTAGAAGAAGCACCAAAAGACCCAAAAAATGAGGAACTAACTAGAGACTTTAGTTCGCCTCGACCTCGAAAGGATACCTAAAATGAGTAAGAATAAAAGTCATATGCCTAATGGTGGATACACCCTTACTCATGGGTCGAACTATATGATGGATGGATTCCACTTCGACACTGAATATGGTGGAGGACCCCAAGAAAAAGCTCGGCTACCCGAAGCAAAAGGGTTAGCTGATCTTCCAAGTGGAATGATCCCACTTGACAGTTCTGGTGTCTCGATGATTCCCGATGGAGTAGAACATCAAGCAGATCTTAATATGGACGAGATCACTCGTGAAGCAACTCAAGATGTGTCTTTAGTAGATCACTCATGGCTCGCTTCACAGCCAGAACCCGACCTAAGTGGTATGAACGAGATGGAACAGGTTTATAAAGACCTCGCTGACGGACACATGAATAATGAATCTAATAATCAGCTCAAAGTACTTGAAAAGTCATGGGGTCAAACAAGCACTACAGGTCTTGACATTATCCCCAATGAGAATAGACGACACGCTCCATATAGGAATACCTATAGTGATGAGCAATCTAATTTACCTGGTGATGACTATCGTGAAGAGATGGAGCGTAACATCCGTAAGCTCGCTTATGGACACCCTATGAATGTCGTACTCTCTGAGGTAGATGAGTCTCAAGTCCTAGAGGTTAAAATCAAGCTCGCTTCTGAGTACGGTCTACATGGTCGTGTTTATGTTAAAGAAGAACACTTTCCTGGTCTTTTCAATGGTCGGTGGGACGAAGTTATCAACAAGCGTTGTGCTACTGCAATGTATATCATCCCTAAAAACAAAGACTGTGCCTTTGATCGCTTCTTAGGTATGCAAGTCGTTAATGAGATCCCTTGGAAAAAAGCCTCTAAGAATCTACTCCCTAAGTTAGAATCTTATGGCGTTCGTCTTGCATCAGGGTCTGCTAAAACTCGTTTAAAGAAAGCCTTTATTGACCTCCTTGAAGGTAGGGTCGCTCGACAAGACAAATCAGCGACATGGTTTCCGACACAGATCGACCAATCTAGCCTTATCTCTCTTGACCATGCTCGAAGAGAACTAGAGGACGCTAGAGAGGAAAACATCTTCGTTGCTTCATATGAAGATGTTGAGCAATCAAAAATAGATAAAAAACTCAATAGGATCGCAAGTCAACTCGTCAATCAAGGATTTCTTGAGGGTGAGCAGGTAACAGCAGTTGTGGAGTCTAATAGGACAAGCTCAAAGAAGATCGAAAGACTTTATGAGTTAGCGAGTATACCTGTGGACTCTAGCTCTTATGATGGTCAAGGCATAGGTGCTAAAACTCATACCCCACATAAAAGCAAGATCGAAGAGAACTTTAAGACTCGCTCTCAACTGAACCTCGAACAACGACACGCTTCTGCTAAAGATAAAATTGGTCGTATCGTTAAAGCAAGAATGATTACAGCCCAAGAAGCATCTTCGATTTCCTCAAGACAAGAAACACCAGAAGATAAAGTTAAAGCAGTATTCAATCATATCGCTAAAAACATCAAAAACCTAGCTTCTACTTATGAAGGTCAAGGTACTGATGTGAAACTATTGCTCCCTACTAGAAGTGACATTCAGAGCGACTTTAAGACTCGCTCAGAGATCACTATGGAGCAAAGGTTTGCTAGAGCGAAAGATAAGATTGCTCGCATAGTTAAAGCTGGTCTTATTTCAGCTCAAGAGGCGAACACAGTGATCGCCAAACATAAGACACCTGAAGATAAGGTTCGTGCTGTCTTTAATAGTATCGCACACAAGGTAGATGATTACTCTGATTATGAAGGTCATGGTAAGAACGCTTCGTACCATAATATGCGTAAACATCGGACAAACGCAGATGTGTATATACCTCAAAAAGGCGTTCGTGAACTCGCTCATAGACAAAAGATGGCTATGGAGCAGTTGTCGAACCTCGTAACCTCTGGATTGATCACTGTTGAAAAAATACAAGAAGTATCTAAAGGCAAAACACCAGAAGATAAGGTCGCCTCTGTACTAAGGTATATCGCAAAACCTATCGAATCGAAAGATTATGATGGTGTGGTTTCTACGGCACATATCATAACTGCTAGAAACAAACTACCAACCGAGAATGTGAAAGCAACTTCGGTATCTGAGGGCAGGAAGATCGCTTCTAAAGTGGATGTTTACATCTCAAACGGTCTTATCTCAAAAGAAGATGCTAGTCATGCCTTTACCCTTAAAGGTTCTGAAAAGTTCAAAGAGCTTTATCGCCTTGTCGTTAAAGGTGCTTCAGCTAAGAAGTCTGACTTCAAAGGTCAAAAGTTTGAAGCTCACATTGCGAAAAGAGCTTCTGCACCAACCAAGACTGCACATGAAGCACAGTCAGATAAAGTAGCAACATGGCTTCGTCAAAAAATCAGCGAGGGTTCAGCAGGAGAAGAGTTAGATGCCTTACTCCCAGCTCGCTTCTCACAGGACATCTTGAAATCTCATTCTGATCGTATTGCCTCTGTTAGATCTAAACATGAAGGTCTATCGGGTCATGCTTATGTCGATGCTACTGCCTACATGACAAAAGGAACAGACGGATGTGATAAAGGGGCGTTAGTTCATAGGGCTAACCAAATCCCTACTCTTCTCAAGACCTCAAAATGTGGTTCGTGTGTATTCAACACAGATGGGACTTGTCAGAAATATAACAAGCTTATCATCGCTTCAGCAGATGAAATCGTTGAAAGTCCTCAGTCTTATCAACAGGAGATGATAAGACTGGCTAATGCAAGTGATAGTGAGCAAACAGCATCACTATTTGTTAATAACTATGACGCTAATGAGTTTAACTTAACTGCAAGTGATGAGGTGTCTATTGACGATGCCCCTTCAAATGAACAGTTAGGAGATGTTCTCTTTGGTGGCTTTGAATTATAAGGAGATAAGATATGCTTTCCTCTTACAGTCGTAGGGTCGTTGCTTCCCCTCAGTTCAAAATGCTCGTTGCTCATTTAAAGAAGTCCTCTGACCCATCAAAAGGAGAAGCAGGAAATCCCGAACCAATTCGTCAAGTTTTTGAAACACAAGTGATCACCACTAATATGGGTACTGCTGTACTTGGTAATATAGACGCAAGCACTAACCAAGTACGCATTAAGGTAGAGACAACTGACTTCGGTAATGAGAATCTCGGCAACGCTCCACCCTTTTATGATCAAGACATTATTCAAGTTCAAACATCTGGATATATTGATGTTGATCGGATCAATGCCCTTAAAGCAGGAACTCACTTTGGTCGAGGTGAAGGCGAGAGTGCAGGTAACATCAATGATGTAGCCTCTGATCTCGCTCTCGTTTTAAATGACTCGGTGACCGATATTACTGCGAGTGTAGACCCCCAAAATCTTAACCATGTTCTTGTGCGTAGTAATGAAGTTTCATCCGCTTTATTTATCAAAGTATATAGCTTCTCTTACTTACTCTTAGCAGGCACACCTCCTTTTATTATTGAAGATATGGATGGCAACACCCTTTATGACCCGACAGCTACAGAAGGTGGTGCAGGTGTTCTTTTAGTGCGACCGAATGGTATATTACCTATGAATGAGTCCTAATAAGTTAAGGAGGTTTATATGTCAATCCCCATACCAGCGGGTGCTACAAGAGTTCAAGTAGAAGATGAGTATGGTAAACTAATTTGGCGAAAGCCCTCCGAAATCCTAGACACCGACACAATACGCATTAACTTTAAGACAGGCGAACCTTACGCTATGTTTGGTAAGCCAGGTCAACCAAGTTCTAATAGTGCAAATGTCAAACAAACACCTGTAAATACACCTTATATACATCCATCAAACCCACAGGCAAACATCAATCAACTACAGCAACGCAAACAAGCGAAACTAAATAGCGATGCTGTATTTGATCAGACAAAGAAAAATGCCGATTCCTCTGAGGTATTGACTAATGTATTAGTTGGTTTAGCAGAAGAGTCTGCCTCACTTGCTTTTGAAAGAGAAGAAGCAGAGCGTAGGGGTGAATCCACATCTCAGATTTCTCTAAGGAGAGTAAATGCCTTAAAAGCTGTGGGTGACACTTGGATCAAGAAAAAAGAGATAATGTCGTCTAAATCCTTAGACTTAGAGTCTAAAGCTTTTAGGCAAGTTTTTGGACACATCGCTGAAACATTCCGTAAAGCGTGTGATGAAGCAGGGGTAAGACCCGAACTAGCAGAGAGTGTTTTTGCTACCTTCGGAAAGATGGTAGATGACCCAGATTGGATGCAAGACGCTAAAAAGGCTATGGAGCGTGAGAAATAATGAGTTTATCTTCGGTTGCGATCTCTGCAAGTGCTAGGGCAGGTAAGAAATCAGAAAAAGACGCAGACATCATAGAATTTGTGGAAGCATCTTGGGGATTAAAGATGACTTTGTTTCCCGTACAAAGGGTAATCCTTAAAGCACATTATGGTCTTGAGCTTGATGATGAAAAGACATTTGAAATATCTGATTGGACTAGGACCAAAATAGAGACACATACCGAGAAATCATATCTTCGTAAGATATATGAAGATGGTCGTTGCAATATAGGTGAGGTAATACCTGGGAAACAACGAAGAGAAATGATCCTCTCTATTGGTCGTAGGTCTGGTAAATGTGTGACAGGTGAGACACTCATACCCACAAATAAAGGATTGGTTCGGATTGACTCTTTAGGTGATCCCAACGGGGATGAAATACAACCACTACAAGTTAATGTCGCACAAGAGTGTGGGACAACCTCTAGGTCGGCTTATTTTTATAACGGAGGTGTTAAACCTACTAAATACCTAGAGACATTCTGTGGGTACAGGATCGAGGGTACAGGAAATCATCGCATTAAAGTGATGACTCCCGAATGTAAGATCGAATGGAAGTATCTTGAAGAGATTGAAAATGGTGATGTGGCTTGCATCAATAGATCCAGTCAGCTTTGGTCTAATGACTATGTGGATGTAAGTCAGCACCACACTGAAAAAGATCAACCTAAATATCTTGATGAAACTTGGGGAGAGTTATTAGGATTATTAGCAGGTGACGGTCACTGGACAAATGAGAAAGCAGTTGGTATAACAGTAGGTGAGAAAGCCTTTGAGCCTTACCTTATGTCTTTATTTCGTAACCTCTTTGGGAAAGTCTCTTATCACCCAGATAAGCGTAAGGTTGATGTCGGTCAAGTGTTAGCCTACGGGAAAGACCTAAGAAAGTTCCTCGATAACTTAGGTTGGGTAATCGACTGCACGACTAGAACTAAAAGTGTTCCACATACAGTCCTTAAATCCCCTATGTCTGTAGTATGTGCTTTCCTTAGAGGACTCTTTGAAACAGATGGTTCGGCTTATGACTCTGCCATTACTCTTTCTACTGCTTCTTATCAACTCGCACATGAAGTACAACTTTTATTACTAAATGTCGGAATCGTATCCAATCTCTCTAAAAGCAACCGAGAAGATAGAACAGAACATCGAATAAGAGTCAAAGGATCAAAGTCTAAGAGACTTTTCGCTAGACACATAGGGTTCATATCAGAAAGAAAGAAAAAGTGCCTTGAAGGGGTATTATCAACAGTCTCTTATAGGGGAGGTAATGAAGGAGTACCATTCTTTTACGAGTATGTTGAACGACTAAAGAAGTTCCACCCCTATCTCAAACATGACTTAAGTCCTACAACTAAATACACACCCTATTGGAAGATCAAGAAGGTCGCAGACCATTCGGGTTTAAATCAGACCACAAAGTCTCAACTATATAACCTCATCGACCGCGATTACTTTTTCGACCCTATCATCAAAGTAGAACAGCGTGAAGCTCATGTCTTTGATCTGAATGTGCCTAATGGATCAATGTTTATCGGCAATGGGTTCACTAACCATAATACTACGATTTCAGCCTGTATCGCCGCTTATGAAACCTACAAGTTGATCAAAAAAGAAAACCCACAAAAGTTTTATGGACTACCCGCAAGTAATAATATCCAAATCATCTCGGTCGCCACAGATAAAGACCAAGCAGGTTTGCTTTACCAAGAAGTATCAGGTCATTATCGCTCCTGTGCTTTTTTTGGCCCCTACACTGCAAATAATACTCTCTCCTATGCCAGATTCCAAACACCAGCAGATGTAGAGAAGTATGGTAGATACATTGAGAACCAAGACGCTAAAGCTACTCTTAAAATCACCTTTAGATCTTGTGTCGCTAAAGGTCTTCGTGGTGCAGGTAATATATGCGTCATTCTTGATGAGGTTGCTCACTTTACTGAAACGGGTCAATCGGGAGCAGAGGAAGTATATAACGCTGTTGTACCATCGACATCTGCTTATTCAGCTAAAGACCCAGAGAACCCAACGATCCCTATTGGTGAAGTAGAGGGTCGTATCATTCTTATCTCTTCACCTTTGGGTAAACAAGGTCTGTTCTATAACCTCTTTATGATTGGTATGGGTGGTGGTCGGGCAGGAGATAATATCCTCGCTGTCCAAGCACCTACTTGGGAAGTAAATCCCACTGTACCTGCACAAGAGTTCGAGAAGCATTACCTCAAGAATGCGGCAGTCTTCTTCACAGAGTATGGTGGGGAGTTCACAGACAGAACAAGAGGGTGGATTACTGACGAGCGTGATCTATTATCTTGTATTGACCCTCAGTTAAAACCACAAATGGGAGCACCAGCTAGAAAACCGCACTTTATGGGAATCGACTTGGGTCTTGTAGGTGACGGAACCGCAATTGCTATTGGACATCTCGAAGGTGAAGAAATCGTTGTAGATCTCGTAGCTCAAATTAAAGCAGGAGAGGGTATCTATCACGATAAAGAACGATTGGAGTTTGATGATGTCGCGGATTGGGTACTAGAGTTTACAAAGAAGTTTTATATTCAAGAGGGAATGTTTGACCAATGGGCAGGGATTCCTTTCCAACAGGCACTTGAAAAGCGAGGTCTAAAAAACCTCAAATCTACTAATATGACTAAACAGATCACCTCACAAATGTATCAGAACTTTAAGGACATGATGTGGGATCAAAAGGTCAAACTCTACAATCGACCTAACTATGAAACAGAAGGACATGAACCGTATATCCAAGAACTCTTAGAGCTTCAACAAACGGTGCATGGTAAACACCTCATAACTGTCGAAGCTCCACAAACTAAAGGTAAACATGACGATATGTCGGACGCAATTGTACGCATGGCATGGCTCGCCTCTAATAACATCGGCAAAGGGCGATACTTCGCTTCAGGGTCTAAAGGAAGTAGACAATTCAGACACCCTATGGCAGGTGGTAAAACCTTTGCTACAGGTGGAAGGTATACAGGTCGAAGTGGGTCTGACGCTAAAAGGGTTGCACCTAAATCACCTCGCTATAGCCTAAGAGACTCTATCAATGGTCGCTTTGGGAAAAAGTGATTACAACGATTAGTAGTTTTCTTGAGCCTCTTTACCCGCTTTGTACTCATAAAGCAGTTCACTTCGATCAGTCAAACCGACTTTCCATGTGTATTCTAAGTTATTTAAAGAAACACCATTCATGCCCATGTAGTAAACGATTTCTATGATAGCTCCGTCCAAGTCTTTGATCATAGACTCTTGGTTGAGGTATCTTGAAAGTATCTCGATGTTAAGGATGAAATTTTCTTTATCTTCTTCCGAACCCTTTACCATTCTTTCCTTAGCAAAGTTTAAAAGTTGTTTGGTGTATGTATTGCGATGGTCAAGACCCAAGAAATAATCCTCGTGCTTACTCTCCATCATCTCTAAGAAATGTTTAGGGGTGAGTCTTGCAGACTGACGCTCTAAACGAGCAATCCTCATCTCAAGGTTTCTTATTATTTCTGAAGCTGATCTTTTCATAAGAGTTTCCCCACTTTGTTTAATGTAACACTTATTGACTATCATAAATAAACTACAAATCAAATGGGGGGTGCATTTGATGATTGGTGGAAGTCTTAAGACTATTCGTTGCTTCTAATTCTTTTAAAGAAGTTAGGGTTCTTCATAATCAAGCTGGCGATCCCTGCTGACTCAATCTCAATTTGATAAGCCACGAGACCAGTATCTCGTAAACTTCCACTCTCAACCTCGTAGTCAATGCGACAGTTGAATACAAAATAATCACCTCCACCCATCCAAGACAAATCAAAATCACCAGGCACTTTTCCTTTAGCTATAATCTGATCCATCATCTTATCTTTGCAGTAAGAGAAAATGGCTTGTAGATCATTTACACCCTTAACAGACTTTTTGAAGTCATCCTTCTCCATATCATGCTCTACAGATACAACACGAGCATTAAAGGATGAATCATTATCCCAACCTGCCGATTTGTTTTCAAGACGAGCAATACGACCCTCAAGGTTTCTAATCACTTCACTAGCTGATCTTCTCATATCATTTCTCCATTTGGTTTAGGGTTAAAGAGATCACTTATTGACTATCATAAATAAACTACAAACTTTAGGGTTTGTGATGCAGATCTTCTCATAATGGTTCTCCATTTGTTTAAGAATAAAGAGATCTCCTATGGATAACCTATAAATAAACTATCAATAGTTCTGGTTCTCCCAAGTCGCTGTCTTGTATCGCAACCCCCCTAAAAACACAATCAATTCTAGATTCGGGAAAAAGTAGGAGGGGGGGGTATTAACCTTGTGGTCTCCAAGACCTTATCTGTTGGTTTAACTTTGTTATTAGATCTTTGAAAACGCTTATACTTCTTTCTTTTTTACGCTGATGTATAGGGTCTGATGGTTGTCTCCTCTCTAACTCTTCGATCTCCTCATTTACTTTACGCTTAACATTTTTTAGACCCTCTGGAGATGTTTCTATTGGGTGTTCAAATGAACCATAACAAGAAATTGTTTCCCTCCACCCATGTTGTATTCTATAACCATGCTTAAATAACTTACCATCTCTTCTTTTGGCATAAACTCCCCAACACATAGGGCAAGTACCTTTATTTTGTTCCTCTAAAGTCTGTTCGGGTTCGGTTTGCGGAGCGAGTCTTAAAAAGTCTTTTGCGTCTTCAACTGCACCCTCTTTGACTGCAAACTTTGTAATCTTAGTTAGATCAAAGTTCTCTAAATCTAGTTTGTAAGGTGAAATTTTTATCGCCACCTTTTTACCGTTTTTAGAAGTGGTTACTTTTTTGATACCAACAAAAGCGTCCTCTAAATAAAACTTCCACCATTCTTTTCTTTTCTCATAAAACATACTGGTCAAAATAATCGAGATACGACCAAAAGTAGGTTTACTTGGTTTTCTATCTACAAAGTCTACATAGGGGATTGCTTTTTTAATCCTTTCAATCTCTTCTTCGTACTTTTGAAATGCCTCTTCAAATGTAGGGTATTCATCTACCGATACTAGTATAAAATAAATGCTTTGACCTAGCTTCTCAAAATCCTCAAAGGCAGTCTTGTGTTTGAGATTATCATTTGCATCCTGTGCCTCTTTCATTTCAAAGTTAAAGCCTAAAGCTTCAAGCACCTCTTGTAAGATGTTAAAATTACCTTTTTTCGGCATTGGGGTTCTTCTTGAGTGGTTAGCCAAAGCTAACATCATACTTTTAGCTTCATTGCTCAATGAAGATGTAGCTTGTTTTTCAAGACGGGCAACTCTCATCTCAAGCTCTCTGATGACTTCACTTGCTGTTCTTCTCATAGGTCATTCTCCTGTGGGTTAAGAATAAAGAGATCTCCTATGGATAACCTATAAATAAACTATCAATAGTTCTGGTTCTCCCAAGTCGCTGTACGACCACGCTTCTCCAACGCATCAGATACCGTAGCCTTATCAGAGTCCATAGGGTAAGCACTGTCGGGTGTAACAGGATAAACAGCATCTGCTCTAGCTGTGTAGGTATCTCTCTGTGGCCAGTAACCATAACGAGTCTCAGGCCATGACACAGGAACTCCCTCAATAGGGAATCTATATCGTATGTCACCACTATCCAAATACGCTATGTTGAAATGCTGTTGAAGAACATTACCTCTGTTCGATGGCATATTAACAGCACCACATGAATACCGTTCATTATTAGGTTTAACTATAAAGTCTTTCTGACTCACAATAGGACTAGGGCCGATCCACACCTCGTAGGAATGTTCCTTACGCCTACCACGATCTTCTTGACTAATCCTACGCTCACTGTCATTAGGGCCGACTATGATGTCATAAGGTCCATCATAACCTCCCTTAATACCTGTGCCGAAACAAATCGTACAAAGACTGTCTGGTTGCTTCGCATATTTAAGGGTCTCTTTATTGAAGGAGGTACAATAACAAGGTATCCCTGCTATCCTACGAGTAAATAACTTAACCCGTTCCCCCCCTTGTTCAAGTATCCAGTTATTACGCCTTATCCCTTCTCTCCACATATAATCTACACGCTCAAGCTCTCTATCTGAGAAGGGCTTGCAATGCTCTAAAGGGGTTTCATGTAATACGCTTGTTTTTGGGTCTTCTGCTACTGTCGCTATACGATAGAAATCACGCTTATCTGTACCAAGTCTTAAGCGACTCTCTGGGTCATAAGCAATATAACTTATAGTGACCACCGTATTGTCATCTATCGAAGGAGGTAAGCTATCTTCGGTTAAAGTGATGGCATCGGGTTTGGGTCTACCTGTAAAGAATAAAGTAACCTCACCAAACTCACCAAGCACTCTCGATGTGGGTACGATAACACCGTTAATCATTACCACAACATCTCTTGGTGAATCAGCAGGGTCATTGATGCTATTTTGTCTCGCTATCGGGTACTCCACTTGAAACCGATAAGGATCTTCACCTTGATCCCCTTTAGAAATCCACTTGTCTGCTGGGATGACTTCATCATTAACTGCCCATGTGTCTATTCGATCTCTGTATATTGTTCCACCGATAGGTGTGATGTTCACCCTACGATAAGGGCCACGATCAGAGTTGCCCGATCTGTATATGTTCACACCACGAACAATCCAACCCTCATTTCCATGTAGGATTGATGGGTTATCCCAATGGACATCTATCTCACCCTTAGCGAAAGGGGAGACAGCACTCGTATTTCTTGGTGGTACAGGCCAAGGACTTCTACTGTCGTACCAACCATGTTGTGCCATAATAATCTCCCATGTAAGCGATATTTACTTATAGGGAGATTATAAATGACTTATTATTCTCTCACTTCAATTAATCATCGCCCTCAAAAGTGATCTCTACCTTTTCTTCTCCACCCTCGTCCTCCGCATCTTGTTTGGGGTCTATCCATTGTTTGACGACACCTTTGAGTTTCACTTGCTCTTCAGTCGTAGTTTTAATAACTTTCTCTCCATGAAAAAGAGAAAGTTTGTCAATGACTGCGGATTGAAGCTCAAATATTTGTTCTCTTAAAAGTTGCATCTGTATTTGTGCATCTCTCAACCTAGCGATTAATGCTTCCCTATCCCCATTAGCAGACGCAAGTTTATCTTTGAGTTCTTCTACTTCGGAAGGGTCTCTACCACTAGCGATGGCTAACATAGATGAGATACTGCCTGTGAGCATACCTATGATCCCAATAAGTATATCTCTGTTTTTCTCTACTATTTCATGCTTCGCTAAGAACCATATCAAACCTATGATCAAGAGCATGAAGACTACAGAAGCCCACCAACCTCTTTTCGCCTTTTCAGATTGAGTGAACTGTTTATTTGTTTGTTTTTTAGACATCGTAAAACCCTAGAACAGATTCTTAAAGAACTCTGAAATGAAAGAAATGAATGCGTCATACTTGGGCATATGGTAAGGAAGTCCGATCAGAGATCTTGCAACAGGTCTTGTAGATAGTTGAAAAATAATATGAAGCCAGAACAAACACGCTATAAACCCAGCCCTCCAAAAGACATAGAGAACCCAGTCTTTCAAGACTCTATCTCTTGCTCTTTTCTTAATGTATTTAGGCCCACCTAGTCTTTTTACTTTCTCAGATCCTAGAGGAGGCTGTAGCGATTCAATGGTTTCACCAACCGCATATATTTCTTGTGGTTCTTTCACCCCTTTAAATTTATACATACCTACACAAGCAAATCGGGTGCTTTTTGGTGTGTGCATATTCGTTCTGTTTCGAGTGGCTAACATTGCCTCCTTTGTGAGGAGAACTTGACCTTTTTGACAAAGAGACATTGTTCTAGCGGCAATGTTTTTTGAGAGTCCTTCAAGTTCGACTCTCTTAGCTCCAGCTCCAACATAGACATCATCTTGTTCTACTTCAATGATTTTACCCCAGTGTATACCGATACGAGTATTGATCTTTATTTTTGGTGGGATTGTTTTTTGATAAGCGAGAGCAAAGTTAACTGCATCTACAGGTCGGTCAAAAGACAATAGAAAACCATCAGAACGATCTATCTCTCTGCCTTCATGCCGATAAACAAGATTTCTAGCCATACGATCATGGATTTGAAACCACTGAGCCGCCACCTTAGCTCCCACCCTTTGAACGAAAGCAGTAGACCCTATCAAATCTAAGAGAACGATAGCTAAGTATCGTTCTTTCATAGTAATATCATGATCAAAGGGCATGGGTTTATCTCCAGAGACTTTTTATGTTCTCACAAGGTGTGTTTAATATCTTATCTGCTAATTCATCATTACAAGTAAAAGCAGGGATATATTCAACACACTGATAAATATGGTTTTCTGCCTTTTCACAAAGGGTTCTATCTTCATTTGGAATATCTTCACAAGAAACTAATAATCCAAATATACATAAGAGGTATCGTGTGTTTTTCATAATTAATATCCTATAAAGGCAAACTCTTGCTTTTTAATGACTTCAAGAGGCGAGGAGTCAGTGCGTTTGATAACCCATTGGACAAAGTAAGATCCTGGAATAAATCCCGCAGATAACATTTCCCCTACATAGTATTTGCCTGTCTCTTCTTTTACAGGGTATCTTTTTTCAACACCCACTCGCCACTCACCTCTAACTTCATCTGTACCATAGAACGAATAATAGATTAAGTAAGGATCAAAGCCATTGCCTTGATTGCCGAAGATTTCTACTCTTAAATCATTTGGACCCATTTGGGTTCTTTGTACAAAGATCACTGACATAACTATACTACCTCAATAAAAGTGTCTCTTGAGGAAACAGATATGGTTTGCTCTCCGTAAACAAGAGCGTTGTCAGCGACCATCTCTGCTTTAAACTCGACAAAGATAGTTTGTCCTAAAACACTATCAGGTATGGTGAAGCGATAAACGAAACGGTGAGCTTGATCTGTGGCTACCATAGCGTTTGGCCCATCTAAGATTGTTCGCACATCCTCCACATAGTGAAAAAGGGTTGTCTCTACATTCTGTATGTTGAGTGGTTTGAGATCAAATCCAACCCAAGAAATCTGACAGGGGATTGTATCCCCAATATGTGCGTTAGTGTTATAAATCATGTGATGATCTCCTCTCACATATAAAATAAATTATAAATAGACTATAAATGAGGAGATCATCATATAAGGGATTAAGTCGTCCTACTAACCTCATTCTTAAGGAGTGCGTTTATGGCTAAAGCCAAATCTAAAGCATCTAAATCTTCAAAAGTGAAGTCTGCCCTAAAAGGGGTTGATCTCGCAAGTGTCCTCAACGATGCTGAAAAGGGCATGAAAGACTCGGCTCTTGTAGAGCTTGATCTTGATTCTCTCTCTAATTCTATGCCCCACATCAGTACAGGATCTGTCGCCCTTGACTACCTCATTGGGGGCAAAGAAAATGCTCAAGGTGTTCGTCCTTGTCCTGGTATTCCAAGAGGTCGTATAACAAATGTTTATGGTTTGGCTGGTGCAGGTAAAACCACGATTGCTTTACAGACAGCGGCCTCCGTATGTAATGACGAAGGAGGGACTTGTGTCTATATTGACTGGGAGAATGAGGTTGAACCTAGATACGCTCAAATGCTCGGTGTTCCTGTTACAGATAAGTCTAAGTTCATGCTTCTCCAACCAGAAACTTTGGAGCAAGGGTTCAAACTCATGGTTAAGTTCGCATCGGCAGGTGTAGATCTTATCGTGGTTGACTCTGTAGGTGCAGGCGTTCCCGAAAAGATGTTTGCTAAAGAAGCAGGAGAACAAGCCGCAGTTGGTCTTTTGGCTCGTCAATGGTCGCAATTCCTACCCCTGTTCAAGCGTGTTATCGCAGATGCTAATACAGGCGTTATCGGTATCTCTCAGTTGCGAGAAGCGATTGGTGGTATGGGTGGATTTGGATCTGGACCTCAGAGAAAACCACAAGGTGGTCAAGCGTGGAAGTATTATTCATCTCTACAGATTATGCTTCGTGTGGTCGGCAAAGATCGTGGTAAAGAATGGGATGGTCTACAGAACAAGATGATCGAAACTGTTAAAGGAAATATCGTTCGTGCTACACTCGATAAATGTAAAGTTTCTGACGCTTACAAACACGAGTGTCAGTTTTACCTTATGAATGGGATCGGTGTAGACAATGAGCGTACAGTGTTAGACCTTGCGATTTCTGTTGGAGTCGTTAAGAAGGGTGGTGCTTGGTATACATGGGCTGATCCAACCACAGGTAGTGAACATAAGGGTCAAGGTCTTGATGGCTTCCGAAAGTTGCTTCCCGATAGTTGGCTAGATTCCATGTTCAATCAAGTTCGTGGTTACCTCACCTCTAAGAAAAACGAAGAAGAACCCGAAATGAAGGAAGAGGTATCTAGCAATCTCGGTGAGGATGGTCAAAAAGCTATGGACGAACTTGACGATCTCTTTAAGTAGCCTTAACCGTTCGCTTCGAGTACAGTTAAAAGTCCAGAAGTAGTTTTGACTTTATTGATCTTCATTAGGTATTTCACCTCTAGTACTAAAATTACAGCGAAAACGGATGAAATCCCTACTGAAGCGATAAGTTTAACTAAAGCTCCATTGGCAGGGGGAGGTAGGATTAGCTCTAAGATAATCTCGATACCTTCTCCTGGCAACATAGCCACTAAGTTGCTAAATGAAATTGTACCTAAAAGCCCTGCTACGACAGCTTTAAAATCAAAGTCTGCAAACCAATCCCAGATTTGGAAAAAGAGATAAATCTTGATGGGTGCAGAAAGAGCTTTAAGGGTTCTTGAAGTTCCAAGAACACCATCAAGGAACTCACCTAGTTTGGTTGTACCTTGTTCTATTTTTGCTAGTGCAGACTTTACAGAGTCTGGAACATAACTCTTATACTTGTTTATTAAATCTTCCCATCGGTTCTGTTCTTCTAACACCTCTCCAAGAAGACGAAGCAAAGGTAGCTCTTTTAATATCTTTGTGGATAAACTACTGAGCTTTTTCTTACCCTCTTCAAGAAGGTCACCTAGCTTTTTGTCGATTTGTTTAATCATGGAAAACACATTTGTGGCTGTGACCCCTAACATAGATTTAAACTTTTGCCATGCTTGAGGTGCTTTCTTAAACAAAGTAATCAGTTTCTTCACCTTCTTCACTATCTTCATAAATGCTTTTCTTTGAGTGAAGTCTTGGCGACTGTTCGCAGTTAAGTGTTTAGCAATAACTTGTATTGCTTCAATGGAAAGATCCGAAGAGGTTGCCCTCTTCAAGTTCGGACTTTGATCGTAGGCGACTTGACAAGCAATTCTAACCATATGTTGTTGTACTATTCTATCTAACATTTTTTATCCTTAATGCTCAGTGTCTATTTATTGGGGGGTTATAAAAAGTCTACAAACATATAAGTAGAGGGGTCGTCAACTTTAAGCATTAAGGAGGTACAATATGGGTGAACCGAACACCGAAGTATTGGACGATCCCATGAGAAACATATACTGGTCGCACTTAAAAATGATGAGAGCTTGCCCTCAACAATACCTATGGCATAAAGGGCATCCAGATCACGATCTTGGAGCAGGGAAAGGTAAAAGAAAACCCTTACCCGATGAGTCAAAGGACTCTGAACACCATCAACTTATGGGTACTGTGTTATCCACTGTGGTTGAAGAAGTCTACGATCATGAACTGTATCGAGATCCTAAAACGATACAGACAAAGATTAAGGACATTGTAGACCAAGCGTTTACCAAAGCAGAGCAACGCCATTATGTAATCTGGTCATATATGACTAGAGAAGAAGCGATGGACATCTGCCAAAGAGGTGCTCAGAACTTTCTTGAGATTTTGAAAGAGCATAGATTTCTCGGTCCTTACGCTAAGTCCGAGTTGCGTATGACCCCTGCGATGAACAAATACTTTAATGTCTGTGGTATTGCCGACCTCGTATATAGAGATAAAGAAGGCAAAGTTCATCTTCTTGACGGGAAGAACGCTTCCACTCCGATGAAATATGAGGATGAAGATCAGTTAAGATGGTATGCTCTCTGTTTTAGATTACAGTATGGGAAAGTACCCGACAGGTTAGGGTTCTTTTATTTTAGGTATCCTAGATCAAACCCCCCTGAAAAACACTTTGCAGATAAAGACGCAGAATGGACTGGGTTCGTGGAAGTGAAGATCACCGAAGATGATATAAGAAGATTAGGGAAAGAAGCGATAGAGACTAATCGTGCTATCCATAGAGGTGTCTTTGAGCCTAACCCTATTCCGAAGCATTGTACTTGGTGTAAGTTCGAGAACATTTGTGAACCTAGACAAGCACAGAAGAAGCGTAATGCGGCGAAGCGTGGTATGGGTAAAACAAAAACACCCGACCCAACGGAACAAGGTGGTGGGGTTATCAACCTTGATATGAAATGAATCATATAAAAGAGGTATCACAAACACACCACTCAAAGGAGAGTTCAAATGGATCTTGAACAACTGGTTAATAAAAAAATCGACATTGAAAGACGAAGGGAGCGTTTGCTAGGTAAACTAGAAGTCGCTAAGTCAAGTCTTTTAGAGCTTGATAAGAGGTTAGTCGAAAGGGGTATTAACCCCGACACTCTTGAAGAAGAAATAAATCGCCTTAAAGCTGAAAGGCAAGAGGCAATCACTAAACTTAATGAAGCTCTGTTGGATGCAGAGCAAGTCATCACACGCATTGAAAGTCGAGTAGACGGTATATGAAAATCACAGTATCAGCACAAGATTTAAAGGAAACTCTCTCAATCGCCCAAAACACATTGGGTGCAAACCAAGACATCACCTCACACTTTATCTTCACCATTGAGAATGCTGGAGTGAGCGTTATGGCTTGTTCTCCCCCTCGTCAGTTTTCAAAGATCCCTGTCATCGGTGCTACTGTTCAAGACGGAGGTTCTTTTTCTATTGAGGGGAAGCGTTTAATCTCAGCAACTAATGTTATGACAGGTGTTGTAGAGATTGAGTATAATGAGGAGGATAAAGAAGTTTCGTTAAAAGGTAGTGAGGGAGAAGCAACTACAATCTCGCTCGACCCAGAGTCCTTTCCCCCTTGGGTTGAAAAGTTCGGTCAAGCAACTAAAGTAGGAGAGATTTCTGCTTCCATTCTATATGATACGCTCAATACCAATAGACAGTATGTATCACAAGATGATAGTCGTAGACCAGAGCTTGCTATGATCTTGATTGAAGACGGAAAAGCCATTGCCTGTGATGGATTCATGCTTAATATGTCTCGACATGATGATCTTCAAGGAATGAATGTGAAGGTTCACTATAAGGACATTACACCATTGATGAAGTTCCTCAAGGCGTATGATGGAGGTATGATTGAGGTTCTTAGTGGAGGACAAGCTACCTTCTTTAAGGCTGAGGACAGTGCTTTATTTGCTGTGATGGACTTGCCATATACTTACCCTCCCATCACACAGCAATATGCTGATGCCTTTAACTGGACTCCTCGTAGGGTTTGGATGTTGTCTAAGGAAAACTTTATGAATGGTCTTACCTTCTTATCAGCCTTTGCTGATAAGACTAACTTTAAGGTTTCTTTTAAAGACCCAGAAGATGAGGCTTTATTACCTCCAAGTCTTGAGATGAAGTCGTCTAATAGTAAGACTATTTCGTACAATCTTGAAGTGCCTCTTTTTGAGGACGCTGAGAAGCCACTAGAAGAGATCACAGACCTCTCTCACTTGATGTATGCTACTCGCCTTAAAGAAAAAGGTAAAGGTGATGACATCGCCACTTTCGATTTTAACTATCTTTCGGTCAAAAAAGCAGTGGAAATATATAATGATAACATCGTCTTTGGATGTTCTCAAGAGGGCAATAAAGGTTATATGCTCTTTAAGTCAGACCAAGACTCTGGTGTACAGACTGTTTCTATTATAGGTTGGATGCTTTAATGTGATGAATGATCTTGCTTCTCGATTTTACCGATTAAAAACACTTAAGGAATCATGCGTAAAACGCACAGAGGATCTTGAAAATGAGATCGCTTTCCTTGAGCTTGATAAGGATAAAAAGACAGAAGCAGGAGTCATTCTCGACACTCTCGCTCAAGATGAAGTAGAGCGTGGTGTCTCGACCTATATATCCCTCTTGGAAGAGGGGTTAAAGGCGATATTCCCCGAACAAGAGGTAGGGCTAACAGCCGAGATCTCAAAGGTGCGAGGGAAGGTAGCTGTTAACCTCAAGACTACCTTTAAGGGTCAAGATGGGCTTGAGATAGTAGGGGCTGGTTTAGATGCGTTTGGCGGAGCAGTGACCACTATCCAAAGCCTGTTGTTAAGAATCTCTCTTATCCTTAAAAGAAATCTTAGACCAATACTTATTCTTGATGAGACATTTCCTGCTGTGGATGAAAATCGAGTAGAGATCTTAGTCGAGTTTCTAAAAATCCTGTGTCAACGATTGGATATGGATATATTGTGTATCACACATGACGCAACCATAGCTGATAACTGTGATATAGGATATAAAATATCCCCTAGTAAAAATGGTGCTACCTTAAAGAGAATCAAGTAATGAAAAAACAAGGATCTATAAGACATAAACTCAAGCAAGTTAAACATCGACTGCTTAAGAAAGCCATACGCAACGGTATGTCGAAGAAGCCTTGTAACTGCACTCACTCTGGTCAAGTCAAAGGCAACGCTAACGATCCCCTTTTTTATGTCTGCCTACTAGATGCAGATAAACCTAAAGAGTGGGACGGGGTGATATGTGATCCCTCTGTTCCAAACACCTGTCCTTTTTTTAAATCAGAAAAAACAGAACAAGAAATCAAAGAAGATTTCGAGTTAGGGTTTGATAATCTCATCAATGAAGGAGACATGGGTAATATAGCTAGTAAGTATCCCGATGTAGCCGCACTGTTATGGGTACTTGCAGAGAGCACCGATGAAACTGAGGATGGAAATGATTGAAATAGTAGAACTAAAAGTGAAGGACAAAACACCCTTATTCTTAGAAGTAGATGTACCTCCTAAGTGTATGCCCTTACTCGTAGGTGACCCTAAAGGTGAAACCTTACTTAAATGGGTAGAGAAACCATCTAATAGAGAGTCTGTACTTACATGGGGCATAGAAGCCTCTGTAAAGGAAGTTATAGAAGCTATGCTAGGGATTGCACTAGATCGTAGTGAAAAAGAGCTGTGGGGCATAAAACAAGGCTCATTCACCGATGCTGAACAAAGGTTGAATGAGCTAGGTATAGATGAGGTGATTACCACTGATAATGTGGTTCACCCTAAAGACCCCTCTATGTTGGGAACTGTCATTGTAGCAGGAGGGAAATGCTTCCCCGTCATCCACAATGTGAGTCGAGGAATCTGTGTCTTAGACAAGGATTAGGTTTTAGTACAGACGAATTGTAGTCACCCTCGGAACCTTTTGAACTCTTTAAGGAGTTTATTGAGTTTTCGAGTGAGTAAGTCAACATCTTCAGAAACACTCCCTGTAGATTTGACTTCAAACCCAACGCTCTTGGCAAAGTCCCAGAAACTATCAGGGATCTCACCACTGTCACCTTCGTCCTCAATACTAAGAGTCCATTTACCCGCATAAAAAGATAGGGTGATAAAAATAAATTTAGCGACCTCGTTGTCTACAAGAATCATTGCATAAGAATCGAAAGATTCGATAACATCTACAGTGTTCTCACCAAATACATCTTGAAGTTTTAGGAGGATGGACTCTGCTGAGAAAGGGGTTGGGATCATTTCAGCGGGTATGATGCCACTGATCTGTCCCTTAAACTCAACTTCATCCGAGTCTGCATTCGCTTCGGTTATGTTCCAGCTCACATTTTGAAAAAGCTCTCCAAGTTCATTTTGAAGTTTAATAGCTATTTCTCTAGGTGAGTCACTCTCATCAAACGAAAAGTTATCCATCAGATCGGTTATACTCGCTGACTTCTCAAGTCGTGCGATACGACTCTCAAGGTCATTAATAATTTCACTAGCTGATCTTCTCATAAGGGTTCTCCATTTTGTTTAAGGTTAAAGAGATCACTTATGAGAAGATATAAAAGAACTATTAAAAGTCGTAAGCTCTACGACCTCTAAAAGCATTTTCGTCTTCAAGAGATTCCTCAATTTCACCATAGTTCTCTTCATACCAATCAAGGTGTCCAGGTTCATCTACTTTAGACTTCTTGAAGTACGCAAGAACGATAGGCATAATGATCTCTAGGAGAGGTATAGAAGCAAGACCCCACCATGCAGGGTTCCCAGTTATGCTTACCATTGTTGCAGGAAGAACATAATGTTCGAGTGTTTCTACAATAGCCATTGCGATTGCTAGTAGGACAACCTTAAAGAAACGCTTAGACCATTTTTTATACCAAATCTCATCTGCGTGTGGATCCCAACCCTTTGACTTGACGATATGGTAAGCGTGTTTGATGATCTCAATAGGGTTGATGACATTAAGAGCTTTCTTTAATGCTCTCTCAACAACCTTTTTGTCATGCTCTTGTGCCGCTTCTTGAATGATACGCTTTTTTACTTCGTTAGGTATTGGGCCATCATTGGTGTCACCCCAAGTATAACCCTCGTAAAACTCTGGTGACTTGCCTCTCGGAGAGAACCAAGATTGACCATGTTCTCTCTCGCTTTGCCTAAGTTTAGCACCTGTTTCAAATTCCTCAAAGTCAGCGTCTACTTCAGATTCCATCAGAGCTTCTGCATATTCTGGAGCGATTGCTTCGATAACATCATCCATGAGATCATCAACAGGCATAGAGAAAAGGTTAAGATGCCTACGATACTTATCAAGTGGTTCTGCGACATACTTGAGGAAAAGACCTTTTAATGAGTCTGTCATTCCTGCTTGATATTCCATAGCCGCAACTTTAAGCTCAAGTCCTGCGATACGCTCCATTGTAGCTTGACGATTCATTGATGCTTGCCGATAAGAGCGTCTTGCTCTACGATAACTGTTATCATGTCTCATGGTGGGTTCTCTCCTTTAAAGGGGTATCATATAACGATATCTAAAGATGATTATAAAGGAACTACAAATGATTTTAGGACTCGACCCCTCACTCAGAAACTTCGGTTGGACTCTCATTCGTGATGACGGACACTTCTTGGATAAAGGCACAATGAAAACCGATGCCAAAACCATGTTCGTTGAACGCTACATCACCCTGCGAGAAGGTCTAAGAGAAATCGTACAACAAGTCAGAGCAGACCACCCAGAGGAGACTTTAAGGGTAGGTATAGAGTCCCCCATATTTAATGACCTTTTCTCAGAGGGGATGTATGGTCTATTCCTATATAGCAATGAAGCACTCATGCTTGAGAAATGCGATACGGTTTATTTGTCCCCTAATCAAGTAAAAGCCCATGCGGCCGCTTTCCTCAATAGACCCAAAGGTTGGAAGATGGGTAAAGGTGATATGGTAGATGCGGCTAAACAAGCTACCGATGGTCAAGGGGCTAAGAGATGGAATAATCACCAAGCAGATGCCTTCTGGGTAGCTAAAGCCAGTAGCAGGTTTTGGCTCTTGGTCGAAGAAGAAATCACCGTTGATGATCTCTCGGACTTAGAGCGTAAACACTTTACCTCTTTTGAACGCTATGTGCGTGGAAAGAAAGCTGGTAAAGTGAAGCGTAAAGGGATCACACATAAAGAAGATGATCGCTTCTTTAGATGGTCGGAGACTTAACCCTCGTCAGCATCTGCTTCTTCATTGAGGATCGCTACCACTGTTCCATCCTCTTGAATCTGCCAAGGTGAACCTTCTGAAATACCAAGACGATCTCTTGCTCCAGAGACTACCTCCTGTGCCTGTGCTTCATTACGCTCTATCTGAAATGCAATACGAGTCTTACGAAGCTCTAACTGACCAAGCTGATTCAATAACTGATTAGCGTTCTGTCGTAGTTGTGAGATGGTAGACATCTCCTCCTCTGTGAGTGACCCCACTTCTACAGGTTGGTTGGTGATTGCTGGCTCTTGGTTTACATTCTCTTCTGACATCTTTGTCTCCTGTGCTTTTAAGCATACGGGTGATTTGGCAAGTCATGTGAAGTAGATCATCTACTTCACATCTCATATCTGAAATTATATTAGCTTGCTCTACTGCTACACTTTCTATTTGTACCACCCCTTTATCTGTTTCAAACACCTTGTCAACACTTTCTTTTGAACTACTGCCCTCTATACTTAGACCACTCACTAAAAAAAAACTAAAAAAAACCACCATTACTAATAAAACTAACTTCTTCATGGATTCTTACCCTGCTGGCGTAAAACCCATTGATAAATCTCTCGCATCATAGCGTTTTGTTGATTTAAGTCAGCCCTCATCTGCCTCAACTCTTGGCTGTTAAGTTGGACTTGATTCAAATCCTTCTCAATACGCTCAATCTTACTATCTAACTTCTCCACAACTCTCGCTTGAGACTCCGATTTCTGCTCCATTAACTTCAAACTAGTACTCATGTTGAACAAATAAATGATTACAGGTATCAGGAAAACAGATAACACCTTAAAACCCCACTCAAGTGCGTTCTTCATAGACTCGGACATGGCAATATACTCCTAGATTTTTTTTGCTTCTTATTCACCATACTGACGATATATAAAAAAACTATTACTTTGAACCATCCCACACCCTACGAATATCCCCCCATATCGTGTCCAAACCTAACCTAAAAATCGTGTCCGTGTCATCGTTGTCCATTCGATTAACTAAACCAACACGATAACAAATTACAGTGTCCTTGTTCAGATCTACCAGATAAAGCCTAACAACGACTCCCTCTAGTTGTAGATCAGTCACCTTACTCAATGGAGAATATGAGGTATAGTCTTTCTTAATAAAACCAGACTCCTCTAACCCTAAGACTAAACTCGTATATCGGTCTTCAATAGAGAGTAAATCAAACTCTAACAAAAAGTTGTGTGACCAGACTCTCTTTTCGTTAATCTTTTCGGTTATAGACATAAGGCATGGTTTAACCCCCTTCGTCTATAACACCCCAAATCATTTAAGAACTACCACACTTCGGAGAACTTACTCGCATATTTAAGCGTCTTAATCTGCCTCCCAAGCATTACGAATCATCTCCCACAAATCACATAACTCATCACTACCCAACTCATAGTGCATAGGGAAGTGGTACATCACCCCATCTCGGACGACTCGTAAAGCCTCATCGTCCATAAGTACCTCCACAACACGACCCTCTCCGTCCGACAACTCAAACCTCTCGTAAGGTATGACCCTTACGAAACCACGACTCTCAAGTACATCACCTAAAAGCCTACGACAAGTTAAATCAATACCGTCTTCCATGATCTGTTGAAACTCGTTCAACATCTCAAAACCTCTCTTAGACCAATCCACTTGTCCATCATCATCATGCTTCTTAAGATACTTGTTCATCATCTTTTCAAGCCCCCCTCAACCCAAACATCCCTTACAGACTGTAAAATCTCCGATACAAAGCCATACATCTCATAGCCTTCTAAGTTGATTTTATGATCCATGAAAAATTCTCCTCGCAGGACCCTCAAGACAAATGTCTCTCCTTTACCTTGCATCCAAACTACGCAAAGCGAAGATGGACTCATTGGACTTGTGGATTGGTGAACATACACAAGACTTTGATCTTTCCTTTTCAGCTCAAAAACAAAACCTAACTCACCAAGCAAGTTCTCATAACTATTGCGTATCTGATCTGCATTAACCCTAGTTCCAATAAAAGAACTATTGGCTACCCGAACTCCATTTTCTTTTACTGTTAATAACATATGGATCTCCTTTCAAGAGATTATAAATAAGGGGTTGTTCCATAGGAGACTTAACTACCCCCCAATCCTCTTTATTGCACCTAAAACCCTATGATGCTCTTCATCACTTAACTTAAATAGATTGTCAAGCACATCACTTGAAAGACCCTCAAGCCCATAAAGAGCAATGACCTCCTCTCCTGTCATTTGCGGATTAGAAAAGCACTCTTGCTCGACTCTAACCTTAGACCATCCAAACATCTCCATACACACCTCTTTATGTGGTCTAAACACCTTAACTTTAGGTTCTACTTTAGGTTCACGCTTAAATGCTGAACCCCAACCATTAAGCTCATGTACCAAGTCGGTGTAGTTCACCTTAGCCCTCTTCAAAACATGATGATAAAAAGAAATGCTCCCCCAATCACTCATTTCAAAGAACTTCCCGTCATAAGCTCCGCTACCTACCCTCTCTTTTAACCAACCATGTATGTGGTTAAAGGTAATATCTGGATATAGGTCTATAAAGTTAGGGTGGATCGTATACACCTTTGCATAAGGCATTATCTGATTTGCATCGTGTGAGTATCTTATCAAACTCATATCGGTTCTCCTTTCAAGAGACTTATATTTAAGTCTCCTTTCAAGAGATTATAAATAAGGGGTTACAAACTCGAACCCAAAAATCACAAACCCAAATAATATACAGAATCACTTATCCAACATCGCTTTTTCAAAAACGCTCATATATAAGACCCCCCCCTCTCTGGACTTAACCTTTATACATAATCTTGTAATCATGCTCCCCCATACGCTTGTATGACTCAATCTGCTCCGCATTCGCTTGCTCTATCTCATCCGAATCTCCCCAAAGAGTTAGCTCTTTGCCCCAATATCGCCCTAGATTCAAGTATTCAGAAGAAGTCATTTTTAATAAGTCTTCCACAGCTTCCTGTTTGGAGACTGGTAGTTCCAAGCCATGTCTCTTTATGTATTCTTCACAAGTCATTTGTCTTCCCTGTATTGGTAAAGGTGGTTGAAACATGGTTATAGATCAAGGGATGTCAAATTGTATGCGTTTTCAATATGGGTTTTCGGGACTCCCCCAAAAACCCATAGAGTCTTTGATGGGGTTCTGAGAGAATGTTGATTAACCCTGTCTTTGAGGGACGAGAAGACCTTTATATTCAAGGGGTTACTACTTCGCATCCGTATCTTCCTTCGGCTCGGTTTTCCCTTTTAGCTCGCTTATTTCTTTTAGGAGCTGATCACGCTCTGCTTTCAAGTGACTATTATTTTGGTAGTATGCGTTGAGGTGGTTGATCATGGTTTCTTTCGGTACGCCCTTCTTCTTGAGATGGAGGTCTTGAAGGGTAACACTCTGCCATGTTCCGTTTGGGTTCTGACATTCAGCGAAACAAACTACAGAGACTACCTCTCCTTGCACCACTTCGCCAGTATAGGATCTGTAATAGTATATGTCTCCTGCTCGTGGTAGGTCAGAGCTTGAGAGCTTGGGGTCGGTGTGTACCTCTTTTGGATGAGGGGTCTTAGTAGGAATGTTTGGTTCGGAAATAGGCTCTTCGACTGGTTCGGAATTATCTGGTTCCGAAGTCTCACTCCAAACGACAACATCCCCAAAAAGATCTAAGGGGTCTGCTTCGGCTGGGTTTCTAATCATGTCACCGTCAAGAATAAAGTCTCCGTTCTTAATGCATTGGTCGAGGACCATCTTAAAACGAGCATCGCCCATTCTTTTAACGCCCAACTCCTGCTTCGCTACCTCTTTAGCCTTCTTGATCGTCAGCCCTATGAGTGCCTTCATAGCTCGCCCTCCATACCATCGCCATAGTCGTCATCATCTAGGGCATAGTATTCATCCTCATCATCGGCACTGTCAAAGTCGAGCATCTCCTCGACCATCTTCTTTAAGATCTGTGCTTTGATCGTTTGGTGGTGGGTTACCTCGACTGAGGAGATGCCATAGTGGTGTGCCATGTCCTTGACCTCCTCATAGTTCTCAAGTTCCTCTATGAATGACTTAGCCCATATCTTCGCATCGCTCTCACTTAATCTCTCACTGTGAGCTTCGGAGATAAGGTCTTGTAGGTGTCCACAGTTATTAGCGTATGTCGTCATATTACTAGTCTCTACTTTCTTGCCATTCATCATAGCTCGCCATCGTTTGTATATCCTCATTAAACTGCCTTCGCAAGAGGGAGGTCTTAGTTCGGATAGTTTGGTGATCTCCCCATCCATTTATTTGATTTGGGTCATGATCCTCACCCCAACCTTGAGGGTTCTCTGATCGTAGGTTGATCCAAGCTCCAAGAGCTGACTCATATTGAGCCACCTCAGTGCTGAACTTACTGACCTCTGCCACCCACTCGCTAGGGGTAGGAGGAACATCAAGATCAGCAAAGGCTCGCTCGATCTCTCTCCACTCCCCACGAAAAGGTTGGGGTAGGCTGTTTCGGATGGTGGCGTATTGTGCTCGTTGTTTTTCTATGGTCGTCATGTTGACCTCCTTCTACACCTTTATATAAATAAGGGGTTACTACTTCGTATTGCCCTTATGGTGAACGATGCAGTCATAGTGTACCTCCACCATAGACCCTACACGCTTGATCTTCTTCACCCCTCGCTCTTCTAGCAACTCGACTCTATAGTAGTTGCGACCCCATGCTCCCCCTGCCCCGATGACCTTAGCTCGTGTGCGTTGTCCACCACCACCTGGCGTACCACTGAACACGATCTCATCACCGATCTTGATCTCACTCTTGTTGGGTCGGTTATCAGAGACCCAGTCCAACCGAACCAACTTGAGGAACCAGTTGCCAAGATGAGCATCGTTATGAGACTGGGGCTTATCGTGTCCTCTCCATGTCTGATAAGGGTAGGTTATAGAGTTTGTACAGTTGCCATATAGACTCACTGTAGACGCTCCATCCTTAGCCCATGTCAAGGTGAGGAAGAAGTCGCCAAACCCCTCCTTTCGGAGTACGAGATCCACCTCACCCGACAACTCAATGGCAGGTTTGGGGATCACCTTAAACCCTATCTCCTCTGCTAGATCAGTGAAGAGCTTGATGTGTCGGTCATACCACGACTGCATAGACCCTTTGGTCTTGTATGCAGTCTTGTGATGAGGTGTCGGGATCATCTTGCGAACCCCATTGATCTTCTGAGTTAAGGTCATTAGCAGTCTCCTTTTATTACAGTACCCTATAAATAAGGGGTTACCATTAGGCTGTAACCCCTTATTTATAGGGTAACATCAATCACTCTCACTCCCCCAAACGGAGAAAAAAATGACTGCGACACAAACCATATTCTTTATATCAGCACTCGTGTTCGTTGGTACCAGCATCAACGCAGGTAAAAAGGCTTTTGAGGGCAGGGCTGTTTACCACAGCCAATGCTCAATCAACCCTAATCCTGTGCAGTACCAGGGTCACACTGGGACAGTGAGTGTCCGTAGGTGGTGGTATGTGGATACTGTCACATTTGCTCAGATCAAGGCTAATAAGGCACAGCATAAAATTTGTGAGAGCGTGAAGGTTCTCATGTCGAGTGAGGCTGAGGTTGCTGAAGCTGAGAGGCTTCAAGATGTCGCCAATAACTGGATCATCTTCTTCTTCGCTTGGCTTGGTCTGGGTGTCTTGATTGAGCTTGTGAGGGTTCAGATTGGCAACAGGCGGGAGCGTCTTGACCGACTCAACGCTGAAGCAGAGCGAGATCTTGAAGCATCAGCGAGAACTGAGTTCTGGGTCTCTTATGCGACAGCTAAGGAAACTGAGCGACAGAGATCTAAGACAGCTAATGAAGAACGAGCCAGACGAAAGGCTGATAGGGGAGCGACCCTTGAAGCTAAAAGGATTGCAAACCTAGAGCGTAAGGGATAACGAAATGACACTAAGAGAACAAATCCAAACACGAGCCGAGATTCTAGGTCAGTTAGGTGGTCGAGGCACCCTTATGACCCAAGAAGAGTATGTACTCGATAAGGGTGCTGAGATGGCTTCTAGTGAGACTTTAACAGAGGAGCAGTACTCGTACCTCAAAATGATCACAGGAATGATTGAGTGCCTCCCTAAGCAGTGTTTCCATAATGCTCAGATGATGACCCTTGCCGACAGCTACCGAGTCCACCAGAGGGTCAAGTATCACGAGGGCTATGTGTGGACTGGTTTTATGCCTATCCTCCATGCGTGGATCACCCTTGACGATAAGATTGTTGATGTGACTCTTAGCACTGACCCAGAGTCTACTCAACGCTTCCTTGCAGGAGATTCGCCACAGGGAGACTTGATGGACAGGGTGCTTGGAGTGATCCCAGATGAGTGGGAATATCTAGGTGTGCCTATGGAGAGTGAGTATGTAGTTTCCACGATGATGAAGAATCAGGAGTCCCGTTCACTCATCGACAATTGGCAGGACGGATGGCCTCTACTTTCTAAAGTGAGTTCCTCTTTAGATACGAATACGAGGTCGTAACCCCTTATATAAGAGTAAATATCAATCACCCACTTCTCAACGGAGACAACATGGTAAACCTACTCTCAACAATCATCATCCTCGAAGCTTGCAAAGGCTTTGAGACTTATGACGAAACCTTTGATCGTATGATCCCGACAGCAGGTGCAGAGATCAAATCTTTGAGCTTCGATATACACCCCTCTTACTTTGAAGATGAGGACTATAACGCCATCGCACCACTCGCACTGAAGGTGGCTACATACGATGTCATCTGTGATCCGAAGGATCGAGAGGCAATCGTGGAAGCAATCGCCAAAGGCTTTGAGGGTGTGTCGGATCATGTGAAGCTTTTCAGCATCAAGATGACCTCAACCACCAAGACTTTTTGGAACGCTCGTAAGGGTAAAGCCACCACTCATAAGAGCCACCATCAACCTCAGCTTGTAATCACTTATAGCGAGGACATGAGAATCAACCTCAAGGATCGTGAAACGAACTTCTAAGATGTCGTAGCGTTCAGTGAAGGGTCTAGGCTAGGGTTGCTCCTTTAATGCTCTTAGAGGGCAATCTGAGCGTCCTCTTTGACCATTACTAAACGATAGGCGAACTTGAGCCAATCCTCTGCATTGTTCCCCCCTTGCCACATGAGGAGTTGTACCTGCTTTTCATGTTCTCCCCAGTCAACTAAGGTCTTAGCATTAAAGGTCATCCATCGATTTCTCAAGTCTCGGTAATGACCTCTTGCTAAGTCTTCCCACATTGGAAGCCAGCTTGAGCGTGTCTCCCTTGACTTACGAAGCAACTGGATAAGGTCGGTGGTAATCATTTCTCTAGTCATTTTAGTGTCCTTGAATCATATTTAAGAGTACCTATTTATTATATGATTTGGGCTACTAAGGACTCTCAATAACTGATGTCTTTATGAGCTGGACTACTCTTATTGATCTTCTTACGACAGATGGGGCCGATAGCTTGCTTTAAGCTCGAAGGGTTAGTGAGGGGGAGAGCACATCTCGCACACTTGGCTTCACACATGATCTGTAGATTATCGGGCATCTCGAAGTCTTGGTCAGTAGATACTCCTAAGAGCCAGACGAGGGTTTCGTAGCCGATGTCGAGTCGGGGCTGATTGAGGTTCAGTCCGCATTGGATTCGGAGCGTACCTCTCTCATCGACTGTCCCGATGGTCTGATACACAGGGTCATACAAGCTGTTAAGTCCATGTAGGTTAAGGCTCACTTCAACAGGTTCATTGACGGTCTGCCCCTTTAGACGAGTCGCCTTGTAGGTGAGGTGATTGTCCTTACGCTCGTTGCCGAAGGTGAACACCCAGGACTTGGTTCTCTTGGACGGAAGGGCGACACCGTTATGGTCATGTGTCGCCCCGAAGAAAGGGGCTGTAAGGTGAGCGAGGAACTCACTAGGTTTTATCTCGACTTGCTTCATGGGTTCTCCTTTTCGATTAGTGCTTCGACCTCTATCAGAGCCTTGTCTACCCATGAGGGGGTCTCAGTCTCGTTGTGGTCTTTCAGAATGGATAGGTTCTGGTGGAGGTTGTAAGGAAGGAAGCTATAGTGATGTAAGGCTTGTTTCCACTCTTTGACCTCCAGTGGAGGAGAGAGGTCAAGGTCGTAAGCCTGATCCTCAAGAAGATCTCTTAACTCATCCTCTCGCTCGTCCTCATCCAAGTTTGGATCAAGGGTAGCCTTAGCCACTTCCTCATCAAACCATGAGCGTTTGACATCCCAAGGGTACACTCCATCCATGAGACAACACTCGCACAGTTCTGGGTCCGCTTCGTAGTCGTCATATCCGACCTGAAACATACGCCCTATCCGACCTTCTCCGCCACACTCTTGACACTCTACAGCGTCTGCGTAGGATGAGGATTGGAGGCGAGCCTTAGCTTCTTCGAGTGAAGCCTTAGCTGACTTCAACTTTTTGAGGTCTTGTTGGATCGCCTCAGTGAGTTGCTCGGAGGTGAAGTTTAGGTCTTGAAGTGAGGGGTAGTAGCTCATGTTGGCTTCTCCATTTGGGAGTGATGGGGTGCGTGATTATTCTGCACCCCTCTTACATAGTCTTATAGATAAGGGGTTACGACTTCGTACTTAGCTCACTACAATAGCATCACACCACCCTAGATTTCTCGCCCCAGGGTAGTAGGCATCGAAGTCAAAGGCTCTGCCCGAAGATAGACAAAGCCTCACGATCTCTTAAATGCCCCTCTAAGAGCCTCCCGACCCCCAACCCACCCTAGCCCTTAGACCCCTCGACTTACCTTGCTCGATGAAGCCTTCTTGCGACATACTGGCCCCATGCCATCGTCCACACTGTCTGGGTTGGTGAGCTTCTTAGCACACCGACAGCATTTAGAAGCACCCTTGATCTCAAGAGCGTCTGGAAGCTCCACCCCATTGTTGAGCTTCGTGATAAGCCACACGAGGGTACGATCTGCCACAGTCTTGCGATCAGCATCTACCACGCTCTTAGGGCTTGCCTTGTAGAACCCTCTTGGGCTGACCGAGCCGATGAAGCCGAAGTCTGAGGAGTTATCCTTGCCGACCATGAGGTCGATGAGGACAGGGCTTTCAACAGTCCACCCACGAGGGCGGCGAGCCTTGAAGGTGAGGTGGGTATCACGCTCGTTGTTGTGGAGCGTGAATGTCCACGCCTTGCTTGAGGTTGATGGGAGAGCCTCGCCCGACTCGCTGTGGGTGTCCTTGCCACCGAAAGGGGCGAGGAGAGCTGGAAGGAAGTTGTCGGATGTGATGTTTACTGTGTTCATTTTGTTCTCCGTTTGGGAGTTAGGGTTGGTGAGGATTGCTCCCCTTACACTATCCTATATTTAAGGGGTTACAGCATGGACTAATCGTTGCTCTTAGATGTAGCTCTTAGCCTCTACTCCTGTGGATGACTTGACGATCTTCTCAAGATGATCCATCATGCGAGGTGCGATCTCAAGAGCAGACTTACCACTGATACCGTTAGGCAAGTTATCCCCCTGTACACCTAATCCGATACCGACTAGTTTGATACCTTGGGCTTGGGCTTGGAGTCTCATTGATTCTAAGTAAGCCTTCTCGTAGTCTTCACCATCAGTGAGGAAAAAGGCGATCTTATGAGTAGCATTAGATTTAGACACCATGTCGATTGCAGTTTCGGCATAGCAGACGATACTTGTCCCACCACTGCAACGCTTATTACGAAGCCTATCAGGATTATCTCGTTGCCATTTATCACCAAGACCTTTGATCATGTTAGCTACAGGCTTGTAGCTTGAACTTGCCATAGGGACATCTCTATCCCCATAGGTGTACATGACTAGGGCAGAGCTTGAGTCAACCCCGATTGATTGACATGAAGTATGGAGTCCATTTATGAGGCTGATACACTCATTCCAATAGTTTCCACTAGGAGTAGTATTGCTATAGTTCATGCTGTCGCTCCCATCACAGGCGAAACTGAAAGCCGCTCTCACTTGTGGCTTCTGATACATCTTGATGTGCCGATCTTTATTCACTTGTCCAGTTCTTACGCTTACAAGCGTATTCACTAAAGCTGTGGAGCGAGTGTTGAGTCTCGCACCTATGAAGTTTTGACCAGCCTTTTGGTTAGCAACCTCTAAGGCTCTGCGAACCTTATTAGTGCCTCGACCAAGAGCCGAGAGGACTTTGGTGTCATATTGGTTTGGCATTGTCTTTCTCCTTTCGAGAGTTAATAGGATAGATAAGGGGTTACTTCGTACCCCCCAAATGATTAAAGGAACTTCCGATAGATCGGTTTAGATCCATTGGGGATATAAAGCTCATGGTCTAATTGCTTTTTATTCTTATTGACCTCTTGCTTCATTGCACTATTAGGATCAAGTGCTTTACCCTCACCGTCTAAGAGTCGTTTGATGTCGTTGAGGCTCATGGGAGACTTACCTGCTTCTTGTTGAGGCTTGCTATCATCCCCTTGCTCATTAGGCTTGTTATCATCCCCTTGCTCATTAGGCTTGGTTGGGTCTTCACCCTTACCTTTACACTTACCCTTGCCTTTACCCTTGCCTTTACCTTTACCATCTTCGGGAGGTGGTTCTTTCAGCATCTTATGAAGAGCGTTGATGACCTCGACAGCGACATAGACAGGAAGAGGAAGGTGAGCCGAAGACTCCCAATCAGTGTTTTTTGGATTAAGCTCAGACCATATAGGTTTGAGGTAGTCCACCAAGTCTCTAGCCTCTTGCTTGTACTCAGCATAGACAGCTTTTGACTCATCGGAAACCCAACCCTTCCCACTGTCTCTAAGAGCCATGAGAAAGTCACTAGGAACTTCCTGTCCTCTCCCTTCAGATTCAAGCTCATGACACCAAGTTTGGATTGCATGAAAGCGATGTTCGACCTCTGGATAAGAGAGTGCCATTCCTGGTTCAAGTCTCATATCAGCAGTCACATTAACCCATTTAGGGAGGTTAGACTCATGGTATGGGATCTCCATCTCTAAGTGGCGACCAACATGAGTGTAAAACTCAGCAAAGGTAGGGAAGCGACCATTCGCACAATCACAGATGGCATGACCTGCTTCATGGATTCCACCACCGACACCTGCGGAAGCATTGATTGTGGTCACACCTGCGGCTGAGGGTGCAGGGAGGTACAAAGTCGCCTTCTCTGGCCCACTCTGAAACTTATATAATGCGTCTTGATAGATCGCCTTTAACCACTTTGCTTTATCAGACGAGTCGAAGTCTTTCCCTCTAACATTTTGAATAGCTCGACCAAAGACGAGCCAAGGGAAGGATGCTGAGATAGCGAATGTGCCACCTTGTCTCTGCACAGAGATACCTCTCAGCATTAAGGTAAGAGCCTCGAACGCTCCCTTAGCGAAGCTCAAAGGATCTCTTTTAGCATATTGTGATGGGTCGTGGTTTGTATCCATATTCATCTCCTGTGAGTTTATTTAAAAGTGAGAACACAATACTAATATATAAGGGGTTACGCTTCTGTTATAGGATTGCCAATAAAAACTGTAACCCCTTATATATTAGTATTGTGTAGGGGGGAACAATCCCCCGAAAATCGTATAAGGTTATTATCCTGTAACCCCTTATTTATAGACTCTTGTAATCAACTCGCACTCTGACAAAGGAGAACCTCATGGCTCGTCAAGCACCAAATCTAAATACTCTCAAAAGCAACTCATTCTGTGGAGTGAAGAGACTGATGTCTCCCCTCACAAATACAGAGATCAAAAGTGCAGGTTGGACTCCTGCCGAGCGACCCAACAACTATGTTGAGGACTCTTCAGAGGGATGGATGCAGGACGCATCCATGTTTCTAAAAGTGAATCACATGATCGTCAGTGGGCCAGCAGGCACAGGTAAGGATGATTTGGTGAAAGCGTTTTGCCACGCTTTCAATATCCCATGTAAGAGGTTCGCCTTCAAGCAAGGCACTTCACCTACCGATTGGGTGACCCGAACCACCCTCGTTTCAGTCGATGGAGGTACTGAAACGAAGGAGGTCGAAGGGGAGCTTTTAAAGGCGTGTAGGGGGGTCACTTGTAAGCGAGACTTTACAGGTGCAACTCCACTCCAACTCTCTGAGTCCATCAAGGACATGGAGGGTAATGGGTACACCGTTATCAATAACGATGGTATGCTCACCATCACTGTCCCAGGAGTCGTCATCTTTTCGGATGCTGACCGAGCCTTACCCGATATGCTTGAACTGTTGAGGGAGGCTGTGGAGAATGGTAAAGAGATGATCGCCAATCCCATTGAGGGAGGGTTGTTCAAAGTGTTGCCAAATACTCGGTTTTATTTCACCGCTAATAGTGGTGCAGATGGAAGTGAAGGTGGAGGGAACATCACTCAAATGAAAGACTCCAGCTTCTTGTCTAGGCTCATTGGTATCTACGCACCACCTCCCACACCTAAGTTTGAGAGAATGGTTGTACAGGCTGAGTTTCCTCAGTTTGATACCGATCAAGTAAAGCTCCTAGTGGATTGCAATCGAGCGATACGCAAGGTGGCTGAAGAACAAGATATGGGACTTGAGATCACTCTACGACAGGCCAAACAGTGGGGTCATGCTTGTCTTTTGGTCATGAACGACTTGGGTATCACTGACTTTAAGAAGGCACTCAAGCGTTCGTTTGTGACCATAAAAGGTCATTTAAATATGAAGCACAATCAGAACGCTTTTGAGGGTGCTATAGACCCTTACTTGAGATCAGATGTGGTTGACGCTCAAAGCCAATCTTCATCTGATGTTTGCCCTATTGACCTCTAAGGTCGGATGGTGCATCTCGTAACCCCTTATCTATTATATCATGTAGGTGATACTGCTCACTTACTCACTCCTAAAGGAGACTCTCTATGACAACACAGGAACAAAAAAACTTAATACTAAACGCTATGCGAGAGGTGTTCCCAAACATCTTGCCAAGTCGTCTTCAAGAGGCTCGACAAGCAGTCCTTACCCATGTGGGTATGACTGAAGCTGACTTTGGGTATTACCCATCGGGTCAACCTAAGTTTAATAACCTCTGTAGCCAAGCTGTTAAAACGCTCAAGTCTACAGGGGAGATGACCACTCAATGTTGGGAGTGGCGATGGAATGTGGTTTGCTCCGAAGAAGCACCTGCTCCTTCGTATGATAACACACCAATGGAGATGATGATGGAACTAGAAGATGAAGATGACCTCTTCGGTGACTTTGAGATCGTACAGTCTACTCCAAGTCTCTATAATCTCAACGATGAGGAAACAATGATACGCCTCGTGGCTACGACCCCTTGCTTTGGCAAAGTCGTGCAATCAGACTCGATGTGTCAAGGTTGTCCTCTCTTTGACTCTTGCTGTGAAAAGAAGGGTGAAGATTCCCTCGCTAAAAGAGAAGCGAAGGAAGCCCGAAAGGAAGCCCTAGAGCAAGCCTCTCTCGCAGGGTATGACTTGACTAAGGTCAAAGTACCCAAGTCGGCACGACTTCACGAGACACAGCATATAGAGGCACTAGCTGACACCTCTTGTGTCGTGTCGGGAGAACCGATCCTCACAGGAGAGGTTGCCTATCATATCCCAAGTTGGGGTATGGTAAAGAAAGTCATTGGAGACTCATATAAAGCAATGAACAATCTATAAAATACTAACTTCGTAAAAGGAGAAAATATGAACACTACAGAACAAGTCTTAGATTACGCTAAGAGCGTACACCTCGCCCTTAAAGGCGAACCACTACCAATCGAGTTTGCAGACTCAGACCATCCTTATGAGGGTCACAGCACCGAAGTGATCCAAAACCTTGTGGACGGAGACTTAGTTAAATCTCAAGTGAGAGCTTTTGAGAAAGGTCTAAAGTCAGAGATGGAAGCAATGTACGCAACTCTTATGTGCGATACTCCAGTCAAAGTCACAAAGGGTAGTATGGACAAGCGTGGTATCGAAGGGTTTATCCTTCACGCCCGCGAACCACTTCAAGGATCGGGGAAGGCACTCTTTGTCTATGATGTCTTGACCAATAAATCGTGCATGGTTCGAGACTCTGCAACTAAAGTACGAATCCCTAAGCCAGGTGAAAGACACACCCTAAAAGAGACTTATAGAGTGTGCAAATCTCTAGCCCCTCACTTCACTAAAGGCAAAGATGTAGTCCTCAAGACAAACTCATCGACAGGATTCATTGTTGAGGACGCTCATAAAAACTCAAACTTAGACGGTAATGGCTTTCACCAAGTATCCGTCCAATGGGTCGGTGGAGAAACTTCAACACATATCCTAACTGAACTAAACCTAAAATAAACTTCGCACAGGAGAACACAATGAACTTCAACACACTTATGAACACAATGAACGATACTAACCTCGACATCAACCAACGAACCGAAGCGGCAAGTAAACTATGGGAAGCACAGAACAGGTTTAACAAGTCTCTTAAAAGTTTCAAGTCAGAACTGATCGAGATGGCAGATGACCAAGATCTTATCATCGAGTCGGCATCGGGTAAATACACCACGAGGGTAGAAAAACAACCCCCCACACCTAAGTTGGAATCGGTAGACATCTGCGACATCGAGGACGCTATCAGTGAAGATCTCTTTGATCAATACATCGCTCATAGTTATACGATCCGTTGGAGCGAGTTTAGAGAGGCTCCAGAAGAGGTGAAAGAAGCGTTCTATGCTGTACCCAACCTCGAAACGATGCAGACCTACCAAGTCAAGTTTAAGAGGTCTTAGTAACCCCTTATTTATAAATCACTTCCCAAAGGAGAACTACATGATCCATCAAAACAAAAGACGAGCCTTCCACAAAGGCATGGTAGCGGGTAAGACTCCTGCTGAGATCGCACAAGACTGGGAGCTAACTGAGCTTGATGTCGTACAGACGCTCAGACACCCGAAGCCTAAGATTGGATGGGCTAACTATAACCACTTAAAAGTACCAATCCCGATGGACGAGATCATAGATGCGTACCACGGGGGTACGCTTGAGGTCTTAGGTGAACTTTATGGTGTGACTAAACAAACAATATATCAGCGACTCCCTCAAGAACTGAGAAAGTCAGCAAAACGAGGTCGAAAACCTAAAGACAGTAGACCCACAGAGGCCACACTCCTCACTTCAGAAGAAAAAGATCGGATTGTAGCTCGCTACTACCGTTCAGGTCGCAAGCTCTCTGCCTGTGGGGTCACGAGTCAGATCGCTAAAGAGGTCTTAACCGAACAAGAGATCTCTTTCCTAAAGAAAGGAGAACAAATACCACCCAAAGATATGGTCGCTTTACTTGACTGTCTCTTAGAAAAGACAGCTCAAGGTATCATCGAGCCTCAAGTGATGTACAGTTGGAGTCGGAAACTTTATGAGCTTAAGACCAATAACCCTCATGTCTGGAAAGGGCAAATGCTAGACTGGCTCTTAGAAAATAAAATCTCTCAAGATGTTGTTCCACATATAAATGAAGCTATCGGAGAGATCATTAAACTACGGGGTTATGAAGATGCTGACAGTTAAGCAAGACGATAAGAGGATTGTTAATCCCGATATAGATTCGCTAACTGAGCATCTTGCCACTAAGGAAGAACTGTTCAAAATGCTCGTGGCAGAATGTGGCTTCATCGCCTCTCATCGAAATCATGTATGGACACATACAAAAGACGATAAGTTCAGCGTCCAACTCGACCCTTCAAAAGGCATCTTCCTGTTCGAGTACGGGTATACTTCAGATAAAGTAGTCTACCCTAAAAAAGCAGGTGGTGCTGAGTTCGTCAACAGGTTCTTGGAAAGCTCTCGGAACTTTTTCCACAAGGTGGTTGTTAAGCCAACGAAGTAAAACCTACTTGCAGTTGTATTTACTGTAAAGTTGATCTTCCTTCTTCAGATTAAAGACGGTCTTGATGTCTACACTCCCATCTCTCTGAGGAACAAACCCTACGAAGACACCCATATATTTATGGTTGATCTCCATCTCTCGATTACGCCTTCTCATATCGTCCATCTGCTTCTTGAGTTGATCACGAGACAAAGTTCTTTCAAACCATTCCCAGTTAGCTTTGATTTCTTCATGCTTTTCTTTATTTGCCATAGCGATTTCTTTAAGTCGGTCATAATCTCGCATACCCTCTACTACTAAGGCATTCTGTGTATGCCAGTGCTTCACAACAGCCTCTACTTGTTTCATAGTCACGCCTCTCAGATCCATTCTAAACTGAGCGTGTTGAGAATAAGTGATATGTGGAATGTTGACTGGTATCTTTTTGTTATTTTTTCCGTATACAATCTCCTCACCCTCTACTCTCTCCCTCAATCTTCTAGGGTAAGTCAGACCATACCAATCATTCCTATCTCTATTAGAAATGTCTTCTAACCCCTCTCGATTAGAATCTTGGTGTGTGACGACATTAAGATCCTCTAACACATCTTTGACATACCTTAGCTCATCAATGTTAGCCTTATTATTCTTCGCCCTCTCAAGAATGATACAGGGATCTTGTGTGCCAAGACCTGGTGTTAAGTCAGCCTGTCTTTCGAGGCAAGCAATTCTTAATCTTAAATACGCTAGCTTGTCATACATTGTTTATGCCTTTCATATAAATGATCTGTAGTATGATAGAGATAAAGAAAGTATTAAGTTATGGATGTTCAAATTTGTGGTCAATGTAACTGGCCTATGGAGGATAGTCATTTTAACATCTGTTGGACTTGCTGGAGAGATACGCAAGGGCATAAGAGGATAAAGTCGGATCTAAAATATGAAGCCCTACAAAAGATCATACATAAACTTCTACAAGAAGAAACGCCCCCCGACCATCAAGCCAACATCCTAAAGGTTGAAAACCACCAGCTTAAAATACAGATGAACCAGCTTAAGATGCAGATTTCTTGCTTGATTCATGCACGAGATAATTCCCCTAAGCATCCTCTTGATCAGAACCTTATCAAAACCCTCCTCATGTTCTGTCACCCAGATAAAAACCAAACACGAGAAGTAGAAGCTGGAGAAATCACTAAAACTTTACTCAAAATGAGGGAGAAGAAAAAATGATGACATACCTAAGTAGAGACAGCGAGGGGCGAATGATCCCCAACCCCTCATTAATGACCAACATAGAAATGACCCAACACCTATCCCCCGCTGATTGGAAAGATGTTTTTGCGGAGATTGGGTTTGTAGACGACCAAGACCCTTATCCTAAGCATAACGCAAATTTATATCCAGACAGAGTTCACTACAAACACGACAAGGACTCCAACCTTCGCCTTAGCTTTGACAGTAGTATAAATCTGGTCACTATCTCCACAGATACCACTGAAGAAATCTATATTTACCCTGTTGATTCTAACTCTTTAAGCTATGCAATTGGACTCTTGTTAAAAACCATACGAGGTCTATATGAAACTCACTGTTGAACTCGTCCCTCAATCCTCATGGGGCAATAACCTACGCTCTGAAGCCAACCTCTCCAAAGCTCAATGGGATAAGCTACGCAAAGCCTCTTACAAGCAAGCAGGGTACAAATGCGAGGTCTGTGGGGGTAAAGGATCTAAGTGGCCAGTAGAGTGCCACGAGATTTGGCACTATGATGACCAGAACAAAAATCAAACTCTCAAGGGTCTGATTTCTCTCTGCCCCACCTGCCACAAAGCAAAGCACATCGGACGAACCTTATCCGTTGAACCCCCACAAGTTCAATCGCAGGTACTACATCAACTCGCTTCGATTAATAACCTTACACCCCAAAAGACTGAGGACTACATCGTCCGAGTCTTTGAAGTATGGAACGAGAGATCCCAACATCAGTGGACGCTAGACCTCTCGTGGCTCGATGATAACCTTTAAAATCTTAACCACCTAGTATTTCTTCGATCTCTTTTGAAGAAAGCACAACTGGTAACCCTAAAGGATTTTTACGCTCATGTGTCCATACCGACCTTATGGTATCGAACAAGCTTTGGCGTGTAAAAAACATCTCGGAGTAGTTGTTTATTTCGACTATCCAGCCATGTCTTTCTTCCCCTTGCTGGATAACCTTTAACACCCCCTCGTCTGTCTTTAAAGCGTAGATTCCAGAATCAATCGGTTCAAACCCTATCTCCAAACAAGCACCTCTAATCAAATCTTCAGCCTCTTCATCAGGTAAGAGTTTGTGATACTCCCACTCAATCTTCCCATTCACTTTGCGTGTGTATCTTTTCATAATCAAGCACTCGCTCTAAAGAGCATGGTGTTAAGTGCTTGGATCTTACGCTCTACCCAAAGAACAGTCTTGAGGACAAAGCTCGGTTCGTCCAGCACAGTCAGAGTATTTACCATAGCCTTATAAGCCTTCGGATCAAACTCTAGGTCATCATTATTTGGGATCTTTACATGGTGTGATCCATCTCGCTCGATTATGATGATGATTGATTCTTGTAGATCTCTTTTAGTTAGACTCATGGATAAGTCCTTTTTCCTTTAAGGAGTTTGTAAGTTGCCCCCAAGTCATCGTTGATGTTAGGGGGAGTATGATTGTACTTGTGGTAAAGTTTAAGGTAAGCAACTTGTTCTCCAACCTCACGCTGTTAAGTGTCGGAGCGATTGTCTTTAAAAATCTCTCTAGTCGGCTTTCGCTTAACAGCGTGAGAGGAGTCTCCTTATGAGTCTTGAGGGTTGTACTTGTGGTAAAGTTTGTTGACATAGATCGCCACCCCTCCCCAAATGCTCTGTAGTGGACAGTCAAGAGGCTTCATACAAGGCTCAACTAGACCACCAAAGTCATCGGTATGATCGCATTTGTGAGTACAGGAGATGAGAGCCTTGACATGAAACAGACAACCGTCCTTATGGTTCTTTTCTGTTTCAAAGAGTCTTACTGCTTTCAAGGCATACCTAGTATAGCGACCGTCAATCTGATTAAGAGCATCAAGTCGGTCTTGATCTATATCCACAGGGATTATTACATAATCCTCTCGCTTCTTTTGGGTCAACACGATGTTTCGTGCGACCATGTCTCGGTACACCTCATAGCTACCCTTCACTTCATTTAAAGTCATCTCGATAGGGTCAAAGGAAGCACTCTTGCGAAGCTCTCTCAGATCATAGCTCGGTTGAGTGTCCTTTTCTACCTCTTGAGTCTCCATATTGCCCTCTACAGGCAGTTCGATCTCAAGGGTAGGTTCTACCACCTCTTGAACCTCAACAGGCTCTACAGGAGCAACCTCAACCTCAACCTCAACAGGCTCTTGCTCTTGCTCTGCAACAGGCTCAAGTGTAGTCGTGCTTACCTGCACACTTGAAGTGATGTACCCATCCTCTACTTTATCAAGAGAGATGCGGTAGTCCTTAGACCCACCGACATTCTCCACCAACTCATTTGTGGTAGTGTCGATGTGGGCTTCGATGACAGCTGGGTTGTCCACCTCAACAGGGACATGAGTTTCCTCGACCTCTTGAGTTTCCTCGACCTCAAGGGTAGGCTCGACCACAGTTTCGACCACAGGCTCAACCTTTTTAGCCTTAGCCTTCTTAGCCTTAGCCTTAGCCTTAGCCTTAGCAGGGATTGTGGTAAGGTCAAAGTCGGGGTGGTAGTACCCACGCTTATGGGTGATAAGTTCACCACTCTTTTTAAGTTCCTGTATGCAGTCATAGACCTTGACCTGTACGACAGACCAATTGTGCTTACTCTTGGTCATGCCGAACTGATCTACGAGAACAGGATTAGCATCACAGTACAGTGTCTCTAACTGTCCTGTACTCTCGCCTGGGTTCGCCTGTACTAGAGCAGGAAGTTCAGCTCGGATACGAGTCTTGAGGTTTTCGATGTCTTGCTTTGTGTAGGTAGCCATGTTGTTCTCCTTAGTGAGTGTGGGCTGATTACATAGAGTTATAAATAGGGGGTTACAGCGAAGCACCCGATGAGGACTATAGGGTAGGGTTGTCAATCCCATTCACAGTCGCTGAAGCAGGGAGTTTGTACTGTCTCCATTTACGACTGGTGAGGTCTAACTCACGACTGATAGCGTTCTTGATTTGGACATGAAGACCACTTTTAGTCTTTCTCGCATCTCCGTTGGGATCAGCCGAGAGAACACGCTCTCCGATGATGATTCCACGAACATGGACATCACCTGTTCCATCGTGGATAGAGACACCCTTCACACCTGCTGGATGATCGCTGTAAGCCTCAAGATGAGAGTTGTCATCGTTAGACCCTGTGGCTGACTGACGGAGTGCTGTCAGCAGACCTTTCTTGCGTGGCTGATCCCCATCGAGAGCGAGATCAAAGTCAAGATCGGTAAAGACCAACCCACGATCCTCAAGATCCACCTTGAGCTTGGCTCGATCAGCCGACTCTACCTTGACCATATCCATAGCGGCGATGGTCTTGTGGTCAGTACCCACGAGCATCGACACCTCGACAGTATGCCTCCCTCTGACAGTGCCTCCGTCTTTCTTGAGGTCAGCCTTGCCCGACTTGGTTGTAGTGAAAGTTAAAGTTGTGTTTGGTGTTGCTGTGATGTTCTGCATGGGAGTCTCCTTTCAAGAGATGTGGTTTGCAGTTTGAAATGATTATATGATTGCTGGTAAATGTTTCCTAGCCTCTCACACTAGGATATATTTAAGGGGTTACAGCTTACGCTCCCCCGACTCGCTCTAACAGAGATGTTTGAGCGTTCTCGATCAGCTCTGCCTTGTTCTTCGCCTCATAAGAGTGGAGGACATCGAGTTTGTTCTCACGATTGAGAGAGGCATAGTAAGCAGACACCTTAGATCGTACTGCCTTAACTGTGGGCTTTTCCTCAGCCTCTCCCATTAAGAGAGAGAAGCTGAGAGAGCTGATGATGTCGCTGATTCTGTTAGAAGCCTCTGAGTAGGTTAAAAGTGCGTTCATGTCTTTAGTCTCCATTGGGAGTTAGGGGTGAGGATCGTTCCTCATATAATGGTATAGATAAGGGGTTACGCTTCAGTCAAGTATTTGATTTACTTAGCAAAAGCGTGTAGCGTAACCCCTTCTCTATTACCTAACATGAAGGCAATCAAGCCCCACCACCACTCCCAAAGGAGAAAAAATGAAACCACAAACAAAGACTAGACTAGACGAGATAGAGAGTACCGACCACAAACAAAGTGGCTTCCTCTCTTGCGGGGGAGATGAGTATCAGATCTCTTGTGGAGAGGCAAAATGGGAAGTGGATAACGCTCTAGCTCTAGCACAGCTCCTCATGTTAATCGAGGAGGATGAAGAAATTCAATCATTTTCCATCTTGAGCGGAGCGAATGGCTATGACCATGTTTTTACCCGCTCCAAGTCAGGATGGCTCATACAGGATCATCATCTGGTCAATGGGGTTTGGTTTCAAGAAACCACACGCTCTCCTGTCTCAATGCCTTTTCTCATTGACTCTTATCCCGATGATTGGGATGAGTTGGATTGGTGGTGCGAAAAAGGGGAAGCGTAACCCCTTATCTATAACTTAACATGAAGGCAATCAAGCCCAACTCTCATAAAGGAGACTTTCATGAAAAACTTCCCAACAAAGCATTTGAAGAAGGTCGCTAAAGCTACTCTTGTCTCACTGAGACCAGGGCCTCGCCCCAACCCTTTTATAAAGAAAGAGGAAGAGGAAATTCCTCACAGCCTTATCACCAAGATTATTAAATAAAGGAGAACCACCATGACTAACCACCCAAGAGTAAAACTGTCAAGAATCAACGGAGACAACAAATACTCTGTCATCCTCGACATGACCATCTCATACAAAGAGGTTCTTAACGAGCGTCTTAATCGCCTCAACGCTTTCGTTGCCGAGAACAGCCTTGAGAGTGCAACTCGCCTCATCAATGAGGCAGGTGTGGCCTGCACGACTAAGGATGTGGACAAGGTGATCTTTGGTAGCAAGGGTCTTATCCCTAGCACCATCGCTTCTCTTAATGGGAATAATACGAACCGTCCTAAGAGCTACAGTGGCAAGCTCACTCGCAGAGATGGAAGCCCCCACTTCATCGACCAAAACGGAACAGAGTTTGTCCGAGGTGTCATCGTTGATGGACACTACCCACAGAAGACTCCAACCCATCTCTTCACAGCGATCCGAAACTGCATCGAGTCTAACTTGAACCTCCCACGCTACATCCGTCATGAGATCCAAGAGCATGACGAGACTGTGGATCGTGATGAGAACAACAACCCTCAGTAAGAGAGCCACCACATGACGCTCAAGCTCATCGTACTAATGATTATCAGAACGGCTCTGCCTAAAGGAGAAGAACAATGCTCTCAACGATCTTAGACATCGCGGGTGTAGCGAGCATCTGCCTCATCGGGATTTTCATCGTCAGCTACTATCGCACGAAGAACCTGTAACCCCTTATCTATAACCATACATGAGGAACGATCCTCAACTCTTTAAAGGAGAAACAATGACCACTACTAGAACACCCCTAAGCCTTAAACTCGATAAGTTAGAGGGTACACCTCTCAAGGCGATGCTGTGGCACTTGAATGAGGCTGTTAACGGCCCATACATCACCGAAAAGAACATGAAAGGCTGTACAGACCTCGCTATCAACGAAGCTCTCAGTCTCCTCAAGAAAGAGAGCGAGTCAATGTTCGATGAAGTATCCTCGCAAATGGGAGTAAAAGCATGAGCATCAAAAGACATCTATCAGTTCTGTTCTACCGAGAGCGTTGCCAGAGGGAGACACTGACCTCAATGCTCGAAAAGTTAAATGAGCAAGAGGCTCATGCTCTATGGAGACTACTCCAAGAGAAAGAGCAACAAGCTAACCGAGCGAAAAGTAAAGCCAATCGAGGCTGGTAAAAAGTATTTAAAAGTTTTGTCCGATTCTCAATGTTCAAGTCGTTAGAGATATCAACACTACTCGTAAAGAGAGAGAACAGTTATGGTAAACATCATCAAGCCAGAGTTTCTAAAGTGGAACTCAAACAATTCTAAAGAACACTTCGACATGAACTTCGACATGAACTCATGGGAGACAGGTGGTGAGACTTTTTTCAATGTGTTCAAATCAGAGACTTTCAATCTCTGCACTTACAGTAGAGTAAAGAAAGAATATGTTCTTGAGACCGAAGGCGTAAACATCATCAGCCAAGAGCAAAAGTCTCAAGAGATGCCATTCTTCGATGACTCTGAGGATGAGATCATATCTGAACAACACGAGATCGAAATCGAATGGTTGATCACTGATCCTAAAGGTCATGTCTTTATCACTGTTGACGATAAACGAGTAGGCATCGAATGGGCTGACAGAAGGATCAAGGATCTACAAGGGAATGAAGCAAGACTGATACCTAGTGAACCGTATCGAGTAGAAGAGATCCTTACATCAGATGAACATGATACCCTCATCGAAATCAAACGACTCGCCCGTTTAAGAGATATGTCAACAGGCAAGACTCGTGAAATGTTAACCTTCAAAATTCTAGGTTTGAGTGTAATAAATGAAAGACTTTAGAACCTTCGGTCGGGGTGGTTGTGAATGGGGCGATTGGGAGGAATCAGCGTTCGATTGCGACTCACCCAATGATCGAAATGGGGCGTGTGCATACTTCGATTCCTGGCCTGAGTGTTCTGCCATGCAGTTCAGAGTATGGCACATAAAAGAAGATCTACACATAGAACTCAAAGGTGAAGGGTTTAAAGTCACCGATACAAAGACCAAGTTCTTTCCAGATGATTGCGAAGGGAAAGACTGTAACTCGTACCTTACCACTATCGTCTTTCAGATTATCGAACCTCAAGGAAGGACTGAGGTCGTCATACCTTCGGAAGATATTTTCCAAGATGAGTGTGTTATCAAGTGGGATAAAAAATATCTCTATGACCTCGATGGTCAAAAAGCAAAACTCGATATAAAATCTGTTGACCACTATAAGATCGAAGAGATCCTAACTGCTAAACAAAGAAAAAACTACGCTCTACAGGACAGAACTATCAAGCTAAAAAAGATCGTTCGCAAGATGGGCAGATACGACATCAGTTCTCAAATAGATATAGCAAGGATGTGTGGAGACTTTAATTTTTAGTCGCCCACCATTTAAATAATAACTACCGTAAAACCCATTTCCAGATTTTAAAACCCAAAATCTTTCTGGGTTTAATCTTAATAGTTGTTTTATTGTTTGTGTGGTAGAATGCACCACAACACACAGACCTACATACATCTTGCGTGTGTTGTAAGTCTGACAACATTAAGTTTTCTTCTAATAGGGGTTCACATAGTATGCCAGTACCAGGAGCAGTGAGTGGAGCGATCATGGCTTCCTCTAGTAGTAAGACCCCACAAATGGCTCAGATAGCACAGGGTGTAGAGCTTGGTTTATATCAGTGGTTATTAGCGAGTACAGTACAAGGTGTGGCTCAAGGCACAGTAGGTAGTGGTGTATGTGTAGGCTCAATGGTGGTAGTGCCTAATGCACCTTTAATGGAGACAGCCTTTAAGAGTAATCTGTTAGTGGGTGTCTTTGCACCTGTCATGTGGGTTCCGATTATGCTTGGCATAAGTCAGCCTTATTTTTTTGGAGGTGCAGTAGCAGGTGTAGGTGTTGGTTCATTTGTAGGGGGGATAGTGGGCGACCCTATTTTATTAACACAGTTGTTAGTGAGTAGTTTCACGAGTGTTGGTATTGTAGGATTAGAAGTACCTCGTATATGTAGTGCTTTAGGGCAAGGGATCAGTTCACACTTTTTAACAACCGTAGCGAATGGTGTAGTAGCAGGAGTTCCTGGTCCCTCAGCATCAGCCACAGGATTTGTAGGGAGATTTATATGAGTAAGATTATATTAGATGTTCGTAGTGGAGAGCGTAATGACAGTACTACGGGTTTATGTCTACGGGTAGTAGATGCTAGTGTGGTAGAGGTAGATGGTCGTTGGGAGCGTGTGGGTCGTGATCTATATGAGATAGGTAGTAGTTGCGGAGCAGTAGAGTCTTATGCTCTGATTTCTAGTGGGGATGGTGAGATAGGTTCGGAGAGTGTGGGGGTTAGTTTTGAGAAGTTATTTGAGGATGCGATTGATGGAGTCTATTATTACTTAACGAACAGTCGTGTATGGTTAAGTTCGGTAAGGGATGAGAATGGTGCAGTCTTAGATCATTTCTTTGGTGGGACGGTGGTTCATTCAGTTCGTTCAGATTTGGACACAGATAATTTGGAGGGTACAGGAGTATGTGGTGGTTTATTTTGGTGGAGTCGTAATGATGTGAGTCGGACTAGGTTTTCATATGAGAACAGGGGTTGGTCATTATTGAGGGGAGGTGCTGGTAGTATAGTTGGAGAGGTAGGTAGTGAGGACGACATTATAGCTGGGTTAGAGGGTGAGTTAAGGATAGGTGGGGGTAATGTAGCGGAAGTATCTGTTACGGTGTATGAGATAGGCACTGAGGGAGTGTTCCCTGTGGTGTCCGAGGGATCTGAGGAAGATGCGTTTAATGGTGGTGTGGAGGGTGTAGTTTTAAACCCATCGGGCAAGGTTTTATTTAAGGAAGGGAGTGATCATGTTGGTAAGGAGATCTTGTATATATCTGGTACGCTTGGTGATTTTGAATCGAATGTTGTAGGGGAGCAGGATTATTTATCTCCGAAGCCGAGATTGAATGAGCGACCTTTATTGCGAGTGGCTGGATATGGTTATAGCGATGTAGAGTTTGTGGCTACCGAAGCTCAATTGGTTGATGCTGAATATGGGAAAGTGAAGGTGGCGTTGGATAGTGGTCGTATTTTGTCTAGTGGGCAACCTGTGATTTATGATGGTTTGGTTTTATGTGATGCCCCTATTGGGGTGGGTGCAGGAGTAGACGGATTAACACCCGTAGAGAAGATGGATATACCAGATGGTTCGGGATTAGAGCCTAGTGGTGTGGCGAGTTCATTTGATCCTAGTGGTGTGGGTTTAAAATGGGATTACAGATATGAGCGAATGTATGTTCGTTTAGTGGAGGCGGGTCGTACATTACCAGTGGAGCTAGTAGAGAGGCTACCTAAGAGGTTATCGGTACATCGAGGTTATTTAGTACAAGGCACAACGAGTGTTGTATTGAGTCGTGCTTGGTCTAATCAGACGAAGAAGATTTTCGGTGGTCATGTAGCTTTAAACAGAGGGGGATTAAAGCACATGAGTATTTTGAGGCTCACAGGTACTGGTTCATTTAAGGTGGATGGTGCAGTGGTATCGTTTACAGGGGAGAATGTGGTTGGATCTGGAGTATCTGTAGTAGACGGTTATTTGGTAGTGGACTCTGGATCTATTGTAGATCATCCATCAACGACAGAAGAGTTTGAGTCATTAAGGTCTATTGGTCTTGTGCCGAGTTCGAGTCTTGAGACAGGTCTTGAGTTTGTTCTGACTCGATCATCAGTTAAGGGTTATTATTCTTTTGATGAGGAGAAGGTAGCGGACATAAGTGGTAGCACAGCATTTCAGTTTTTACAGTTTGAGCCTCGTGTGGATTTCTCAGGTTATGAATCTGGCAAGTTTTTCAAGATAGGAGATAAGGTACTTGGAGATACGGACATCGAGCCAGCTTTTGGTGGCAACCCAAATGGTTTCCATTGGATTGTAGGTCGTACAGTAAGTTCTAAGGTGAACCAAGAGACATCACGCTTGGCTTTAGGTGCTGGATTAAGGGTAGGCACAACATCTATCACGATCACCCAAGAGCAGATGAATGGTTCTATATCGACTCAGCCTTTAACAGAGGGAGTTGACTATGACTTGCCGAGTGATGGGTTAGAGGGTCAAGCTCGTTTAATCAGTCGTCTAGGTTCAGAGGTTTTATCGGGGCAAAAGGTTGGTTCATTAGTAGGTGTAGATTTAGACTTATCCGTAGGAGTGGATGCTACGCAAGTGAGACAGGGAGATTTCTTTTATGACGGGTTAAACTATTTTAAGATCGTTGCGATTACAGGCACAGTGATCACACTTAGTTCAGCGTTGGGTATTCAGCTTGGGAGATGGAAGATTTACAGAGGTTATAGAGAGGGGTTGGAGGAAACCGAGACACCCGATCCTACAAAGGTAGTGGGAGAGATTTTAGATGACCTACCTGTGTTGGATCGTAAGGCAGTAGAGATATACAAGGTGTATGGAACGCTTGCTTTTGACAAGGTGTTGCCTAGCTCAACTTTATTTATCCGTAAGGGAGATGACTCTTATCCTCTGACAGTCTTGAGGGATGATGTGTTGTTATCCCCTTATGAGTTGAGTGGTGATCACTACACGAGTGGATCATATCGCATTAAGGTAGGAGAAATAGAATACGAAGCAGGTGTAGGCCATACCAAAGAAGGTGAGGTTGTAGAGAAGGGTTTTACAGTCACAGATAACAGGGTTGTTTTTGAAAGCCCTATGGGAGTAGCGAACAGCAGTTGGGTAGATGGTGAGGTGATCTTTGTAAGGAAACCTCGTAGTGGATTGGTTGATACAGCCGAGATGGATTTGAGTTTAACGCTGACGACCCCATTTGACCCAGACCCATTTGATGATTTCTTAGAGTTGTTAGCGAACCCAAGATTTGAAGCAACGAGTGGAGCGATTAGTTTTGAAGATCCTTTAGAGGTAGGTGTTGGTGTAGAGGTATCTTATACGCCAACAGATGATCCTGATGGGGTACGCATCATTGAAGCGATGGGATTTGTGGTAATTCAAGAAGAGGCTACAAGGGTTAATGGTTTTGAGTTTACTTACAACCCTACAGGTAAAGAGGTAGAGTTATTAGCATCACCCACAGTATTGGTTGGTCCAGAGCAGATTAACGCAGGGCTTTATAGTATTGGTCAAAACACAATACGATTTTCTTTTGAGGTGTCGAGTACGACATCGGTCAAAGTGTCTTATACGACCTTAACCTCTAACGGTGGAGATGGAACAGTTCGGACATCTAGTGGTATGGTGATCCCTAAATATAAGATTGATAAGGGAGCGACCTCTTTATCTGTTCAAAGAGACTTTACGAGTGTCTTAGGTGTTGGAGATTTGATTTATGTAGGCACACAGATCTTCAATGTTGGGTCAGTGAGTGCGAGTAGCATTACAGTGAGTCCACCTGCGAGGGTAAATATAGAGTCCGAGATGATTGCATATCTCAATGTGCCTTCATTCACATATGGAGCAACAACTAGCTCGTATGCCTTTAGAACGGTGAATAATGCGAACATCACGGCAAAGCCGAAGAGTCCAGACATTTTGATACAGGGAGATTACAGGGACTTTATTAAGGCTCAATCCATTGTGGTTCTTCAAGGAACTCCGTACCGAGTCAAGGTGGTAGGTCTTGATGACGCAACAGGTATGACCAAAGTTACTATAGAAGGGTTCACTTCTGGTCATGACTTTACATCTAACAACGACTTCCACATTTCTTTTAGACCTGTTCTTCTTGAGGGTGCTACGAGTCTTACTTTAAATACTGGTATTGTAGACACTGAGAGTTTTCAACTCATCAAGTACAGCCACACAGAGGGTAGGGGTCGCCTCCTAACTCCTAATGAGGACTACAAGTTCAACTCAGAAGCAGGGTTAATCAACCTCACTAATGGACATGATGTTAGACCTCAAGTCAGTTATTACTTGCTCCACACAGCTTTGAGTGGTGTCAAGCCTTTTACTCTTTTAGGTGGTCGGGTAAGTAAGCCCACATACAAAGCGATTTTCAATCAATCAACAACGCCTAAATCTTATGATGGTTTGGGGTTGAATGTCCGTTGTGTTGTTTCCTCACCAGATACATTCCAAATTCGCATAGCAGACGATGATACTTACTCATCAGAAATCGCCAATGAGCTTCAACAGAGTCTTAATCAAGGTACAGGTTCTGGAGGTAAGTTGGTCATTTCTTCCCCTACCTCACAGGGTAAGGCGATAGGGATATATGACTTACTAGCGAATGATGTTGTGGCTCGATCAAGGATCAATCTTTACAATGGTTATGTTCAACCTGTGGATGACATCATCTCTACTACAACGGGTAAAGTGGTGGGCGATGCAGATGGATCATTTAAGTTTAACTTATTGAGTTCGGGTGATTGGATCGCACCAGGTATGGAGGATCACATCACAAGAGAGATTTACCCTCGTTATGTGAGCATGGAGTATCTGACTCCTCTTAATCCATTAAACCCTTTTCCAACACCTGAAGATACTATCTTGATTGGAGGAGTACCTCCAGAGTCGGATCGGTTATCTTTGTTGTTATTACAGCAGAGGGATTTGATCGAGAATGAGATGGATGACTATGTTCTCATAGGTCAAAGGGAGAAGACATCATTCGACTTTGGTGCAGGCATTTTAAACTTATATTTGAGATATGATTATATACCTGTCTATCGAGCCATGTGGAAAAGACATAGGTTCAGTCGGTTATTCCCAACAAGTACGAGAATGTACTCATATCGCTCACCTGGGACACTTAACACCTCAACCAATGGTAATACCATAGCCAATGTTCAAAACAACGCTCTAGGGCAAATAGAGAACATCACTTCGCTTCCTATGATTAAGCGTAGGTCAGCTAGGTTTAGGGTCTATGACTTCTCTCTTACAGGATTCCCTAGCATAGATGCAGGATCAAGTGGGAAGCCGACATTTATCCTTTCGGCTTTACCTTTAGATGAGTTCCCTATTAATAGTGCGACTGGTATTGTAGACACCGCACAGTTCATGTCTGAGGGAGGAGATCTCGCTGATGTTGTTGTGGGTAATGTTGACAGGACATTTAACGGTCTTAATCCTTTATCTAAAATTAAATTAAGTCGTAATGGTGGGGATTTCTATCCAATCCTAAACACAGCCCGAACAGCAACTCTTGTGGACTTAGGTTTATTCCCACCTTTAGAGCAAGAAGCACCTCGTAATGCAACGGTTTCTAGTGTGTTGAAAGGTTGTTTAGTTGTTCTCAATGGGAACGCATTTACATTAAAGATTAATGGTGAGTCTTTGACTAAAAACCCACCTAAGCGTGGAGATACTATTATTGAATCTTTCGCTCGTGATCTTGATGATGAAAGTTCACCGAACACTACATTTAGAGTTGGTTCTGATATAGGTCTTAAGAGTAGCACAGGAGAACTGGTAGATATAAGCCTCCCAAGTTTTAATGACCCCGATTGGCCTATTAAAGAGATAGTCGGTCAGACAGTGCCTAGTGGTAGATTAGCCTTAGAAGGGGTTGTTGATTTCACATATACTGAAACCACACCGTTCAGATACCCTGCTTTAGACGGAGACTCTTTAGATGACACAGGGGATGAGTCTATACCGTATATGAGCAGATTTAATGAGAGGGACTTATTACCTCAAATACCTCCTGCTTTGAATGGACTTCAAGTACAGACCACCAATGCCATATCGGGTGTTGATGAGTATGCTTATCCAGATGAAGCTAGAGGTACAGCTAGTATCTCGAATGGGATCATCACAACAAGCGAAGATTTCTCTGCTTTGAATGGGATCTGTGAGCAAGCACCAAGACAGGGTGATCTGCTTATATTGAAGCCCGATTCAAGCGATGCTTCTACAGGTGTCCTTGAGATCGCAACTATTAATGGGTCTGAGATCTTGCCCCCAACATACACTACACCTGGTGCTGTGTCATGTAGGATACCAAACTTGATGGCAGACTTTAGAGAGTTCTCTAATGGTGTTTTCATCGAGGAAGATTGGCCTTTCAACGCAGTAACTGGTCTCCATGATAGATCCGAGTTGAAGATGTACTTTTTTCAACACTCGATACAAGAACTCTTTGACAACCCACAAGCTGATTTAGAGATCACAGTTCACATTCATAACTTTGATGACAATGTGACAAACCCAAACATAAACGCTCACTCATTTCGTTTTAGATATGACGGAGCTAACTGGGAAGTTGCTTTAATAAATGAGCTTACCCCCTCAGAAACTATCGTACCTAATCTCTCAGTTTCAGCTACAGCCCCTAGTGAGCTAACAATCGTTCAAGATCCCGTACCTAACCCATTCGATCCCTCTACAGAAACTTGGGCAGACTCTGCGGATATGGGATCTTGGCTTTTTGAAGATTATTGGGACGGTGTAAATCACTTCTATAATCCAATACCCCCTATTGGTGGGTCTACTGGATATATATTCACACAACGACAAGGGGGGTCAATGACTCCCTCAAATTATCGCATTTCTGTTAAGAGTAATGCTACGGTCTTAGATAATCGTGTGGATGTCGTGTTCCCTATGAGCCTCATTCCTCATGCGTTCATACAAGATCCTATTTATGCAGGTGGTTCTAATACAGATCAAAAACTAATCATTGATGGAACAACGCTAGGGGTTAAAGAGGAAGGCGGAGTTGGAACAGATACAATCACCTCCGATGTGAATGATGGGGATTTTTATTTCTCGTCTGTTAACGACACAACATTAAGACCACTATCTCTTGACGGTATCACACGGTCAGATGATCCAATGTCAATCTTCATTGGGTCAGAGGTAGATGAGACAGATACGATTTTACAAGGCACAGCTCGATCTGGACTTGTCAACTCAGCGGGTAATGAAGATAAAGGTAAAGGCATACTTCGTAATGTGTCCCCTACACAGGGTACAACGGCTCAAGTCCACACAGGTGATCTGCTGTATATTGAGAGTGGTCACAATGCGGGTACACATCGGGTCTTAGATGTCATAGAGACTGATATAAGCTCAGAGATCACAGAAACTTTGGGGTCAAGCCAAGTCCTACCCGTAGTGTTCCCTAAAGTTGTAAGCCTAGACACAGGCACAAAAGTTTTAACTACAGATGTAGCTGATCTCACGCAATACTTTAGCGACCTCAATGCTGGCTCTATCTACATCATATTAAATGATAACTACACTAACACCCCCACTCCAACATTAGACTCTACTCCAGCTCTCGTTAAAGACCCAGTATTTGGTGTCTCTATTATTAAGGTCGATTACACTAACATCGCAGGGTCAGAGATCACTTTGGATTTCCCATGTGAATATGCAGATGGAACAGGTATCGCAAACGCTACTGGTTTGAATACGATCTTAGGGAGTTATAACCAAGTCATTGGCGGGGTGAATAAGATACCTTTCAACTTAGAGGCAACAGGTTTAGCAAGTAATGGTTTATCTGCCTCCTTTGGGGTAGACCTAACCTTACAGATGATCGTAGGTGGTGGTATCGCAGGTTCAGCAAGTGCTTCAAATACGCCAGCTAATCCATTCTTAGAGACTCAAGTAGTTAGAACCGATAAAGGTTTAGTCTCACACATAACACTAGATGTCAGCGATGCTAATCTCTATCCAGTCATTACAGATACAGGGAGTCAAACCTACGGTAAGTCTTTCTTATCTCCTAATGACACCATCACCTTAACTGTTAAGTTGGACGCAGGTCTTTACCTTGATACAACATTCCCTCTACTCCTTAGAGAAGACTATAATGGCACTGCACCCGTTGAGTTTGGTGATGGCACAAGCCAAGTCAGATCCCCTATACAATCTACCCTAACAAATCTACCCGCATGGGATTGGTATGAGGAAGTCACATTCACTGTTCGCAGACTCAGACGCTTCACAGATGTGTTCTCGAAGCTCATCTATGCGTTCGAGGGGTTTCGATACCTTTATGAGCAACGAGTTGGTCGAGTAGATAGTGTGGCTTACGCAAATGGTGTGATTACCCTTACACCACTCAAGGTTGATGGTGAGGGTGTTGCTGATGTTAATGGTACAGATACACAGGTAGGGGACTTTGCAAATGTTGTGTCTGTAGGAGATCAAGTACAGTGCGTTAATGCGTCTAACCTTGAGACTCTTTATTTGAGAATCCTTGAAGTTGGTTCTACGCTCAAATGTTCCGCAATCAGAGGTTCAGTCTCCGTTGTTTCCAACGGTGATGTTTTTAAGATCATCACTCGTGTTCCTCTTATCCCCGAACTACAAGCGTTCGATCAGTTTATTGAACATGGCTTCACAGAGGTTCATTCTACAACGCCACAGGCTGGTATCTCTGTCGGGTTTGAGAATATACTTACAGACACTAACGCTGACTTCATCTCACTTGGTGTAGCAACAGGTGATTTCTTAGTTATCGACCCTCAAGGAGAGTTGGCAGGTTCTAACCCGACCGAATATGGATCACCACCTAAAGGAGATAATGGAGATGGTACTGTAGGGTCATCTCATGTTCTTGATGACAATAGGGGAGCTTACAAGGTGGTATCTGTAGATGATGCTAACACACTTGCTGTTGAGTTTTATGCAGGGGATAGTGGAACTGCTAGAACAACTTATAAACTCTTGCCCTCTGTTAATGGGGATGACGCTCAACCATTGCGTGAGACTTCTAGTATAGTCGGTAGCTCCTATGCGACAACCAATCACTCGATCCATCCATTCTCTTATCGTATCCTTAGACGGAAGACCACTCTTGGGGAGTCGCTTGCAGGTTCGTTCTTGTTCTTTAGGGAGAGGACGCTTTCATGGGTAGAGGTTATTCGTTCTTTCAACGCACTCCCTACTCAGCCATACACATGGTCGCAATATGAAACCGAGAACTTGATTGATAGCGTAGGTGTTGCAGACCTCAGTCACCCATCTAATGATCTCTTATTACAAAACATCTTAGGTAATGAAGTTCCCAATCCTTTTGAGAACAATGAAACTTGTTTATCTGTATATGATAGGCGAATGTTGATTGAAGACCCGAAGATGGCAGAAGAGGGGTATGGGACACCCGAAGAGGGCATCCCAACGGTGCTTGAAAATGATATATCTTCTATGAACGCTAGAGATAATAGGTACGCATGGATTTCTGTTCGTACCGATCAAGTAAACGGCACTCTCTCTAAACTTAGTAGGGTGAATCTTAACAACCCCGATGACACAGCATTGGAGGACATCAAATGAGTAATGAAAATAAATGGACTAGAACACCCGAAGAGCCAAACCTTAATGGCACAGAGGTAGGGAAGCTCTTAGATAACTTAAAGACGCTTCAAGCACACTACGAGGGTAAGCTACAAGGGGATTTAGGTAACTTAGCTGTTCTTGAACAAGCACTCGCTAAGTGGGAACTACAAAAAAGAAATAGAAAGGTAGACCCCAATGGCTGAGGACAACCCCACTTTTACCGTCAAAGCTCCAGGCTTTAACACTTGGGGTAATGTCGGTATTTCAAAAGACAACGATTTTTATAAGCTCTTAGACGAAACCAAAGAGAAAACGGATGCTGTCTTTGAGGTCGTCAATCTTGTTTTTGATCTAGTCAACTCTGCGTTAGATTTTATTGCTTCCCTACTGATTGACTTCACTAATCCTTTGAAGCCCATCATTGAAGCAATCATCGCTTTCTTAGACTCTTTTATCTCTGACCTTCGCAACTTTGGCTGGTATCTTACTTACGATAAAAAACAGTTTAAAAACCCAGCTGAAAAACTACTCGGTGGATATCCTGCATTTGAAAGTCGAATAATTGAAAAGCTGTTAAAGATCAAAGATCCTACTCGACCTAACTTCTCTCCCGAAAGTAAAGTGTTCGCAATGACCTTCTTTGCAGGAGCAGACGCATCATCACTAGGTGCGATTATTTCGGCTATAAAGAAGTTACTTAAACTTTTCCTCACCCTTAAAGGTCCGAGCGATAAGGCTGAAGCCCCCATCAACTTACAGGTCGGTTATTACAATGATGTTGTAGGTAGCATCGAGATACCAAATGTGTATAAACCCGATGGGGTAAGGGTTAAATGGAATCTACCTCCCCCTCCCTCAACAAATAAGATCCTGCCCAAGTCGTTCATACTACCAGATTATTTCTTATTCTCTGTGGCTACTCGACAGGCAACCGAACGAATCGCTTACATCAACAGAAAACCGAGAGATCCTTATGATGAGGTGGGTATAGACGCATTCGGACCAGAAAAGTCTACCGTTCAAGAATTAATAGGGGATCTAGACGCTAGACTATGGCCTCTCATCAAGACTGACAGTGAGTTCACTAAGCTCGATGAGTCTAAAGTTCTTGAACGACTTGATCAGATGCCCGATGGGATTGGCACTCTAGGGTCGTTCATCTTAAAGGGAGATGATGACTATTACCTCAACAAGATTGGAGAGGAGAAAATCTCTGATGTTTATAGGTGTTTCGTATATGGAAGTGGTGGGGGAGCATTGTTTGGAGACAATGACTTCTCTTTCGACATCCCCCTAGAATCCCTAAAGATCAATGACAGTTTAGCGTCAGAGTATTTCATCACGATATATTCTCTCACAATGGAATCAAACGACTATGACTCTATATCTAAGAAAAAGAAGGATCTGCCAAGTGGGGGGCTGAACATAAGAGTAGGCACACACGAACTAGTAGAAACAGGCGAATTTCTTATTAATAAGCCGTGGGGGAACAAATATTATCTAGGGATAGAAGCTGGAGAACTGTCTAAGCCCTCAGCCACAGTAGTAGTTAAAAGCCCATCTGAGATACGAGAAAAATACCTCAAAGCAGTTAAGTTTTATTTCCTCGCTCACTTATTGGCACAGCCATATATTGAAAGCCACAAAGCAAAACTTGGGTATGAAAATCCTGTGGGTAAAGAGGAAACACTCTTAAAAGAGTTCGCAGAAAGCATCGAAGGAAAACATCTCCATCAAAATAAGCAGAGTCGTAAAGTATTTGCTTTAGGTATCCAAGAATGGCTAAGAAAGATCATGATTAGGTTTAAGGAGGGTATGCCCTCAGATGCGACTCTTAGGTCTTTATCTAATAGCCTAGATAAGATCAACAGTTTCCCTCTTGACTTGGAGGTGCTGGTAAAGAATGAGGTAGAAGGAGAGCATCATGATTTAGATCTTTATCCAGATCTTAGGTCGGTTCTAGATAGCATCAAAAACATTGAAATAGAACAGGAACTTATAACTTCTAACTACGATGGAGTTGCACAGTTCATGTATGCAGGTACTAAACCAAAGTATAAGGCTTCAGACTTCATGCACGATAAATGGCCAGAGAGTAAACAACCTGTGATCTTTGACGATGCCATGACTGGGTTTGTAGGTCACCTCATCTTCCACAAAGAGTTCAGAGAAACATTCAGACTCGCACAAAGAGTGGTGACCCTAAGCCCTCCTTCTGTTGGAGGAGGGGAATGGCTAAACCAACGACCTTTTAGAGACTCCGACCTAAGTGCTTTGACTAACTTTATAGACACAGTTAAAAAGTACATGGAAGGATTTCTTAAAGGTCTTGAGGGGATTGTCGCTCAAATACTGAAGTTCATCCATATGTTGAAAACTAGGATAGCTCAAGTGCAGGCGATCATAGCGAGAATAAAAGCTCTCATAGACTTAATACTGAGCTTCAGATTTCCTGCTGGTCTATATGGCACATTCCATTTAGCTGATGGTACAGCGGGTCTTGTTTCAGCATTACAACAGTCCGAAGATAAGCCCGACATAGGTACTAGTGGTTATGGGACTGGTGTAATGGTGGTTGCAGGTGGTGTTCCTACTATACTTATTGATTTTTTGATCGCCCTTATGGGTGGAGAGGGAGAGGAATAATGAGCTTCGGTTGGAACTGTATGTTTCGTAAAGGACAGTGGCTAGAGTTTAGACGCTTTGTCCTTCTTCAAAGACAGAATGTAGGTTATCGTATCAACTACATAAATAAAGAGATTAGTCATATAGGAGAAATACGCATCTCTTATGAAAAGGTAGGTGAAGGCGAGGATCAAAGAGTAACAGAAAAAAGAGTGGGTCTTGAAGTTGGCGTGAACTCGGTTCTCGGCAAACTCTTAAAAGCATATATCGCACAGGGTGGAAATCCTTTTGACATCTCTATGTTTTTAAAGCCAGATTCTTATCAATGGGTAGAGAGAGAGGTAGAGGCAAGTAGTGAGCAAGGTACAGTCACTGACTCTCAAGGGAACACACAAAATGTGTATAAAAGTTATGATCTGCCCTATGGTGGTACTTTGTGGCCTAGAACAGCAACGGCTGAAGAATCCGAACAAGTAGACACATCGGGTTGGTTACCTCTACTAAAGTATCCAGGGTGGAGACTAGGTGGTAGTAATAAAAGCATTTACCCTAGAGCCGATGAGATAGGTGGGGTGATCTACCATGCTCGTAAATGGGCGACACAAGAAATATCTCATTTAAGGAACAACCTAGAAGCGAGGATCATCAAGCTCTGTGATTTAAGAGAACAACTCTTAATTGAGAGGGATGATCTCTTATTTAACGCTCTTTCTGGCACTGCGTCTAAACTAGCTCCTTATGATCCTAACATACAACTTGATGAGGTACATCTTTCACACATCGTGACCAACATAGATCTCAACTACTTTGAGGCTATGGATCAAGAACAGATAGATCAGATTGAAGGCCCTCCTGCTCCGAACACTGTTGACCGAGTTGCTTCAAGCGTACCCGACTTTAGCAAACTGAGGGATCGAGGACCAGAACCTTATTATAAATCGTTGCTTGACGATTATGAGAATGGTGAAGAAGATAACACAGCTCTATGATTTCTCTTGCTACAAATAAAATCGACTTCAAAAGAGGATGGTCTGATAAAGCCTTAGATGCGTTTCAAAAAGGCAAATGTAATATGTGTCTCATGTATTTCTCTGTAGGATTAATAGAGAGTGGATTCAAAAAGAACGGAGAGTATGCTGGAATGGAGCGTTGGTATTTAGCTGATACGGATATCTATATCTTAGTTAATACAAATACTTCCACTTGGGGATTCAATAATCATAGTCACTACCTCATAAAGGATTCTAAAGACTTCTTCGACATCATTCGGAAAGTTTGGGATGAGAGGACCAAACCTGTCGAATAGTTACTAATACAAGATCTCCGTTCTCTCGAAAGCGACTACGAAGAGTCCAAGCCATGTCTAGCGACTGATGGCTTTCATCATCACTGACAAATAAAACTTTACATTGAGTGTCTGTGCTAAACTTCACATAGATTAAAATTTGTCCCTTACACCCTTTCATGATGTATTCTTTAGGTGAAGCACTTTGCGTTATAGCAAACCCACAATCCGACAACACTTCTTTAAGGTAATCCCATGAGTGTATGTGAGGATTAGGATGCTCACATTTACGCTTACCATTTATTCTCTGTGTGAACATCGCCATGCCTAAAAGTCGGAGACAAGATATAAGAGAGTTCTTAGTGATACACTTTAAAAGTGAATCACAACCACAGACTGTGGAGAACTGTCTGAACGCTTATATCATACAGAGAGATTTGGGTGGAGACTATAAACTCAAAACCAACGAGGTTAAAACATCAAAACCCACTAGCAAAAAGTCTCGTGTTCGACTCAGAGATCAGATCGCCCAAGAGCTAGGTGTGGTGAAGCAAATGGGTTTGATATGCCGTCTAAGATATGGTGTCTATGTTAAGAAGTACCCACCTAGCAGATCACCTTAAACGCTTATTGATCTCCCTAACTAATGCAGAAGCGTCATCCTCTGGTTTAAAGTTCGTGTCTAACTCAAAGTTAAACTTCCTGTCTCTGGAACTCACAACCCAATTACCTTTAAAATCATCATACTCGATTTCGATCATTTCCGTTAGACTCAAACCCTTGCTCGGATAGATTTCGCCACGACCAATGTTTGAGTGTCCAAAAGTATAGTTTTGGAAATGGCAGTCTGTAAAAGGTTGTTTCTCTTCTAGGAGAGAAACTACTTTTTTGCCATCGTAATGAACCATCACATAGTCCTTAGTCTTAAAACGACCAGTGATTTCTACCTCCCCACTATTCCCGTCTTGCTTCTTGAACTCAACACTAGAGACATCCCAATCAACACCTGGGTTGTTCTCTTTGAGGTAACCAATCACATTTTCTTCTATTTCAGAAGCTGTCTCAAAGTACATCTCACTAGAGATAGGTAGCAACTGAGCTGACTTTTCAAGTCTGGCGACTCTTGATTCAAGGTCATTAATGATTTCTGAAGCTGATCTTCTCATGGGTCATTCTCAATTCTTTCTATACTCAGCTATAGCAGGTGTAAAATACTCCGATAAAATAACCTCTGAGACTAACCCCTTGCGTGTACTCTTGACTCGACCCAAAGTGTCTCGTAATTGTCTAATTTTTGATTCCATACAAAGACATATATTAGACCCTTTACCAAAATCTTCAGCGTCTAGCTCTAACCAGAAATCAATCTCGTATTTTATTCCCTTTATCATGAAAGAAACATCACCCCCCCCAAGTATGCTTTGAGAAATTTTCTCGTTATACATAGTCCCAATATTCATATCACTGCTGTTCATATGGAAGTTGTGTACTTTAATGTTTGTCGCACCTTTAGATTTAAGTGCTTTCATCATTTGTTTAGGGAAAGTCTTTTGTATTTCAATGTCCACACCCCTCGCATACGATAAAAGATATTTTCTCTGTTCATTTAAGTCGCCATAGTCATAAGGATAGCCATCGTCTTCTGGATTGCCCTCCTCGTCTTCTGGATAGGATCGTTTTTCAAGTCTAGCGACTCTAGTTTCAAGATTACGGATTATTTCTGATGCTGATCTTCTCATAATGGACACACCTTTCATCTAAAAGATGACGACAATAAATAAACTACTAATCATTGGTTTCACACAAGCCCCACCTAAAACAACCGATTTCATCTCTTCCTAGTTGTTCATCTGTGAAAAGTTCTTGTAATCCGTCTTGTTTCCCTTTAGCCCAAGATACCGCTTGCCTTATGTTTCCTTTCTTGAAGAAAGTGGCTTGACTCCCTCGCTCCTCAGATACTCTCTTCTCTAAGTTCTCTAAGTAGTCTATACGATCTGGATCTATTCTAGCCATATTACGAATGTCTGCTTTATTGGAGTATATACAAGGCCAACATCCAACTCTACTAGAACCCTTTAGATATAGAGGGTTTGGAGAAACACCGTTTTTCTGATGAATGTAAATCACATCTTCTTCTGACCATTCTAAAATAGGTCTGATTTGTGTCGCTTCGTCTTGCTCCTCTACATATCCAAAAGTAGATCTTCTGATCGACTCCCCTCTTCTAATACCTGTGATGTTAATGGGGAACTTTCGGTTCTTTAAGAAAACCTCCACTGCGTAAGTTCGATAACTTACAAGTTTAAGCTCATTAGTACACCATTTTAAGCGTCCATTCGGGAACATTTTTTTCTGTAATACAGCACTCTCCATACCATAAGCATGATCTTGGTAGTTGAGTTTTTCATTTTGAAGTTTGACTACTTCAACCCCCAAAATATCACTAAGGGTATCTACATACTTATATGTCAAAGGGTGTTCCCACCCAGTGTCGCAAAACACTGGAGTGAAAGGTATGTTATGTGTTTTTAACAACAACCCGACTGCTGTAGAGTCTTTTCCCCCACTACAACTTAAGATTAGAGGTCGATCTGTTTCTTTTAAGAATGCTATCGTTTCTTTTTCAGTGTTTAGTTCTAATGTCATTGTTCTACCTTTTTAAGAAGAGGTTTAATGACATTATACTATTTAAGGTTTAATGACATTATTATACTATTTAAGGTTTAAAATAATCGAATAACCTTTTCCAATCAAGAGGGTGTTTTAATCTGCCGAACTAGTTGTAAGCGATCTTTTGGATCATCTGGTAGGAGATGTGACATCCAACTTGGTGGATTTAATAATACAGTCTTCTCATAGGTCTAGTGATTGGGCTTGGTCTTCTAACAAAACCATCGTCAAGTCTAGCAAATCTTTTCTTTTCAACAGGGTACTTTTTAACTTTAGCTCTGTACTTTGTACCTAACTTGCCCTCTACTTTACCTAGAACTTCACCTCTAGCGATTTCTACAGCCTTAACACCTGCTGGGTTCGCCAACTTACCATAAGCACTTGCACCCACAAAAAGACCTGTATCTTGATCTTCCCAAAGAACAAAGAAATGGAACTGACCTGCTCTTGAACCTACTCCCTCTAAATACATTGTACCAATCTCATTATAGTTAGATACACCTGTTTTACTTTCAAGTGCTTGGTAAGCCGATCTGGATAACGCTTCTGTTTTTGATAAATTATCAGAAGAAATCTCGTTATCAAGTTCCTTTTGTTTCTTATAGTTCTCTCTTCTTCTTGCCTTATCTTCACCCATAGCTTTAGGTTTCGATCTTGGTTCTCTCAAAAACCACCCTTGATCTTCGGCGTGTTCAGCTTCGCCCACATAACCAGGTTTACCAGACTTTCCCCAACACTCTTTGTGGAAAACTGAAAAAGGAGCATTTTTCGCACTGCCGAGAGGTAGTCGTTTACCATTCATATTATAGTATCCGTCATAAGCCTCATCAATCTCAACTTTGCCGTTTGGGTGGACAACGACCAACTCACTCATCCATTTAGACTTATCAGACCATGCTTTAGGTTGTTTTGGAGTACGAACACCTGGGATAACAGGTAGGGGTGTTGTGTCCCATTTAAAGTGGGAAATGATAGACTTGCCACAAGCCATACATTTCCAAGAACTGAACCCTGCTGTTTTTTCAAGACGAGCGACCCTTGTTTCAAGATTATGGATAATTTCTGATGCTGATCTTCTCATAATGGTTTTCTCCTTTGGGTTTAAATCATATAAACATGGTGACCAATAAACAAATTACAAAAGGATTTGAATCATGACGAGAGGTAGAAATAAAACACCCGCAGAGAGAGCGTTGGAGGTCATCTGTACTATGGCTGGTGTCTCATTTGAAGAGTTCGAGGAGCAACTTAAGAAGTCTCAAGGAAACACAGCGACTGAGAGAGCGTTTCCCGAATCCTCATATAAAATGGTCAAGACGAACTACTTTAAGAACAGTTCAATCAGCCAACAGGAATGGAAAGACCTGTATCAGCACATCACCAACCCGAAGAGCAACTTTGGGGCTAACTAATGCCTTTAATCATATAAGAAAGATATCTACAAACCACTACTGTTCCAATATGAGAAACAGGAGATGAAAATATGAGTAATAACTTTAGACCCAAGCGAGGTTCAAGTTTCTTCCTTAAATCAATGCCCCGATCACAGTATGCGTTCGGGATCTGTCTGTCCTCTAAGTCTGATGAAGATGACGAGTATAAGATCATTCGCACAGATTTTGCAGATAATCCTTCGGAAGCTCTCAAACTCGCACTCGTACACACAGATATGTTCGACTTCCAAGACACTGACCTTTACGGTGTGGTCGAGTGGGATAAGACGATTGTTAAATCTCTGTCCCGTAAGCAACTTTTTGGTAAAGGTCTTGAGGTTCGTTTACTCACACATGACCAAGAGCAACCCTCCCCTTTTGTCGAGGAAAGCGTAGAAACTCTCTTCATCGAGGATTAGGTTTGTAACCCCTTGTCTATTAAGTCTTGAAAGGACAACACTATGAAAACACTTACACTTTTTTTTCTTCTTCTTTCCACTGCCTGTACCGATGCTACTTGGGATAAGTACGCTGTCTTAGGGAATAAGGCAGAGGTCAAGTGCTACTCTGGCCCCTTGCTTATCTTTCATGGGGTCAGCACAGGAAAGATAAGCAATGAGCAAAACAGCGATGGCTACTTTGCTCGATGGAATGTCATCTCTGTAGACGGAAAATGGAAACACATCGACACTACTAAGCCTGTTAGTGCAGGTGTAAGTGGGAACTGCACAATCATCTACATCGACTAAGCAAGGATCTTATTCATATCACTATATAAAGGAGAACCGAATATGAACCAGCAAGCCATTGACGCAAAGATCAAAGAGACACAATCTAAGATCAAAGAGTTGCATCCCAACTCTTGCACCTCATGTTCGGGTAGAGGTGGTCGGATAGTCCCTTCTTGGGAAGACAGTCGAGACATCGTACTATGTGGTGGGTGTGTCCTCAAAGGACTTGACCCCCTCGACATGACCAAAGATCTCATCCCCTTTGATTATGAGGGGGAGTACGGTACAGAATATATCGAGGAATGCATCCTTGATGGATATGACCCCCGTGAGGTCTCTGAAATGAATGGTCTTGAACTAGAGGATCACTATAAAAATTGCACCTCACCAACTCTAAGTGAGGGGATACTTTATGGGGCGTGGACAGGATTGCCTACCTTAGTTCAAAATCTGCTCGACCTAAAAGAAGAGATTCATCAAATACAAAAGAGGTATGCGAACCTCGTATTATCGGAGGACATAAAATGAAAGAGATCAAAGCAAAAATCCAAGACATAATGGAAGCCTACCCTAACATGAACATTGAGGGTATCTCACTGCCCATATTGTACACTAAGAGGGAGTCTCCTGCTCAACGCAAAGAACGACTCCAAATGCTTCGAGAATCTCTCTTAACTGATGTTGGGTGTGTAGAGGTGGCTACTGTCATAAAGTGGCTCAGAACCTCAAATAAGGCTCGTAGAACTAAACTGATGAACACTAAGTACAGTAGCTTTGGTCTAAAGACTTATGTAGAACAAGATATGGGTGTTGGAATCTCTAATGGTTCATTCATCGTAGGGGCGATGATTTGTGGATGCCGAGCCGAGCAAGTAAAAGCCTCAGAGAACGCACACCTCAACTTAAGGGTTAAAGGTTAGCCCTCAACTCTTAGGGAGATCTCATCTCGAAGAACAGGTTCAACTAAAGCAAAGATCGCTTCATCTAAAGACTCGTGTGTGGATTTATTCTCAAGGTAGACAACAACCCACTCTGAGGCATCCCTCCTAAGCACCACACTCAAACCTCGCTCGGTAATCAATGTGATGGAGGTAGGGGAGAGGTTTAAACGCACCCTAAGAGCAGTTTCTACCCCCCCTCTAGGGAAACTACCCAATGGGGCAGAAAACAAGCTCTTAACGATTTTTATGGCTTCATTTAGTGTTCTCATAGACACCTCCTTCATATAAGGATTGATGATAGATAATCTATGAGGAGATAGAGTAATGTGTAACCCCTTATCTATGAGATAATATAAGGGGTCGATAACCGACCACACCACTCCCAAACGGAGAACAAAATGAATACTCTAAAAACCAAAATCGCATCCAGCCTCTCAGTCACCTCAGCCATCATGCTAGTGATCATCCCGATGGTCATGGTTGTGTCTTGCATAGACACATTCAATAATGATTTGGGGGGGATCGAGGACGAGATTAGAGAGATCAACCGATCTGTCCAAGCTCAGATGTATGTCTGTGATGGTATCGAAGAGCCTGTCTACTATCGGGGGAGGAAAAGGTACAACGGGAATCACACCCGTTATCACAGGTACCAGTCAACAACGACTGGTCAAATGTATCGCCCCCGCCACAGACCCATCTGTCAAGAGTTAGGGGAAAGACCTTTCACAGAAGATAACCTTGAGCGAATCGCACAACTCAACTCTGAGATTTGCAAGGAAGGTGACGACCTATGGTACAGAAACTTGTGGTTCATCTGTCTTTGGGTCTTCTTCCTTGGATTCAATTTCTACCTCCATAGGGGAGATCGTAAACAACCTCGATTATAATGTTAAGGGGTGATCGCTAGGTTCTGACCTCTAGGTGGGCAGAAGGTCAAGAAAGGTATCCCCAAAATTGGATGGATGTCCGACCCACATATGATAGGGCCAACTGACGCTCCTGGCGAACCAATCACTACAGATGCTCCACTGATAGACACATTAGCGTTTCCCCTTAACGCAACCACATTAGCTGTCATCGCAATGACTGTACCTGCTGTGGCTACAACTGCACCAGCAGGAGCAAGGAACTTAGTGCCTGTAGGATCAGTCATTTGAACAGTCGTTCCCACAACTGTTTGGTCAGACCCTGCCACAATGGTTTTAGTCTCTGTACCTACAGCAATCGTCTTAGTGTTCGTAGCAGGCCCAATGTATATTTCTGACTTACCTCCAAACGCATTGGTGTATGAGTCAGAGGGTAAACCTGCACCACCCGTTACAGGAGACTCGGTTACTGTTACTTTACGAGCTGGTGATGCCAACGCATTAAACCCTGCTGGTCCTCCACACACTTGCTCAAAGCTACCCATTGAGGATTGCTTAATCGTGTCTGCTGTCTGTGATAATCCTGCACCAGTATTAAACTCCATTTGATCTGACGAAGCTAACCTTACTTGACCGACCTGTGAGAAATCTACAATAGGAGCTTTGAACGCTATTGCTGTACCCGACTGTATGCTAATCCTTTTAGTTCCTTTGATGATGACTGATACTGAAGCATCCGAACCATCTAAGGGATCTCCCTCCTCACTACCCGAACCATTGACTTCAACAGCCCCTAAAGAGCTAATGGTCGTCTTTGTTGTGGTTGCGAAGGTTGATTTATCACTCTGCACAAGCAGGTCATTATTAACCTCTAACAACGCTCCACCCTCTACTCTAGCTTCCATAGCATCTTGTGAAGGACTAGAAATGTTAGCCTTGAACTTCCCTCCTTTTGTGAAGGACACAAAAGAGTCGGCTATATTAGGTACGACAGGTGTAACTCTTAAAAGAGTAGCGGCATGATCCGAGAATGGTGTAGATTCATTCGCCACACCAAGCGTTGTTAAAGAAGGTACGACAGGTAGTCCGTAGTCCTCTTTACCCTTCGCTGAAAAAGCATCGTTGCCTACAGGTGTTCCTAACACCCACTCAATAAATGGAGGTGCGTTATTTACATCAGGTCGATTACTTGCCCTATCGGAATCAAACCCATCTGTCTGTTCTGTCACAGGCAGACTTCCATCTGCCGTGTGATTCATTTCTATACGATACTCGGTAAAGGCTAGACCGTTATTAAAAGCATTTTTACCAAACTCATTACCAACACGAAGGATAGACTTCCCACCATAAATGATGTCGCCTTCTCTGTTTAACTCATCATAGTTCTCATCCACAAACCCTGCGTTATACAAGAATACATACGGATCTAAATGCGTAGGGAAATCCCCATTAAAACCAGTACGCTCTCCCTCAATGTTTACACCTAACCCGTCAAAATCTTCTCTTTGAAAAACTGGGTGGGGCTGTAGTTCTCCTTGTTCTAAAGGGTTCTTGAAACCCTCACCACCACTGAAAGGGTTATAAGGATTACCCTCAGAGTCTATCTGTATGTCGGCATCCCACTTGATCCCGTCAGAGAACATCTCTCTCGGTAGAGTTCTAGCATCTCTCTGAACCATGCCTGCGTACACCCTAGCTCCCGACATCGCATGGAACTGTTGTAAAGACCTCATCACAATCGCTTGGTCTTGATCCCTTATGATGATCTCATTGGCTCTCCTATTACTCAATAGAACGCTCTCATCAAGTACCATATCAGCCCCTTGAGATGAACTCGCTCCTATATTGCCAGGTGAGAAATGTCTCATCTTATGTCGAACACGCTGATGGAAGTTTTGGACAATCTGTCTGTTCTTATTGTCCTCTAGGACACCCTCTTGAGGATCAAACCCTTGAGTCATGTGCCAATCATGTCTAACCCAAGGTGTTGAAGGCCACCACGCTAATATCGCAGGTGTCTTACCCGCTGTACCTGCTCTCGTGTCATTCGCAAACCAACCCACAACACACTGATCCCCTATCTCTGGTATACCTCCCATAAAGTGTCGGTTGCCCATAGAGGGCATCAATAACTCAACCCCTGTTAAAGCTCTCGTGTCCGCACCACTCCCGTTAAGGATTTCTAAAGTGCATCTCATCTCCTCCCAATGCATCTCTACAATCTGTGCAATGCACATAGAGAGAGCTGACCAACCCCTACTTGAATCAGCAGACTTACTCTCAATCGCTTTCTGTTCCCTCATTAAATTTACATCAGTCATTATCATCTCCTCCTACTCGTTTTGAGGCGGCTTTAATTGCTTTTGCTTGATCACTTAGTTGATCTAAACCTGCACTTGCACTTGAAACTGCTCCTGCAAATGGATTTCTAAACGATGTCTGTAAGGTATCTGCGTCTTCATCTACCTCAGTAAATGAAGATAGCAAGCGATTGTTACCTCGATTGTTAAAATCAAATCCATCACCAAAACCACTTGAAGTAGCAAAACCCCCTTGACCTGGTGGCACTCTCTCGATATTTTCACCTCGTAAAGCTGTCTGATGCTCTCTCCATTCAACTGATTTCTTCTCGGTCATATTTCTAATGCCTCTCAGTGCTGGGTTCTCAATCTCTAAGAAGTTGTCTAAGTCTAATGACCCCTCCAATAAGATTGCGTCTGTGCTGTGTATTCTACATTCGCAAACCACATTCCCATCTTCACTAGGGTAAATCTCTGAAAGAGCTGAAGGGATGTTCGTAATGATCTGTTCATCACTACGAGTCATTAACCTATTCGCTAACACACTCGCATCATCCTTGGTTATTGCGTTATCATCTGTATCTCGTTTTTCTGCGTCTAACCCTAACCCAACCCTAAGACGATCTCTATCTTCTGCTGATAGAGACATTACTCTGCGTATATACTGTTGCTTCAATCTCTTTCTAAAATCTGTTTGGTTACTGGCTTCATCTAAGTTATCCATCGCTTCATCTAACCCTTTCGGAGTCAATACCTGTGAGGGATCTTGCCTTAAAAGAGCGTCAAATAATGTGCCTCTTGAGGGGCTTAAACCACGACCATATTGATACGCCCCAAATACCTCATACCCCTTAGCATCAGAAATAGGGAAGATTGGTGTGATGGTAGGAGTCGTATCTTTTTTCGTTGTGTATGTAGTCCCACTGAGTTCTACCGTACCCAAATCTGCTGTAGGGAGGATCGTATTTGGTTTAATCGTTCTATATACAAAACCCCTCACCGCAGTTATTAACTCTTCTTGCGTTTTGACATTTGCTTCTGTGGGGTTTGCAGTTAGCTCTTTCCATTTATCTTCATTGTACGCAAGCTTTACTTTCTCTTTAGTCAACTTTCTAAGAGCATATACGATGACGGAAGCAAAGTGGCTGGCCAACGAGTTTGTATTTGTGACTACTTTACCCGCCCGACTCCGTTTAGCAGTTGGAGGGAACTTAATGTCTAGTCCTGTACTTTTACTTTTTTTAGAAGAGGCTAAGGTTTCCGTTGTTCCTGCAAAGATCTCTGTACCATTTGCAAAGTAATCACTTGCTTCTGCACTATCCCAATTCGCTACAGGAAAGTCGATTCTAAGAAGAGGTACTTTCAGTTTGTCTATTTTAGGGTCTGCTGATGCATTGAAGAATCTTTCAATGATAGTACCAGCCTTTGTATTTTGATTGAAGTTTTTTGCTTTAAGCAATGCACCTTTAATATGTCTATACAAACCCTCCCAATACTCAGTTCCTGGTTTATAGTTCCTTTGAAACCAAACCTGTGAGATTTTAAGTATAGGGCCTTTTGACTTACTTACAGAGAATTGACTAGTAACTTGAAAAGACAAAGATGTGATGTCTTTAGTCGGCACATACTCTACACCATTAGAATACATTGTTTTCGTCATCAAACCCCTAACGATCTGTCCACGAGTGGATGAATCATTGCCGAAGACAACGGTATCCCCATCTCCATCGGGTTTAGCCTTGACTACATTATCCTTAACAGTGTCGGGTACATTGTCATTGAAACGAAGTTCGGGAACTTCTCTTTGTGTGTCTATGTTGTACTCAGTCAACTCTGGACCTTGATGTTCGGGACTTGGGTGTGATGATGAATAGTATCTAAAGTAACCCTGTGCTTTCGGAACAAAGCTCGATTTCTTATCCGAGAGAGCTGACATCAAGTTCTGTAAGGGAGAGTTGCTAGGATTACGACCCTGTGGTGATTGGATAAGGTAAATAAGGTCAAGGATCGTAGCTGTATTAGATTCCCCTGTAGGGTTGGGGTTTTTCTTTGTGCCTGCTTCACCATAGACACCTGCTGTACCTACTGCCTTCTGGATGTCGCCCTGTACTGATTCCAATCTATTAGCTTCTTTTTTCCTTGCTTTTTCAACCTTCGCGGATTGACCCCCTTTCCCTATCGCCAATGCGGCATTCCCTGCGTCCTTACGAGATTTATCCGTAATCGTCTTTAACTCTGCTGTGCCTGCAATCTCACCCTTCACTAAAGGAAGCACTACTTTTCTTGGTGCAGACCCATCACTTGAAGGGACCATTAAAAACCAAGGGCCTTTACGAAGATCCACATTAGGCTCTGCATTGAGAATACCCAATCGCATACCCTCATTGATAATCATGTTCCTATAACGCACACGCTCCTTTGGTTTTTTACCTCCTATGTTATGGAAGTCTGGTGTATAGAACAACATACTTGGACTAATGTTCTGGTGGTCAAAAGCCATGACCACATTGGGGAATCCAGTGATCTTTTTATAAGCAACATCACTGTCTTGTGATTGAGCATTAATTTGTCTGCTACCCTCATCTGTTCGATCATACCTCTTGTAAATATATCTTTCGGGTAACTCGGTGCGACCTAGATCTACTGCACGAGAAGGATCATCCCTATACTTAACTGAAGCATCTCCTGGTGGAATAAACTTTTTACGCTGACAAGTTAAGGTAAGCGATGTCGTGCATGAGCCACCATAACTGAATGAATGATTGATTGATTCCACATAATAATAGCAATCGTTCTCCTCAATGTAGACAGGATATCCTGCTTTCATTTCGGGTCTTAGAGGAATGGTCACACTACACCCCTCTGTCGTCTTATTTTGCTTGTCTAATTCTACAGCCGCCGCATAGTATGCTTGCCTTCCATTACTGTAAAAAGATGAGTCAAAATCTTGACCCTTCCAACCATATTTGGCGACCAAAGCGTAGTCCACATAGACACCCTTAACACCCCATTCTCCTGTAGGGGCGACTCCATTAAAGTTCCTAAAGTGAGATCCCTTCATAGTAACATAAGTCGCTTCGGGTTCAGCATGGGTAAAACTAATGTCGATTATATCTTCTCTGTAAATGTTATAGACTCGATCAGAAGAGGTATCCATGTTGTACATAGGGGGTTTAAATACTAAGTCTCCATCCATGTCTTGGTAGAACTCATAGCCAGTTGCTTCACATACACGATTCGCTATGCTTTTCTTACTCTCCATGTTTGACTCAAAGAAAGAGATTTGACCAAATGAACCTAAGTCGGGTACGAAAGGTTTTAGTTGGAAAACACTCAACCCTTTCTTATCTTTCTCTGTTACTTTACCTAATAACCTCGCGTCCATTGTCCTTTGAACACGACCCTGTGTTGCGTTGTTATGTTCAAACGCTATCAAACCAGCCTTAACCATTCGAGAGAAAGAAATCCCTTTACTTTTCTCTTGTGAATAAGGTTTCTGTTGTTGTTTAATTACTCCCCTAAACTCAGCCTGCTTTTCACCTTTAGTCACAGTTTTATTCGCTACGATCTGTGTCTCTATCGCTGAATACATACGACCCGATGCACCATACATACGAAGCCCATACATACCATTCTTGAATCGTTGCTCTAAGTACCTAATCATCAATGAGTAAAGCTGAGGTCCTGTACCCGATCTCGCTTTAATGTTCGACTTCTTTGATAAAGCGAAACCAGTACCCTCTGCACTACCTCCTGAATCTAAGAACAAATCATAAATGACTTGGTGAGGGGTCATCCCTGTATATACATGACCTCTAAGATTAACTGAACCACGAGACATCGTAGGATCAGCGGCAAAGTATCCTTGCTGTGTATTGATCTGTTGGTTATCCCAAAAAGAGAGCATATTTCTCGTGGATATAGACACATCATACGCCCCGTCCGTTAGTGAGACATCAACTCCCGATATGACTCCATGAAAGACAGGGTAATAAGGTCGAATCTCAGTATCTGGTGCTGATAATGTTTCTCCATTCTCTAGGTCTATATTGTCAGCTTTTAAGGCAAGCTCTTTTACTTGGAAGAATCCCCTATAATAAACGAAAACCTCAATCCCCGATACGAGGATAAACTTACCGTCTTTATATACAGAGTCTCCATAAGCCCAAGGGATCTTCAAAGATATATCACAACCGTTAGATCCATCTACCCCACCACTTGCACTCACTGTAGTGATGAATCTTGAGAAATCAATCTTGTTCCTACAAGTTGGGCAACCAGGTAATGTTGTTTCACCATTAAAAGTAACGATGGCATCGGGAGTCCATGAACGAGTCTTTCGGTACTTATTTACAAAGTCTTCTGACCAGTTTCCTGCGTATGGTCTATTACTTACTTTCATATTAACTCCTTAAAAGCCACCTAGATCAACATCGCCTGCTATAGAAGATAAAGCGTCAAGGGTACTTTGACCAATCGAACTAGCACTGCTTCCTATATCACTGAGATCATCACCCATCTGACCTATGCTACCCACTTGATCGGCACTCGCTGAAGGTGGCTTCATAGGCAATAAATGAGACTTATATTCAAAGCCCTCTTGGGTGTGCTTAAACACCGTAAAGCTCATACTAAACTCAATCCCACCATGTGGTTGATCTTCGCTTAAAGAATACTCCATGCTCTTAAGACGACCTTCCCAAGTCTGTCCATCATAGTGAATACATTGTGTACCCACTGCATGATAAGCTCTCGACCTACCAAGAAGATCTACAATAGTCGCACTGTTCCTATATAAAGCGAGGATGGATGTTAGATTTCTGAACGCTAAACTATCTCTGCGACTCACATATTGTAAGCCAGATATGCCTTGAATGTTCCCGTCAAAGTCTGGTACTTCTACTTTATCTCTACCTGCTATAAATGCACCTATCGTACAGTTGATTGTGATCTCGGTTTGTTCCTCTCCCCAACGATGAAAGATAAAACCATAGCGAGTTACATCTCCATAACTCTGCCGATCTGTATAGTTAAAAGAAATAGAGTTAGGGTTGATAGCAAATACAATAGGGGGCAAGTCTAACATACGCCTGTGTTGTGCCATGATTGAACGGATCTGATCTCGGTCTGTAAACCCAGCATCTTGTCTTAACTCATTGTTCTCATCTCTTCTCGCTCCATCTATTGGTCTTAATGCGTAAGTAGGGAGATTAGGCTTGAACATCGCCACCTCTTTATTCTGCATTGAAGAAATCCTGCCCCTAGACTGACTGACACCACTAAAAGGCTGACCACTAGGGTTTTTTATATACTCACCAATGTAAGGTGGGTTTAGCCTCAATACAAAAGGAGACATGGATCTTAAATGTTCCATACGACCATGTTCTAAAGGGATCGCCCCTGGATTATCTTCGGGGAATAAAATAAACTCTTCTGTGGTTGGTAAGTCTACAAAGGGCTTTGTGTCTACTGTTGCTTTAGCCATGACTAAAACCTTTCTGAAGGCATTTGAGTTCTTACTCCATGATACTCCCTCTCCACTTGCATCGCCAAACTCACATTAAAACTGTAAGGTGTGTTTGCGTCATCTGTCACACTAAAAGACTGAAACCACCCGAACCATACCCCTCCGTCAAAGATCATCTTGATCTTACCTTGTACGATGACCCTACCTGTCTGATCATAGATCGACCCATTGTTATGAAAGAGAGCGAGTAGGTCGAGGTACTTATCATAAGTGATTGTCTCTCGTCTTGTGCCACCTATACTTGTTCCGATAGTTGTTTCTTTAAGTGGTGGAGGACCCATGAAATCAGTGTAAGTTGTCGATGTTTGAGAGTTAGGGGGGATTGTTACTGGGCCAGTCACTGCACTTAGACCAGTATAGGGTCTGATGAAAGCACCACTAGATGCTTCAAGTGATATGGTCGTAGGGTTATCTCCCCAATAGTATTCAATCCAACCACTCAGCGTGGGAGAAATCTCATGCTTCTTCTCGTATGAGAATGAGATGTTCTTCGGGTTTGCGTGTAAGGTCATCTTCACATCATCGGGCAACAAAGAGGTAACCCCATCGGGAGCGACTATATCAAAGACAAAAGGTCTAATACCTAGATTGGAATCGGCTATGTCTTTATGTGGTATGGGTGATTTAATCATCTAGTCCCTCCCATGATTTTATCTTGTGCTTTTTTGATTTCGTTCACAACTTGACGACCAGTGTCCACAGGGTTCTTTGATCCATCAACAGTGATTGAGATGTTAAAGTTCCCACCTCCACCTCCACCTCCATATTTAGAGATGGCTTGATCTACATAGTTATTGACAGCCCCACCTGGTTTGGTCATCGCCATTGCACCACCACCTAAAGGGGAGGGGAGATCTTGAGGGTCAATGCTCCAAAGATTGCCTCGTCCATCAAGCCAAAAGTCCTTCTTTTTTTTAGCTTTAGCTACTATTTTTTTAGCTTTAGTTTCTGCTGGAGTACCTGCTGTGTTACCTGCTGTAGTACCTGCTGGAGTACCTGCTGTGTTACCTGCTGGAGTACCTGCTGTAGGAGTTCCTGCTGTAGCAGGTGTAGAGTTAAAGCCTAATAGAGATCTTGCCGCTTGATTGCCAGTTAAAGCCCTACTATTAACCATACGCTGTATCCCCTCTTCTCCTTTTCTCTTTTGATAAGCGTCATAGACCTTTCCAGCGGAAGCCTCTTTACCTAAACCAAGCATATCTCGCATCTCTTGTATCTCTTTATCTTCCATTTCTTTTTGGGCCTGAATATACGCATTTTTTGCAGTTTCTTCCTCTATCTCTTGTCTTGCTTTAGCGTCTACCTTCGCTTGGTTTTGGAGGTCTGATTTCTTTAATGGAGCGTTTAACTCTGCGACTGCCTCTTTCGATAGTTCTGCATTTACATCCTTTTCACTTATGTTTTTTCCAATCTCCTTATCCCATACATCTTCAACTAAAGTTTTATCCTTTCCTTCCTTATCCTTCCCTATTAGTTTCCTGGTAGATTGACCCATCGCCATACCCTTAGAAGAAAGATCCAATCTCATTTCATTTTGTGCCATAAATTTCAATACTTCGGGAGACATTTCTTCTCTCTTTGTAGTAGTAATATACTTCATAAGATCACGATGCGTACCCCCTCCTATAATATCTGCGATAGGGGCAAACTGTTTAGCGATCTTATCCACTGCTTCCCCTAAAGCACCCTCCTCTTTACCTGTCCTCGCTCTTGTTTTTAGTGCTGTGTCGCCACTCAATCTTAGCATTTCCTCTTTGGTCTGAGTTCCAACTCCTAAATGATACGAGGTGGTCTGCAAGTTCCTTAACTGTTCTCTTGATCTACCCTCTCTTGCCTTTAACTCAACTAGATCTTTTTCTTTCTGAGCTAGTGCTTTTTGGTCAGCCTCATACTTTTTCTTCTCCTTACCGTCCATTTTCTTTTTAAAAGACAAACTGTGGAGTCTTTCTTTTTCAGCCTTAATCTTAGCTTCTTCTAACTTTTTCTCCTCAGATAGAGCTTGGACTCGCTCTCCCACGAGTTCTAAGGCATCTTTTCTGTTCTGTTTCTCAGCAGGATTAGCCCCCTTACCAGAGAAGAAAGACACCATATTATATATCCCACCCGAAATGTCATTCAAGATCCCTGCTATCGTGTTATTCAAGACATCGAATACAGAGGTAGTTGCTTTGATTCCTTCAGATAAATACTGCTCTTGGGTTTTAGCCGCTTCTTCTGGTTTGAGTCCTTCAAACTTAGCCTCGTCTTGTGCTTGCAAGTAATCAGAGAAGTTATCAACAGCCGTCTTAGTTGATAAGGAAATAAGTTTACCGTCTTTTGCTTCCAACCCTTGTTTCGCTAAGAAGGTCTTTTCCTCTGAAGTAAGTTTTCTATCGTCCTTATTAGCCACCTTAGCGATTTCTTCGGCTTTCCTCATATCACCCTTCATTGTTGTTTGAAGTTGGGCGAACGCTTCTATTTGCTCTTTAGTGACATCAAACTTAGTTAACATTTCTTTTGTAACCACGCCTGCATCATTTAAATCCTTGTCTCCAATCCTAGACTCGATCATAGAAAACTTAGTCTTTAAGTTTGCCGAGGCCCCCTGCTCTTCTTGAGCACCTTGCACCTCTGCCGATGTCGCTTTATCTTTTGTACCTCTAGCAAGCCTTATGAACTTATATAGTTGATCGGTGAACTCTCCAGTTGCATCCTCCCCCCCTACTTCTTTCATCCTCGAAAATAAGTCCTGTCTTCCCTTATTATCAAGATGTGCTAACTTTTTGATCAGATCTGCTTCATCTTCCGCACCTAGCGTTTTATCCTCCATAAGTTTTTGCATCATGCCCCCTTTCCCAGTCTCACCCCCGAAAGACTCCTTAAAGGATTTCCCAAACTTAATCGCTTCTACCTTTAATGTCTTTTTGACTTCCTTTGACTTGGCCAGCATATTACGCTTCATTTGTTCAAGGTATCCCTCACTTCTGAACCCAGAGAACAGAGATTGTAGAGCTTTATCTAGTCCACTCTTACCAAGGACAGAAGCGAATCTAAGGAATAAAGTACCAGCTTCTTTTGTTCTGTAGTTCATGTTCTCAAGTTGGTCAGTGAGTTCTTGTACCTTCTTGAAAAAGTTCCCTGTAGAGTAGCTTGATTGTAAAGCCATATCTCTAATGTTGGCAAAGTCTCCTGCCATTTTGCCAATAATAGAACCGTCTTTAGCAGACACCCCTAAGTCATGTGAAAACTTAGCCATGTACCCTTGGGCTTCGTCCATCGAGATACCAAGACCAAAAGCCATACCCTTAGCTGACTTCATGGCTTCTTTCATTTTCACCATGCTTGATTCTTCACCCCCAAACTGTTTGATACCCATATTCAAACTATTAAAACCAGCCACTAGAGCCATCGTATCTGCAAGGGGTATACCCATAGCGTTGGCAAAGTCTTTATCTCTAAAGGTGTCTCTTACTTTCTCAAGATTTTTCTGTGTGTCTCCTGTCCCTAATTTAATATCGTCAATCGCCACACCACCCTCTAAGAGAGCTTTATTTGCTTCGAGGACAGTTCCCTCTACGAACTGAAAGAGCTTTACGAGCATCATGATTGAGCCACCTATAACAGCAACCGTACTTACTACCTTAGACAGTCCACCGAGCATATCCGCAAACTCTTTACTTCCTTTACCTGCCCCCGCCTTTTCTTCTGCTTCACCTGCTTTCTCAGATAAAAACCCACCTAATGATTTAAGACCTCCTGCAAAAGTGTTACCCCAACTCTCAAGATCCTTAGCTCCCGAAGTGAAAGCACTAACTGACGCTTCAAACCTGTTAGAGAACTTTTCTTCTATCATAGCACCAGTTTTACCAAGTTCTTTGATACGCTCTTCTCGGTTCTCTAGCACTTTAGAGTATTGTAGGAGACTATGCTCTGCCCCCTTACCAAACTCAGCGGCATTCTTCTGCATCAGTTTAGCTTCTCTAGCCAACTTGTTTATTTCTTGATTGATTTTCCCAACGACCTTGAGCTGTGCGTCCCTCCCTTTTGCATTACCCTCTTGATCTAATTTGAGGAGCTTTTCCTTTGCCTCTCTAAGATTGTTAGTCGCCTCAACCTGTGCTTCTTGAGCTTGCTTTGCGGCTGTAATGATACGCATTGCAGATTTCTCATCGCCTGCCCTAAGAGTCTTGTCGATGAGTTTGTCTTGTTCTTTAAGGACAGCTTGTAGGTCTTTAATCGACCCGATTGACCCCTTTAATATGTCAGACTGACCAGACTCGTTGATCTCTTTAAGAACAGTTGAAAAAATGTCCGTTAACTCTGTAGTGTTAGCCATGATCTTACCTCTCTAACTTCGGTAAAGGTCTGTTCGCAATCTGCTCTTGCAAAGATGGCATCTTGCCACCAGGGACTTGTTGTGACTTAAAGTATCTCTTGGAAAGATGTTCAGAGTATTCTTGACCTTCATCAAAGTTAATCGTGCTTCGTTCTCTTCCTTGAGTCATCTGAGCCACCTCTTCATCTGTGTATGCTCTAATAGGTGAACTCATAGATAAACTATTCATCTCGTGAACTTGCATCGCCATTTCACGAGCTTCTTGTGCTTGACGACTAAGAAATCCTTTTCTTTTTTCCATGTGCTCCATCACTTGGGATTTATATTCTTTCACCGCTTTATCGTGATTGTCCTCTTTACCCTCAATCCAATCCCAATACTCGCCCTGTAGCTCCTCTACCGATTTCTCGGCTTTGAGTTTTTCTTTCTTCTCATCATTTAAATCACCTTTATTCGCCTCCTCGATTAACCTCTCTCGATACTCCGATTCTTTCTTCTTTCGCCCTTCCCAATCCCTCTGTGCTTTTTGAACACCTTTAGGGTTCATTGAAGAAGCAATGAAGAACGCCCGACCCCATTCGTCTTCTATATCACCCTTCTTATCTTCTGCTTCGTTATAGGCGATCCAACTCTTTTGTAAATCGGTGAGGGGAAAGCTCTGTGCTGTAAAAGTCATCCCGAACCGAGATGCTTGTTTCCACTCTTCCCACAAAACACGAGACTGATGTGTATAGCAAAACGCTTCAAAGGAACTCGCAAAAGAGTGAGACTCCTTCACACAACACCAGTAATATCTTATGACTCTCGTAGTAAAACGAGGGCAAGATAGAAAGTGTTTTAAGACCTCAAACGAGACATCTTGAGAGACATCAAACCCCCCAATAGACTGCAAAGTCCTAGCCAAGATGAAAGAGCTTTTTTCGACCTCGTACTCAGCATAGTCATCACTACGATGTACATCTTCGAGCATAGGTAGTCGAAACCGAAGTGTATATCCCTTTTTAACAGAGACTACTAAGCCTTGACCACCAGTCTTAATGTAGTCGTGTATGGCTTCATGGTACTTCTTTTTCATCGTTCTCAAGATTTTCTAACTTTTGAGAAACTTCAAGGTTTTCAATACGAGCTTTCAACTGCTCTTTTTCTACCTCTGTGTCCTCAATGTTTATCTTTAAACTCTCGTCTAGTCCTTGCTCTAGCTCCTCTGATAGAAGCCCATACTGCTCGAATAACTTAGATAGTACATACTTAGACCAACTGTCCATTACTTGAACAACTGCTTCTTCTTTAGAAACCTTAACTGCTTTACCATTTGGTAATGTGTCGCCTGTCTCGATTTCTTTTAAACCACGCAAATCGAGATCACCTACTTGAATGATAGACCGAGCAAGTGTCTCTCTACGAAAGGTGTCCGCAAACTCAACAGCAGATGAACCCTCAAGTTCGGGCAACATTTTCTGTACCTCAAGCTCCTCTTTTGGAGTGAGGTGCTTGATGAAGACCTTAATACCTTTAAGGTCTACTTCTCTTTCTCTTTGACAGAGTTGAGTAAGAGGAGACATCAACTCAAAGAGTTGTGATAAATTGATTGTCATTTTATTTTCATCCTGTCCGTTTATTTGTAGAGGGTACGGCTACCCTCATAGTACCATGTTAGGCTAAAGATTATGCAGGTGCTTCAGGTGCTGGAGCTACACCTGAAGCAGACGCACCTGCTGAACGACCCGTAGCAGTAGCCGCTCTCTCATTGTACAGGAGTGAACTGTTCTGACCAAGTGTTGGATCATTACCAGTAGCCATGAACTCACCATAGGTAGAGTATAGGTCATGCACATCTGTGATCTGAGCTTCGATATTCTGCTGAATGATGCCACCATCGGCTGACATCTCACCATGATCCATCGAAGTGATCCAACAACCCTCACAATAAGTGATGAGTGCTTTGTGTATTTGTGAACCCACTGTACCAGCTTCACCCTCGGCATTAGGTACAGCACCATCTCCTAATGCATTATTTGAATTCAATCCTCCTGTCGCATTTTGCGATGAGAAATCGACATCAACAAGGCCATTGGGGCCAGTAGCAGGTGCTTCGGTGTCAGCAAGAGTTGAGAACACAAGCTGTTGCTCAATGTCGAAAGGCCATCTGTGATGTTGTAAAGTACGAACGGGTCCATCAACACCACCTGCAAAACCAAATGCTTGGTGAGCATTTGAGAGATAAAGAAGGGTACGAACAAATGAAGCACTGTGAGGGTCTGAAACACCAGGTACGAGTTCAGCAATCTGATCCCCGAAACCTACACCACGATATGGTTCTGCACCTCTTGAAGATCCAGAGATTGAGAATGAAGCAACCACACCGATCTGATATAGAAGTCCATCTGTACTTCCATAAGCAGGTGTGAGAATACGACACTTTTGAGAAACAACGGCACGAGTGTTTGGGGATGAATTGAACTTATACAGGGCAGAAGTACCTGCGATACCTGCTTGTGGGTTCATATCTTTATTATTTGCTGGCATAATGTCCTCCTAGATTGACATGAGAGCTAAGGGAAAGTTTTGTTATTCATTTATATTTGAACTATAAACGAACTATTAAAGACTATGTGAGGTTGTGTATATGTCATTTACATCAAATGAGAAATCTTATGGTGGGTATTCGTCTTTCTCTCCCATGCGTCACGCTGAACGAGAAGGCGATAAAAAAGAGAGAAACAAGAATGTACCCGCTTATGTTCATGATAAGGTAGAAGAGATCATGGAGAAGCAAAAAGATAAAGATGAGGGTAAGGCATGGGCTGTGGCGTGGTCGATTTATTGTAAATATAAGAAACCAGGATCGGATCACTGTAAAAAAGAGAAGGACGATTATTTCCCTAGTCGGAATAAAAAAGCCACATGGACAAAACAAGAGCAACGAGAGATCAGAAGAAGAACACTTAGGATCATGGGTAAATTAGATCAGCTCGTGAGTAAAGGTCTCCAACACATCACTAAGATCATTAAAGTGAACACGAATACAGAGCGTGAAGAACAACTTGTATGGCATATGTTAACCTACGGTAAGTTCCCTACCTATATGTTCAAAATATCTACCGAAGCTCGTATCTTAGGTAAGATTTCTGGCCTAATGCACCACGATAAGAAGGTGTCTGACATCACTTACCAAGAAGAGAAGGTGGCTTACAAAACACTCTATAAGATTTGTAAATACTGCCACATTTATTGGTCTAGTAAAGTGTGGTCAAAAGTATGGATTGCATCGGGCGACATTCCGATTCGTACTATTCGTGTTGAGTTTTTAACGCTTCATAATGTTGAGTTCAATGTAGAATATACAAGATTGCTTAGGTACTTATTTGATAGCTGAAATCATATAAAGTACATTCCACACCCATAAAGGAGGGGTGTACTCATATGGACAATAAGAAACTACTCGCTACGATTGAAAAGCTCAGAGAGATAAGAGTCAAAGAAGATCTTACCCCACCTGCTTGTAAGATGCTTAATACACATATGCCTAATGGTGGGGAGATAAAGCTAAGACAGTATCAGATACAAGGTGTGCTTCACCTTTTGGCAATGCCTAGATTCGTTCTAGGTGATGATACAGGACTTGGGAAAACCCTACAAGTAATCGCAACACTCGCTTATTTATGGGAAAAACGACCCGATATACCAGCAATCATCTGCACGACTAAGAGTGCTGTTGGTCAATGGGAATCCGAGTTCGATAAGTTCACTACAGGAGTAACGATCTTCAAATGCTTGGGGACTAAAAAGAAAAGAGCGAAAATCCATGCCGAGTTTAAAGAATTTGTGGGACCAAAAGCTATGGTCATGGGATATAGAACAGCAGTAAATGACTTTCAATACCTTCAAAGCATGACGGGTCATGTAATGGTCTTCGATGAAGCGACTGCTTTTAAAAATGATCGTGCTCAAGTTCACCAAGTCTGTCTACACCTTGCAGGTTCAGCAGAGCGTGTATGGTCTTTATCTGCAACCATCATTAAGAATAGACTCATGGAAGCATGGGCTATTTATAAGGTGACTGTCCCCCATATCTTTGGGAATAAAACTAACTTTATGCGTGAGTATTGTATCACTAGAGATCAAACAATACCTGGTTCTCGTAGGCGTATTAAGATTGTGGTTGGACACCGTAAGCGTGATATAGAAGCCTTTCGTGAACACATTGATCCTTACTTTTTAGGTAGACCAAAACATGAAGTCGCTAAAGAGTTACCCCCACTGACAACTAAAGTCATCCACTGTGATTTGAGTAAACCTCAAAAGAATAAGTATGCCGAAGCCCTACAAGGTCTACTTGAATACACAGACCCCGAAACTGGCGAGGTGATGGAGCGAGAAGTCACGAAACTCACAGCAGTTACAGTTTGTCAGCAAATTGTAAACCACCCTGCACTTATCGACTGCGATGGGGAATCAGGTAAACTAGAGACTCTACTTGATGTTTTAGATAATGAACTTAACGGTGAAAAAGTGATTATCTTCTCTCGATTTAGGGGCATGATAGATATTCTTGAGGCAGAACTAGAAGCAAAGAAGATTAAAACCGTTCGTATCACTGGTACAGAGAATGGTAATCAGCGTATGGCTAGTCAAAAGGCATTTCAAGATGAGAAAGATGAGACTAAAGTTTGTCTCATTACAATGGCGGCGGCTGAAGGTATTAATCTCCAACTCGCTAAAGCGGTTGTCTTTTATGACACCCCTTGGAGTGCTGGTGATTACTTGCAGATCATTGGTCGTATGATTCGTATTGGATCAATTCACGAGAAGGTATTCAGTTATCATATCTGTGCTCCTAAGACCATTGATGAGCGTGTAATGAAAACCCTAAAGGCTAAGATGGGTTTGATTGAAGCTGTCTTAGGAAAGCGTCTTAAAGAGGATGGGGAAGAAGACTCAATTCTTGAAGTCGGTCAATCCGAGATTGCTGATCTCTTTGATGGTCTACTTGACGATGCGAGGGACATTATAAAAGTTAAGTAATCTGTTCTTTATTGATCTCTTATTCATATAAGGTGTAGCAAAGGAGTCATTATGGATAAATGTAAAAAATGTGGTGGTGTAGGCTACACACAAAAAGATAATGGACACATGGGTATGCCTCAAGCTATCCAATGCGATTGTGTTATTGATAAAGCCCTAGATGAACAAGCAGAGAGGGCATGGACACATTTAAGCGTAGCTCCCATTCGCAAGCGTTCTATGCTTAACGGTAAGGTTTCTAAGAACCTTGTCATCACAGCCACTACAGATCAGTTGAGATTACATCTTAGATCTGCGTTAGGAAATCTTAGGAATCCTAATGTGTTTGTCAAAGTCATTGGGGATCACACGCTCATGTCTTCTTGGCTAGGGTCTATGATGATTCAAGGGAAAGACATAGCAGACCCAGACTTTCAGAGAGACTTAAAAGTTTACTCTTTGGATGACCTTGCTGAAGCACCGTATCTCATGGTGATAAGGCTTGGTACAAAAGTAGCACGAAATGCGGCTATGTCTGAGGTCGTTGTTGAAACGATTGAGATTCGAGAACATTTGAAGAAACCTACTTGGCTTATCATTGATCCCGACAAACCACTTGAGGAAGGGCATATTGCATGGAGTCAATTATTAGAGGACACGATTCACCCTTGGGATCGTATAAACCTTAATGAAAATACTTCCTCAAGTCGTACCCGAACTTCAAAGAAAAGCGTATCTAATATGGGGCAACATAAGCGAGTGAAACTATGAGTGATATTTTAAGAAGCATACTCCCAGATGAGCCAAGAGGTGATGACCCTAAGCTCATGTTTCAAAACTACTGTTCTCTTAAGGAGTCTGTCTTACGCTTTGACTTACCCTCAGAAGTCAATGTGTTCGAGTATGTTGAGGACTTCACTCTCAAGCATGGTCATTTACCTTCGCAACAGGGAGTTAGAGAATACTTTGAAGAGAATCAATCCTTTGATGAAGCAGATCGTATTCAACAGATCGCTAACCGACCAGTCTCTTATCGAGGTGACTTTGTATCCCTAATCGAAAGACGAGTTGAAGAAGGTCGGATGACTAAGTTAGCTTCTGTTATGGCTGACGCTAAAGTCATCGCTCGTACAGGGCTTGAGGTTAAAGAAGGTCGGACAAAGAAGATCATTAAGGGTTCAAGGGATGCGGGGAACTTCCTACTCAATGAGATTGCTAAGATAAACACCCCTACCTTTGGCTCTCGTATCGGGGGAGAAATCTTAGGTGATGGTGAAGACTTTTGGAATGAGTATGAACGCACTTGTAATAAACAAACTGACATCCTCCCACAAACAGGGCTATCTATTATTGATAATGCTATCGGTGGGTTCAAGAGAAAAGAACTATACATCATGGCGGCTTTTACAGGTCACCTTAAATCTACCTCAAGTTTAAATTGGGTTTACAATCAGTCTGTCTATGGAGGGACTGATACACTGTATTTCTCTCTTGAAATGCACTATACTCAATGTAGACGCATCATCTATGTCTATCATTCTATGCACCCTAAGTTCCGAGATAAGCGTATCGCTTTGGGTATACAGCAGGGTCAAACAGATGCAGGTATTGATCCAGACAAGATCAAAAAGGGAACACTTACAGAAGATGAGCGTTCTTACATGAGAGATGTCATTGAAGATCTCGACAACGGTATGAAACAAGGAAATTATGGGTCAATCCACATTGAGGTTGCCGATCCCGATGTTCTTGACTTCACAGTTGAAAACATCCGTACTAGAGCCGAGCTACTTTATCAAAAGGCCCCTTTCAAGATGATGGTGGTAGACCATGCTTTATTGGTCTCCCCTCGTAAGTGGGTAGCGTCCACTACGGATCGGTTAAATGAGGTCATCAGAGATCTTAAAAAGACATCTCTTGGATTTAATCGTGGTGAAGGTATTCCTGTCTTATGTCTGTTTCAGATCAGTCGTGAGGGTTATAAGTCAGCCGAGAAAAACGGTGGGTCTTACAACCTCACTCACTTGAGTTATGCAAATGAAGCAGAGCGTTCTGCTGATCTTGTGATCTCAAGTTGGTATGGTGATGATAAGCGTGAGAACAGTTTGGTTAAATACCAATGCCTCAAGTCTCGTGACCAAGCCCCCTTTGAAGAGTTTGACGCACAAATCGCTTGGCCTTATGGTCGTATCCTCGATATGCCTTTACAGTTCCAAACGAACACCTCTTATAAGAGCAAAGGTAAAAAGACTGAAGTGTTTGACGATCCTTTAGACGCTCTCATGGATCTGTAATGTTCTTTGAAATCGACAAACCTAAACTCCCACCCCTCAAGGAGCTGAACCTATTAGATAAGAACAACGAGTTCTCGATTCCGTCCGACCTGTGGGCTTCTATCTTAGACCAATACACGAAGCAAGAAATCATCGAGCATTTTTCGGATCTTATTGAGAACACTCCTGTGCCTTTCCCCTATAGAGTCTACGGTCTTGGAAATGTCCGTAAGGACTACCTAGAGCTTTGCTCTGATACAGTGAAATGGGAAGAAGAAAGATGGGAGGCACTAAGGACACCTAAAGACCTTCCTATGCTCTATAAGGACAGGCCGATACACCTCGATTACATAAGTAAAAAAGGACTGTCTGTGTCGGATATGTTCACACAAGAAATACGAATGGAGTGTGGACATAAGTCAAGCCCATCGCCCACTCGACAATGGGATCGGGTTGGATATAAATCAAAAGTTAGACCCATCTTAAAAGTCTTGATGGGATTGAACTTAAGTAGAACACTGAGGAGTGGTGTGTATAAGACTGCCATGTTTGATTGCCTCCGACTTGGTAGGTACATGGCGAGTCAGTTTAAGCCCTCTTGTGCTAAAGCTATCTACGATTTCTTTGGTGCAAAGAAAGTGTTAGACTTCAGTGCTGGTTGGGGTGATAGGCTGGTTGGCTTTCATGCCTCTGATGCCGAGTCTTACATCGGCATAGATCCAAATACTAGACTCCACATTCAGTATAAAAAGATCTCCTCATTCTGTAACACCGATAAGGAGGTTAGGTTCATCTGCTCTCCTGCTGAAGATGCAGACTTATCTGATGTTAAAGTAGACTTCATTTTTACAAGCCCTCCTTATTTTGATACCGAGAGATATAGCCAAGAAGGAACTCAGTCGTGGAAGAGATACCCGACAATGAATGGATGGTTGAGTGGATTTCTTTACCCTACCCTCAATAAGAGTTGGGAAGCGTTAGAGGAAGGGGGTCGGATAGCAATCAATATAACTGATGTTCTTGATGGGAGTCATTACTTAGAAATCATCAAACCGATGATTGAGTACATGGAGGGCTTAGGTGCTACTTATGAAGGAGTAGTCGGATATAGGACGAAAAAGAGACCAGGCGAAAATCAAGGGATTGTTGGAGGGAGCGTGTTCTGCGAACCTATCTTCATTTGGTCTAAGGGGGAAGCTCTCGAACCTAAGTGGCATCAAGATAACTACTTCGGAGTTTGACTATGAGACTCATTTATACTGTAGCCTTTATAAGTACAATACCTGTAAAGAACGCAGGGAAAGCCTGCCTCAATGCAGTCAATCTTTAGGAGAATGAATGTTTTTTGATTATGAAAAAAAAGCCAAAGATAAGATAGACGAATATGAGGTTGTAAGAGGACAAGAGATCTTCATACAACCTCATCAGTGGTCAGAGATGCTTGATAAGTTTACTCGTGATGAGATCATCACTTACTTATCAACTAAGATCGAAGGGATACCATTCCCATATACTAAATATACTCCTCAAGAGGTGCATCGTGATTGGTTAGATGTTCAGTCCGACTATATGACACCAGTGGCAGGAGAGTGGGGATTACCTCGATGTCAGTTAGAGGATGCTCATACTTACAAAGGTAGGTATCTTTACTTCGCACCTAATAACAAAGGACTCAAAGTCTCTAATCAGTTCACCGAGTTCGCAAGAGTATTAGTAGACCATCGAGAATATAAAAGTGCCATGACTCAATGGACTCGAATAGGTATGAAGGGCGATAAGAGATACTTCCTTAGACCCTTTTTCACCCTATACGACAGGTCTAAAGGGGTTAATAGGAAAATGCTCTTTAACGCTATAAATATGTCTTATTACATACCTGCTCAGTTCAAACCAACACTCTCCAAAGCCATGTATAACTTCTTCGGGGCAAAGAAGGTCTTAGATTTCTCTATGGGATGGGGTGATAGGCTAGTTGGTTTCCTCGCTTCTGACGCTCTGTCGTATGTTGGTATTGACCCTAATACAAAACTCCATGAGCCTTATGGACAAATAGATTCGTACTGTAATGCAAACAAAGAAACTAAGTTCATTTGTTCTCCAGCTGAGGATGCTGACCTAACTGATGTTAAAGTAGACTTTATCTTCACAAGCCCTCCTTACTTTGATACCGAGAAGTATAGCCAAGAAGATACTCAGAGTTGGAAGAGATACCCCAAAACAGATGACTGGCTCAATGGATTTCTTTACCCGACACTCAAGAAATGTTGGGAGGTATTAGAAGACGGAGGACGGATCTGCGTCAATATCTCAGACAAGGTTTATGGTGATATACGAGTATGCCAACCCATGATTGAATACATGGAGTCATTAGGTGCTACTTACGAGGGAGTGATTGGTTATAGGATGTCCAAGAGACCAGGAAATCACCATTCATTGAACGAGGATCTGTCTAAGGTAAGTGTTTTTTGCGAACCTATTTTCATTTGGAGTAAGGGAGAAGCCCCCGAACCTAAATGGAATCAAGATAACTTCTTTGGGGTATAATCCTATAAGGGTCTTGAAAGGATTTAAGTATGTTCTTTGATTATGAAAAAACCAAAAAAGAGAACCTTGAAGAGTATGAGGTTTTGAGAGGGAATGAGATCTTTATCCCACCCCATCAGTGGCTAGAGATGGTAGATAGTTTTAGTAGAGATGAGATCACTGATTATCTGTCTGCAAAGATTGAAGATTTACCTTACCCCTTCACTAAGTACACACCACAAGAGATCAAGAAAGATTGGTTAGAGGTTCAGTCCGATTACATGATCCCGATTGAGGGTGCTTGGGGATTGCCACGATGTCAGTTAGACGAAGACCATACTTACAAAGGTAGGTATATTTACTTCGCACCTAATAACAAAGGACTCAAAGTCTCTAATCAATATAGTGAACCTATGCGTTTAGAGGTAGACCATAAGCAGTTCCCAAGTGCAATGAGACAATGGACACGAACTAACCTCAAGTCCAAAAAGAGAGCGTTCCTTAGACCTTTATGGACATTGTATGATCCGTCAAAAGGTGTGAACAGCAAGATACTTGTAAACGCTATCGGTATGTCTGGTTATATCCCAGCACAGTTCAAACCTACTTTAGCTAAGGCGATGTATAACTTCTTCGGGGCTAAAAGAGTATTGGATTTCTCTATGGGATGGGGCGATAGATTAGTTGGATTCCTATCTTCTGATGCCGAGTCCTATGTAGGATTAGACCCTAATACAAAACTCCATGAGCCTTATCAGAAGATCGCTGATTATTGTTCTACGAGTAAGACCACTAGGTTCATCTGCTCTCCTGCCGAAGATGCAGACCTGTCTGATGTTAAAGTAGACTTCGTTTTCACGAGTCCACCTTATTTCGACACCGAGAAATATAGTCAGGAGGAGACTCAATCATGGAAGCGTTATCCAGAGACTGATGATTGGCTGAATGGGTTTCTTTACCCAACCCTCAAGAAATGTTGGGATTGCTTAGAAGAGGGAGGGAGGATATGCGTAAACATCTCTGATAAAGTCAGAGGAAACATACGAGTGTGTCAGCCCATGATTGAGTATATGGAGTCATTAGGTGCTACTTATGAAGGCGTGATTGGTTATCGGATGGCAAAGAGGCCAGGAAACCACCACTCTTTAAATGATGAGTTGTCCAAGATGGATGTTTTCTGTGAGCCGATTTTCATTTGGAGTAAGGGAGAAGCCCCCGAACCTAAATGGAATCAAGATACTTACTTTGGGGTGTGTGAGGTCGGTCATGTGGGGAAACCTTGATGTATCTAACTTAGATGTATTGACTCCATACATCGAGTCTGCTTTAGAGAGAAATCTCCTGTATTACAATCTCAACCCTTTTGAATTCCTAGCCTTTAAAACAAAAGGCAACTTGTTCAAGATTGAAAACAATACCTTACATTTTGGTTGGCATGGTGTAATCGGAGCGAGGTTCTTAAAGCTCTACTTCCCCCCTATTCACTTATACGGTGATGAAGAGATTGAAAGGGAATCTGTTTTAAAAGCTACAAATGAGGGATGCTCTTTGTGGATCGAAAAGGAGCACTCGAAGGCTTTAGGTGTCAAAGCCAAAACTATCTCGGAGTATCGAGGAGCTTATCAGCCCATATACCATAGAGACTATCAACTAGCGGGTAAGAAATATAAAAATATGAGGAGAGATAGAAATATCCTCCATTCTCTCATTGAGAGTGGTGAGTTAGAGTTTGTATTTGACTACCCCTTAAAAGGTCTTACAGGACTCAATAATGCTTGGCTAAGTCAGACTGGTCGTAAAAGGTCTGTGTTTGACTTTTGTCTTCAGAACGAAAAGCACCTCACACACAGGATCAAAAACCTAACCCTACTTAACAGAGATGGTGAGCCTATCACATCCTCTCTGTACGCTATATATTCACCAGATAAATGGCATTGTATAGGTGCGATCTCGGACTATGGGAAGATACCTATTGGTGGGTTGCAAAGACAGTCTGATCTGTATCTGTTTGAGTTGGAGGAAAAAGTCAACTTAGTGATGGTTGGTGGGTATAGCTATAAAGAGCTGAAGTTCTCTAAATTGGCATTACCACACAGTGTTTATAGGTTAGGCACACTACCTTCCAATATAACTGTGACCAAAGATATATGGGAGTCCTTTAGACCGAAGCCTCAGACCTATTTTGGAGTGTGAAATGTGGAACTACCTAACCCCCAAAGACTTTGAGACATTGATACCTTACTTAAAGAGTGCAATACAACGAGGGTGGAAGTATTACGATCTCTGTGTGATAGATCGTATGTGGTGTTATAATAATCAAATCCTCTTCAAGATAGAGAACGACATATTATATGTGTCTAGGTTGCACCGCTTCATTAATAACTTAATCCATAAGATGCAGTTCCCTCCAATCCACTTGTACGGTGATGAGGAACTTGAAAAGAAAGCCTTGCTAGGAGCTTTGGAAATAGGTGTGTCCGTAAACGCCACAAAGCAAGTCGCAAAAGACCTCGGATTAAAATACACCTTAATGAGTCAATGGGATGGTGGGTGTGAAGTGGTCTATACAAAAGACCATCTCAAAATGGACGGTAAAAAATATGCAAAGCGAAGAGGTGAGTTAAACAAAATCAAAAGGTTGATTTCTAGCGGTCAACTCATGGTCAAACTCGATAGTGATTTAGATTCTTTGTACGGTCTGTTTCAAACATGGAAAAGGCAACAAGGGTACAAAACAGGGATGTATGAATACCTCCTTAAAAACAAAGAATACTTACCCTACTTAAAAGTCTTTAGTGTGCGTAACTCTGATAAGGTAGTGTTTGCATCTGTGTTCCTAAACATCGACAAATCGACTTGGATTTCCCCTTGCTCAATGACGGATTATGAAAATACAGTTAGTGGGTTTCAAAGACTCTCTAAGATCCTCCTGTTAGATATGCAGGAAGATTTAGAAACGATCATCGAAGGTGGGTGGGTCACAGAAGAAATCAAAAGAGGAAAGACATTGATCCCTCACGAGATATGGAGGATCGCTAAAATCATAAGCCCCAAAAAGCTCTCGAAGATTGAGTGGGAGAGTTTTAAGCCAAAACCGAATACCTACTTTGGAGTTTAATATGTTATTTGAAACAACATTCAACGCTGAGAGTTTCTACAAGAAGTTTACACCAATCTTAAAAGAGATCTCTGTACCAGAAAACTTAGTGCCGTTTGCAGAGTGCTTATCCGAGTATCACGAACTAGACTTAGATATTTCCGTTGAGCCTAAAGTATTTGTAGATCCACAAGATGGTGGCGACCAAAAAAAAGCCATCGTTCTTTTATCTGGAGGGATTGATAGTGCTTGGTGTCTCTTATGGGCTTTAGAACAAGGTCTGAATCCACAACCTTTATTTGTGGATGGGCTGAACGCTTCTCAAAACTCTCGTGAGCGTAAAGCTGTCCAAGTCTTATGTGATAAGCTAGACCTGCCCCTCATCACATATAAACACCCAACCCATCTCAAAAAGCTACATAAAGATCCGTCTAATATATTCAAGATACCAGAGAGCTTTGTGAAACTACAGTATGCTCTGATGGCAATCAAAGATGACATACGAAAAGAGGGCATAGCAGGGGTCATTGTCACCTGCCCTACTAACCAACCCGAATACATTGACCCTACTGCACCTAAGAAAGAAAATGGGGAACCGCTGACATGGTTTCAAGACTCAGAAGAGTCTATGGAAACTTTCTTACCGTTCCTCTCCGATTATATTGGGTGGGGTTTTAAAGGATACTACCCTGTCACCATGAAAGAGCAGAAGATAAAAGCTCTAATGGACAAAGGGATCTTTGAAGATACCTGCTCGTGCGTATGCAATCCTATGTTCTTTTCGGGTCATCGTAAGAGATCAAAACCCAAGTATTCCAATATGTGCGGCGTGTGTTGGAAGTGCAAAGAAAACCTAGCTTTCATCAGTAAACTTAACCGAGATGATGAAGTCGTTGAAGATGAGATGCCAGAAGAGCCTCAAATGAAACCTTGGCAAAAAGGATATGAGTTAGATTATCTTAAAAGCGTAGAGGGTCAGTTCAACGCTTTTAATGACCTGTGTATTTCCCCATTCCTACAGATGAAAAAAAATAAAGTCGCAGACCACTTACACGATGGCACTTTAATCCTTAAAGACGGATTTAGGTGCATCCTTAAAAAGTCTAAAACTAGAACGAGTATAAAAGTGTACTCGAATAGGGATCACACCCTCGCTTATAAAGATGTAGGCGAGTTCGCTATGGGTAAGTTAGTCATTGATGATGTGAGTGAGTTTAAAGAATACTGCGATAAGATTGATCAGAACATTTGGGTCATCAGCTTTGACTCGATTGAGAAAGATCTTCTCTCATGCGGGTTTGTTAAGCTAGGATATAAATACACCTCCTTTGGTGATGATCTCACTGTGTTCCTTTTGCAAAAGCAAATCGACTTTTTCGGTACGAACACAAATAGACTAATCTTTAATGACCCTTTAGAAAGAGCTACCTGTGTGAAACTCGACTCCAACTTTGAGGTTGAGTCCATCGCAGATAAGTTAGCCGCTTACGAATTTAAGAAGCACTACTCCAACTACAATAGTGGTGGGTGGTCAGCTATCAGTCTAAGAGGGTTTAGCGATGACCCCTCCTTCATTATCAAACCAGAAGAGATGAATGATAAATGGACGGAGCAAAACTCAGAGACAGATTTCTATCTGAGAGACACCGAAGCGTATGAATATTTTAGCGAGGTAAGGGAGATCATAAACACAGTCGCCCCAAACCAAAAGATCGAGAGGGTGAGAATAATGAAGCTCTCTGAAGGATCTGAGATTAAAAAGCATACTGATCTAGTAGATCCAGATTGTGGTGTCGGGGTAGGAGAAACAGCAAGGTTTCATGTGCCGATTAAAACAAAAGATGCTGTCTTTGAGGTATGGGGACAAAATGGTAAAGAGTCATTCTCTTTAGAGAAGGGTTCTCTATGGTATCTCGACACAAGAAAACCACACCGAGTCATTAACCCAACCAGCGATAGATACCATCTTGTTTTTGATGTCTTTGTTGATCAAGAAATAAGAGAACTTATCAAGAGATGCTTAAATGTTCTTTGAATATAAGACTGAACTTAACTCACTAGACGACATTGAATATATTAAAGATGGCTATCTTCACATACGCCCTAACGAATGGAGTATGCTTCGTGAGAAATATACTAAGGAAGATATCAAAGACCATATCGCACCCATCGTTGAGTCTTTACCTTATCCTTACTCTGAGTACACAACGGAGTCTGCAAAGAAGGACTTCATAAGCCTCAAAGCGAAAAAAGAGCCATTCGTATTTGATGAATGGGTAGCACCACGCCAAGCTACTCCCCTAGAGACTACTTATCTAGGTAAGCACATTTACCTCAACAGCTATTACAAAGGTAAAGAGGTGTCTAACCTGTTCACTCAAGAACAGAGGATGAAATGTAGCTATCGCACACAAGGTAACTCACCTTATGACGAATGGGTCAACGCTAGTAAGAATAACTCGTTCCTACGATGCTTCTTCGGTATCTGTGAAAATGACATTTATGAGAGGGGTGGGGTCAATAAACAAACCCTTAGAAGAGCATTGAAGATGCACACATATATGGCTAGTCAGTTCAAAGCTGAGTCTGCTAAAGCTCTCTATGATCTGTTCCAATCTAAAAGCGTCTTAGATTTCTCAGCAGGTTGGGGTGATAGGTTAGTAGGCTTCCTAGCTTCAAATGCCGACTCCTATATTGGGATTGATCCTAATACTAAGCTCCATGAACCATATCAGCAAATCGTCAACCTCTGTGATACAGGTAAAGAGGTTAGGTTTATTTGCTCACCTGCTGAAAATGCTGACCTCTCTGATGTCAAAGTAGACTTTATCTTTACGAGCCCACCATACTTTGACATCGAAAGGTACAGTACAGAGTCCACACAATCATGGAAGCGATACCCAGACCTTAAGGATTGGGTCAATGATTTCTTACTCGCTACCCTCACCAAGTGCTGGTCTGCACTTAAAGATGGTGGCCGGATAGCCATCAACATTGCGGATAAAAAAGGAGAGGACATCTGCACTCCTATGCTTGAACACATGAAGAATTTAGGGGCTACATATGAAGGGGTGATAGGATATCGAATGTCTGAGCGTGGTGGTCAGAAAACAGATTGCCCTACTTGTGAGCCGATCTTTATTTGGAGTAAGGGTTTAACACCCGAACCTAAATGGAATTATAATGAGTATTTTTTTTGAAGAGGTGTTATGCAGTTATTTAACTACAAAAAAATAGGAGGTCAGACCCTTAAATCAAAAGTGGTCTTAGATCCTGTCGTTGAAAAAGTAGCAAGTGAGTCCGACTATAAGTTCAATGGTGAAACTTCATTTGTTGTACCTGAGTTTGATGTTCCTCCCGACTTCACATTAGGAGTGATATATGGGCCGAGTGGTTCGGGTAAGTCTACCCTCTTAAAAGAATTCGGAGAAGAAGCTGTTGGAGCATGGGATCAATCTTTAGCTATAGCTTCTCAAGTAGACCCAAACCTACTCTTGAGACTCGGATTATCGTCTATCCCCTCTCTTTGCAGACCATATCATGTCTTAAGCACAGGTGAGAAACATAGAGCTGATATAGCTAAAAACCTAACAAATGGATGTGTCATAGATGAGTTCACTTCTGTGTGTAATCGAGACTTCGCTCAATCAATCTCTGTGGGACTGAGGAAAGTCATAGATCATTACGGATATAAAAATGTGGTCATCGCTACCTGCCACGAAGATGTCATAAATTGGTTAGAACCAGATTGGGTTGCTAACACATTAACGAGGCGGCTCGTAGAAGGGAGGTCGGAAAGGCGATCTTCAACTTTTAGAGTTCTACCTTGCTCAGTCGAAGTCTGGTCAATCTTCAGCGACCATCATTATCTGAGTGGAGATCTCAACAAGGGTGCTCATTGTTGGCTACTCATCAACGAAAATAATACAATCTGTGGCTTCATGTCTGCGATTGCATTACCAGGAGGGAATGTACGCAATGCTTGGAGAACACATCGAACAGTAATCTTACCCGACTTTCAAGGTATGGGATTAGGGTCAAGACTGTCTAATGCTATAGCTAAGATGTACTACGATAAAGGATGTCGATTCTTCGGTAAAACTGCACACCCAAAGCTCGGTGAACATCGAAACAACTCTGAACTATGGAAACCCACAAGGAATAATAGAGTCAGCAACAAGAGTATGTCCTATGAAAAAATGAAGGACTCCAAATACTCTAAAAAGTTTCTGCAAAAGCACAACAATAGAGTATGTTATGCACATGAATATATTGGCGATGGAACTATGAACTTGAAAGGTCAAGAGCCAAAAAAAGAGCATACTCCATTCTTTTGATTTCTTATAACCATAGTGAGGAGTGAGACTATGAGTTTAGAAGAACTACTAAAAAGAAATCGGGTGCAACTGCAAAAGAAGCAGGGCGACTATCTGTACTTCATCCAGTCAAGCAAAACAGGGATGATAAAGATAGGTCGATCTAAACACCCTAAGAAGAGACTCAAACAACTTCAAACAGGGAACTCAAATACGCTCCGTATTATCGCCTCATTTGAAGGTTTAGGGTGGAGGGAACCCCACCTACACGAAGACCTCAAAAAGTGGCGTATACGCCAAAATGGAGAGTGGTTTCACCATGATTGTGTCGGGTCGATCCCTACTGATCTATATGAGATGATCGAATGGGGAGCGTTTGATGACTGGTGGAAACCTTAACGAGTAAAAAGAAACTATTAACAATGATCCTCTTCTATTAAAGGTTGCGAATCTATCTTTCTCAACATCTCCTTTGGGTCAAGCTCATCAACAGAAGAATTATTCTGCGAGATTGACCCACAAGAGAAAAGAAAAAAGAGGAATAAAGAAAAAAGAAGTCTCATGTGTTGTACCCTAACTTATTATCAATATCTCTAAAAAAGGGTATAAAGAAACTACAAATCCTCGTCATATTCCTGTTGAGCGAGGATTAAGCCTCTTTTACTTCAATCTCTTTATGGTCATAGATAACTTGGAAAGTCATCTTATGAACATAATTTTCAACCCCAAAAAGTTGAAGTTTTCTGGGTCTATCCATCGTACACTTAACCTCAACTATTAGATCCCCAGCAAGATTAATAGATCGATACCCAAGAACTTTAATGTCTAAGTCGTCTGGTGTGTCTTCGGGAATATCAAAATCAAAAAAACCCTCGATGCCCAAGAAAAAGTCATATAAAGCGTCTTCTACCCAGTTTGATCTAACTCTTGACCCCGATAGTTTGCTTAAATCTTTTGCTATCGTGGTGGATAGGCTCTTGAGGGTTTCTTCCCGACTTGATTGTTTTTCAAGTCTAGCGATTCTTGACTCAAGGTTACGGATAATTTCACTAGCTGATCTTCTCATGGTTTACTCCAGTGGTTTAAGGTTAATGAGATCACTTATGAGAAGATATAAAGAAACTACAAATCAATCCTCGTCATATTCCTGTTGAGCGAGGATTAACATACCCTTAGAGACAGCGTGAAGCGGGTCAGAAGCATGACGAACCTCTGAGATCTCGATAGGGGAACGCTTTTTCTTAGTCTCAAAGACCTCCCTAAAGTTATTATTTTTTAACCAACAATGACAGTGTTAGGTCGATCAACCATGTTTGTTTGATACCTGTCCATTAACTCCGCATCAGTATCGAGGATGGCTTTGTTAATTTCTACTTCAACGCAAAAATGCACTTTGCTTGACGAGATTGTCTTTACATTAGAGACAATACCCATTTGCCGAAGGTTTACCATATCAGACATGAAAGAGGAAACTGCTGATTTTAGAGTAGATGGATAAAGGTGCGTGAAGCAATACTCATTAGCATGGGAGTTAAAATTCATTAAAATAACACATTCATCTCCGTCAATTATTCTGGTATTGTATGCCGCAGTTTTACTTTTACCTTCAAGTCGTGCGATCCTAGACTCAAGATTTCTGATTACTTCACTAGCTGATCTTTTCATTATAGTTCTCCATTTTGTTAAGGTTAAAGAGATCACTTAAGACCAATTATAAATAAACTATTAACCTTGACAGCTCAATCCTCGTCATATTCCTGTTGAGCGAGGATTAACATACCCTTAGAGACAGCATGGAGAGGGTCTGACGCATGACGAACCTCTGAGATCTCGATAGGGAAACGCTTTTTCTTAGTCTCAAAGACCTCCCTAAAGAAGTCCATGAATCCACCTGCGAGACTTGTACCACCACCCACTACGATTGGAATGGGTTTGTTAAGGGTGAGGTGTCCACCTTTCATCACAAACTGCTGTGCGATGTTATCTAAAGCGTGTTCAATAAGAGCCTTATAATAGAACGAGATCGCTTCTTCTTCTCTATTCTTAGGTGCTTTAAGGTCAATGCCCTTCTCTTTTACCGCACACATTTTAGAAGCTGTTGCACCTACTGATCGAGCCGCTCCTTGATCAATCCAATCACCACCACGAGCAACGGAGAAGGATAACCCCTCAATGGTGCTGATAGCGAGAGCGATATTGGTCATACCAGAACCGAAACTAATCCCGACACCAGAAAAACCTTCCTTTGCAGTCTCTGCGAAGACGATAGCCATAGCTTCGTTGGCGGGGTGTGCAGTATATCCACATTCTTGAACGATGCGAGTGAATACACCCTTATGATAAACAACATCCATATTAGCGTCCACAGGAGCCGCAGGGATTGAGAAATAACAATGCTCTCCCTCATGGCTAGGGTCACCGAGAACATCTTTGACCATATGTCCGAGAACGGTAAGGGAGTCGATCTCATCAGCAGAGATAAGACCTGCTTTAAGGGGTCTACGACCTTCTCTACCGAACATATTAGCTACTTCCATAGCTTCATCCCCAAGTACAAGTAGATTGTCGTCAGCTTCGATGTATGACACCGAGCCGAGTTTGAGCATCTTTTTAGCCGAAGATGGGAGATCAATAAAGAGGTCACGCATCCTTCTTAGAGTTACTTCATTTTTCTTAGCACCACTCATGCGAGCAGACACCAAGTTCATAGTTCCAATGTCAAGTCCTACACCTTTACTCATTGTTTATTTGCCTTTCTTAATGCTTTCAAAGCAGAGAGAGCATCCGAGAGTTCTTCAGAACCTTCGGATTTTGTTTCATTCGCCAGAGACTCTGAGGAGGCTATGGTCTTATTAGAGATAATGTTAGATGGGATAAAGGTCAATCCTTCATCGGCTGTTGTGTTCATATTACCCATAGGTTGATTGCTTTGAGCGTTATTGTTCACGACAACCTGTTGAGTGGGCATCTGTTTAGCGACAGCTTCAGCGATAGCTTCGGGAGAGATCATTGTCCCTAACTGTTGGATAAGGATATTAGCAAGAGCGTTCATGTCTAATTGTGGTTGCTCTGTTTGTTTCTCTACAATCACTTCCTTTTCTACTATCACTTCCTTTTCGACTATCACTTCCTTTTCGACTATCTTCTCAACCACTACAGGTCTTACTTCTTTAACTACCTTTGACTCATGAATGATTTTAAATCTGTTATTGCTGTTTACCCCTAGTCGAGAGGGAGATGGATTGCCTTTAACCTTGAGAGCGATCAATCCTGTGTTGACTAAAGTCTTTAGTTCTTGGTTTGAGTCATATTGGGATTTAGTGCAATCAAAGGTCTGCCCTTGTTTGAACTTGAGTCGAAGACTCTTAATCTCTATATCTTTAAGGCACTGTGCTACATAAATCATTGTTCGCCCTTGCTCATACTTTTAGTAAGAAAGAAAGTAGCCTTTCGTATAGCTTTTATTCTACCCTTCTCAATCCCTTGCTCGATGAAGTTAAACTTATAAACTGATGGGTGTATCCATTTGTTTTCTGTTCTAAGAGGAAGATTTCTGAAAACTACTTCACCTGTTTTTGTCTTAATAGGTACGACCTTCCTTTCCATGTTAGAGTTACGAGTCAACCACCTCATTTCATAAGGATCTTTGCGTTCAAGATACTTTTTGACCCATTGCCACTCTGACTTGATCTTGATCGCCCCCCCTTTAGATATCTCATAATAAAAGGAGTCTAGGAAATCTTTGGTGCGAGGAATACCACTGCCGAGTCCTGATGCTCTTTTCGCTTCCTCTTTGATTGCCTTTATTATCTCATCCCCGAAGATCTCTATGACCTTTTTAGAGATGTCTTTGCCTCTTAGGTCAACATTCTGGAACTGATTTTTACGCACCTTATAAGTACGGAGATCCCAAGGTCTATTTGGATCTCTGTTCTTTGGTGGGTTTCTTCGTGCTCGTCTAGGGTCAAACTTCATATCTACACCTCCTCCTCCTGTAGTGTGGATATAAACAACTTACAATAGTCTATTTATATTTGGTTTTTTGATAAAAACCCCTCCCTTATTAAAAGTAAGGACGGACAGATGTTCACTTTAAGGATCAAAGCATGAGTGGAGATAGTAAACCCCCCGAAGAAATAGACCCTATAGAAACAGAGATTAATCTCATCAATGAACTTATAGGAGATAATATAATTATAGTACTCCATCAAAATGGTATGACTATTATGATGGATGAGGACATAGAATATAGGGCTGAAGAGCAACTGAAGATGTTTAGTCGTTTATATGTAGCCGCTAACCCCAGCTTTGTGTTGAGACTCTTTTTGATGCTTGAGGTGGGGATGCTTCTCGCATGGGACTACCTAGAAGATTCCTTCAATAAATATATTAAAAGATAATCTTATCCCCTCCTAAATTGTATAAGGTAAGTGTTCACATTAACCACAATGGAGGTCGCACATGAGCGATAAATGGAAAGCAGGACCTGAAGTCCAAGAGCAGATTAATCATCTCATCGGAAACGCACACCCACACTTGGCTGACATCATGAATGACATTGTAGTCATCTTTAAAGAGAAGTGTTCACGCAAGGGTGGTCGCCCTATTCTCGGTAAGACCTCAAAAGCACCAGGGATCTTGTCTGTCCTTGGGGATCACGCATACGAGTTTGTCATTGAGCTTGGGGCAGACTGTTGGAACAACCTTAAAGAGAATGAGCGTATGGCTCTACTTGACCATCTTCTCTGCTTCATCGGAGGTGAAGAAGACGAGAAATCGGGTGAGATGAAGTATTATCTCTCGACTCCCGATGTCTTTTATTTCTCTGAGGAAGTTGCTCGTAATGGGAGTTGGCGTGAGGAGATCCTACCCGATGGTGTACCCGAAGAGGGTTCAGACGCACCTTTGTTAGACCCTATCGGTTAAAGGTCTAACCACCTTTTGAGTTCATTGCGATAGTTCTCACCCTTGTTGATGTAGTGGCTAACGATTTCATTAGACATGAACCTCATGTGGCATCCGATTGTCCAACGAAGATCACCCTTTCGATCAATCGAAGCATTTTCAAGTGTCAACATGAAATGGGGATCTTCAGACCCATCAAGAAGTGTTCCTGACTGTAGCACTCGCCGATAATCCCCACCGCTCAGTTTAAATGCCTTTCGTCTAGGGTCAAACTTTACATACTTTGGGAAAGTCTTATCAAAGGATTCTGATACGGTACCATCAGTATCGAGCTTATGTAGTGATGAAAGAATCTTCATAATATCTACAACTTCGTCATACAACTCGATATACAACTCTTGGGTAGGGGTGGTTTCTTCTTCTTGTCCAAAGTAATCATCTTTAAAAATCTTTGAGTCATCTTCATAGTATGATCTCTCTGCGTCATACATATTAGAGTCAAAATAACCTTGTGGGTATCCTGCTGTCCTTTGGTTTTCAAGACGAGCGATTCTTGACTCAAGGTTTCTGATTACTTCTGATGCTGATCTTCTCATGGGCTGTTCCTTTCATATAAGAACAATGGTATAAAAACACACCTAATGTTAATTATAGGTAAACTATTAAAAAGGAGTATTGATATGAAGTACGCAAAATTTGAAAAGATTGATGGAAAAGATCAACTTGTCGTTGTGACCCGTGATGAACTCATTCATTTGGTTGGGTCAGAAGAAGTGGATCAATACATCTTTGATAATGGGTATACAGACCACTCTGACGAGACATTCAATAACTACCAAGAGATGACCGCACAGACTGCAAAGTACCCCCCATCTCAAGCTCTTGAGTACCTTTCACTCGGTATTGCATCTGAGGCGGGAGAGGTAGCAGGTAAGATGAAGAAATGGATTCGAGATGATTCCAAACTTTGGGAGATTGAAAAAGAGGAGGCTAAACAAAAGTGGGTTCAAGCGATGTCATCAGAGATTGGGGATGTTCTCTGGTATTGTGCCCGACTCGCAGATGAGCTTGGTCTAAGTCTCTCTCAGATTGCAGAAGAGAATATGGAGAAGCTCTTAGATCGAAAGGCTCGTGGTGTTATCGGTGGTAGTGGGGATAACCGATGAGGTTTATAAACTGTTTATAATCTCCTTTAGTTATAAAAACTGAGGTTAGTTTATATGAGACTAGTTTGCATTTCAGACACACACAACCAGCACGATAAACTTGAGTTGCCCGATGGGGATGTTCTAATCCACGCAGGAGATTGGACAGGTACAGGTACGCAAAAGCAAGTTATCTCATTTATAAGATGGTTTGCGAATCAGCCACATAAACATAAAGTCTTGATTGCAGGAAATCATGAGGTGACTCTTGACTCACCTTTTTATCGTACTAACTGGCCTAGATTCCACCCTCAACAACCCCACAGTTCACATGATATCTCTAACTATGTGTTGAGAGAAGAGGGCATCCACTACCTTGAGGATACAGAGGTGGTTATAGAGGGTGTTAAGTTTTACGGTAGTCCATGTCAGCCCTCTTTTGGTGGTTGGGCTTTTAATGTAGACAGGGGTTTACCGATACGATCTGTATGGGGGAATATACCCGATGACACTGATGTCTTGATAACTCATGGGCCTCCACATGGATATGGAGATAAGTTAGCTTGTGGAGAGCGTGTGGGCTGTAAAGATTTACTTGATGAGGTAACGACAAGAATCAAGCCCAAAGTCCATATTTACGGACATATACATGAAGGGTATGGCACATACGACTTAGAGGGTATAAAGCTAATTAACCCTTCTAGTTGTAATGAGCATTATAAGATTACAAATAAGCCTATCATATATGACTTAGAATAACTTGTTTTCAAGTCGTGCTATTCTTGATTCGAGTCTGAAGCTGATCTTTTCATAATGGTTTCTCCATTTGGTTAAGGTTAAAGAGATCACTTAAGATCAAGTATAAATAAACTATCAAACCTAGTATGGCTCTCTGAAATCTAGGTTTTCTCCCTCAAGGAGATGAGCAATAAAATTAAGCTCCTTCTTACTTAGACCTCTAAAAGTAAGAGTTGTTTCTAGGTGTCCAGACTCATTTAAGACAGCTTCTGTGAAATGATCCTCTACACCCCAAGCATATCCAGCATAAACGGAAGAACTATCTTGCTCAAGTACTATTGAAGAGGGTTTGACCTCGACAGACATTAAACCCTCTATTTCACCAAACTCACTCTTAACTGCTTCCTCAATGTCTTCCCCCCTCAACTGACCCTTATCTTCCCAAGTAGCGATTATATCCCTATCATCCATAAGTTTGTGGGTGAGTGTGTAGGTAGTATTTATTCGAGCTGTCTTGTTTTCAAGTCGAGCGACTCTTGATTCAAGACTGTTAATTATTTCACTAGCTGATCTTCTCATCCCTGCGATCTCCATATCTTTGAGTATTCTATTTAGAACTTTCTTGACTCTACGATCTCTAGTCAAAGAGAGGGCTTTTTCAAAGTCTCCGCTCCATAGTGCGTCATATTTTTCAGACATTTCATCTCTAAACTCTGGGTCATAGATATAAAGCATTGGTTCATGCTTTTCGATAGCCTCGATTAAGAGATGTTTTACGGACGAGTGTCTTTTCATGATGTATTCACTTTGTTTGCTTGTGGATGGAAAAGGGGTTGGGTTATATTTAGCCGCCATATCAACCATCTCACGATCTTCATGTGTGAGTCTTTGTCGATACCAGTCAGAACCCATAGTGATAAGTGCATAATTAGTACGGTCTAAAGATCTCTCCATTTTAGAGAGGTGCTTAGGGATGGCTTCAAAGTTATCCCCACAACGCTTGTATACTTCTTCTGCGAGTTGCGGGTGTTCTTTGATAGCTTCTACCATCTGGTTGACATGACTACGAACAATGTGAGCTTCTACACGAGAGGCTGAGACACCTTCAGATAAAATAGACCAAGATGCTTGGCTTGAAGATTTCTTTTTCATTATTATCCCCCTTGTCTTTTGTTCTAACGACAATAATAGAAGAACTATTACTCAAGCTCTTCTGGTATATCGAAGCGTATCGTTCTTCTATATTTATCTCGATACCCAATTTTAGCTTCTACTTGATGCTTACAAGGGATCATCTTTCCTGTCTTGATCTTGTGTAAGATTAACTCGTAATCCATGAGATCACCAGGCAATGCCATAATGATATATGGGTTAGCTATATCAGTTGGTAGGTCTTTAGGGTCAACTACAAGCACAATCGCAGTTGGAGTAGAAATCCAACCTTTAATGTGGATCGTCTGTTTGGTAGCAAGTATTGAGGTGTATGGCTTTAAGTCGATTACAGATCCGTTTGATCCGAATGACTTAAGGACAGCAACAGACCCTTTTTTAGTCCAATAAGATGGAATAGGGGGTGTGTTGAGTTCACTCCTCCACCAGAGTAAAAGTTCTTCGGGTTCTCTTATACAAGCAACGAGACTAGATATTTTTGTGATTAGATCCATGATTACTGCCCTTTGATTTTAAACTTAGTTTTCCAGTTAGGTGAGTAAGTGTCCAAGACACTTCTGTTCACCCTAGAGACTAAGTTAGGTTCAAGCACATTAGCGATCAAAGCATTGGTTTTAGGTGTTCGAGAGCTTTTGGGCATATAGATGTTTCCGTTAGTCTTATCTATAAATGCCACAGCGTGTTTAGACCCTAACTCCAAGTTATCGTAGACTAGTTTAATCATAGAATTGCCTACTCTAGCTTCTAAGTCTAAAGCATTCGCTATTCCCCTACTCGCTTCTGTGATCGCATCTAAATTACTTTCTGGAGTAGTTGGTCTTGTCGGTTCGGGTGTTTGATCCACGATTTCTGTTGGAGGAGGTGTTGTATTCCCCTCCGTTATCATGTTCATTGTTCTCCAACGAGGCTTTAAGCTACTCATTCTCTCATGTCCTACACAAACATCTAAGTTATTGTCTGTAATGTTTGCGAGGTTGACATTTAGGTTTGGTTTAGACTTATTCTTAGGTGCAAACAAGTTACCTGTCGCATAGTCAATGAACATATATGCGTGTGTAGATCCAATAGCTTGATTGGTGTAGATAAAGAGTCCATACTTACGCCCCTTCTTAAAGAACAGTCCAAGACGACTCGCCAAGGACTCAGAGGTCTGTATCATTTGTTGTTTACTTGGGAGTGTTTCTTCAACCTGCGTTGTGGGAACATTCTCTTCTGGTGTAAATTCTTCCGTAAAGTCAGTCATGTTTGGAGTGTACTCTTGACCGTCTATTACAATGCTATTAAACGCATCTAAAGACTTCGGATGTAGCTTCCCTACTGCTTTGTAAGCTAAGGCTTCGCAGAAATGCTCTTCTACATCAGAGGTAGCATAATTAGTAGGGAACAGACCAGACCGAGACTTGAGGTGGTCTTTAATGTACTTTGCTTTGTACGCACCGACTTCGCTTCCATCTGGCAATACAAGGTAAACACCACCTCTTGGGTGAGTCCGAGAAAGCGTAGTTGGAACACCATGACTCGGATTTGAACTTATAGTTGTCTTAGTACGATTCTTTTTGGCATATAAACCGATGTCTTTACCCACAAAGTCATTGAGATTTACTCTGTGTCCCATATGACATCGGGAGTCATATCTTCTCCATAAACTCTTTTTCTCCCTAGATAGATTCTTCCTGTAATATCTATGTCCAATTTCATGGATGAATGTCTTCATGAACTCTTCTTGATCTCGACCCATGTGCTTTAGGGTGACTTCATCTTTAGCAGAGTTGTACCACGCATACCAACTAGCCCTACCTAGCTTTTCGACTAACACCACATCACCATAAAGTGCTTGAGTAAAGTTGGGTGCAAGCGAGTTTGTGCAGTAAGTAAGTGCTTTAGTACAAGCCTCTACCATCTCTTCAACTTTATCGCCACTGAGGTTGATTGGGTTCTGCAAAGTAAAAGGACCAACATCAACTGTGTTTTCACCTTCTTCTCTTAATGGATGTTTCAGAAGATCAAAGATATCCTTAATATGTGATCTTCTATCAGAAAACCATTTAGCTGGACTGAATCTTGATCTAGGCATCTTAACCTTGTTTTTTATGGCTCGGACTCTCCTAGATTTATCTTCGGGAAACTTGATCTTATGGAACAAGAAATCGGCTAGATGCACTGTGTGTACTACTGCCGTAGTATCTAAACTCTGAAGATGCAGATGATCTTCAATGTAGTCGAGAGCATCGGTTACTTTTATATTGAACTGACTACCTCTTACGAGTCCTTGCCAGTCGCCTAGTTTACATCTACTTAAATGATTATAACTAGCGTACTTTTTCATTTTTACCACCTGATCTTGAACTTGACTTTAAGTTGTAAATCTTCGTTAATGACTTCTTCTGGAGGTCTTGTGTCATAAGAATAGTTAAACTCATTAATGATAGAGAAGAACTTATCTACCTTGAACTCTAATGAACCTGTCCCCAGAATACGATAATCAGAAGGAGTCATAAAGAGAGGCTGATAATAGGCTATTATTTTCCCCTCTACTGTGTCCTTCCACTTTTTACCTAGTCTGATATAGGAAGTACCTCTAGCGTCTAACCTACCCTCTTTTAAGCCTTCAATTTGTTCATAGTCTGACATACCCCCTAGACCTATGGCTAGATGGTCTTCAAAAGCAGTAAATCTAATTCCAAATCCAGTTAGTTGTCTGAGTTGAAGAAGTCTGAACTCATCTTTTTGGTTTTGGGTGAACATTTCTGTTCCTATGTGGTTGAACCACATAGCTGTCCACCTTAAATGAGAATACGCAGTGTTGTTAAAAGACTCTCCGTCTTCTTCTCCGTAGGAAACAGATCCTATAAGTAAGTTATGGTGTACGCCACTAATGTGATCTAACCTCAAACCTGCTTGGTATTGGAATACTTCCACATTTCCTCTTTGAAGAGAAACTCCTACTTCGGTAGAACCATGTAATCCTTGCTTATTTCCACTTCGGTCAGACTCGATGTTTACAACCTGTCCCCATGCCATAAGAGGGGGCATCAACAGAAAGATAAGCAAGGCTCTCATTACAGAATCTCTACAGGGTAGTTCTCCAATAGGAGTTTTGTAAGAGGACATCGCTTTTTCTTAGCGTGTGTTTGTAGGTACGGGATATGATCACTACTCTTATTGTGGAGAGTGTGAGCAATAGTTCCTGTATAAAGAATGAGATCAGAGATCGCCTTATGTGCAGACTTTGCACAAGAGGGTTTAAATCCTAAAGGGCCTGATAACACACGCTTTGGTTTCTGATTGAGCAAGCAAGCACCACTAAGAGCTTTACTAGCATGACAGTTTGATCCTTGGCATCGAGTGCTGAAATAAGTACCCGCTTCTGGGTGTTTTGTTTCAACAAACCGAGCGAGGGTATTTACCTTTTTCTCCAGTTTACGCAGAGCAACCTCTACATCACTCTGGACTCGCTTGGTGAAGCCATAGTTCCCACTAGCCGCAGTCTTGGTTGCCATTCGACTCATGCCTCGGTAGATTTCCATAGCCATCGCATTGTTGGTGGCCGCATACTCAAAAAGCCTTTCAGCATCTTGATCTACCAACTCTTCTTCGATCTCACGAACGGAAACCCCATAGTGATCTGCGATATGCTTCAGGATCTGAGCCTTCTTTGCAGGGGGGATGCTGTTCAGATACTTTGCGTTCTCAGCACCCGAACCAGCGATCTTGTTCATATATTGAGAAGCCACTCTACTAGACTGTACTGAGTTAGCAATCAAGTCAGCTATTTGCTGACCTAATTGTTTCGCAGATGACCCATTAAGGTTCTTGATCAAATCCCTACCTACCCAAAGAGAAGTCGCAATCTCATTTGATTTTCCAGATCCCTCAGTTGAGTTTTGAAAAAAGATAGTAGTATTTAAAGAAGATATCTCCATTTTGACTGAATAAAAAGGTTTACCTCTTAACCTTGCATGGGTACTGACCTTAATCTCAGTGATCTTAATGTCTCCTTTAATATTCTGGGCATCAAGCCAAGTTTCAAGTTTCATTACAAAAGCATAGAGTTTGCTTCGGACATCTTCTTCATCAATGAGTTTAGCGACCTCAGTCAAAGACTTTCCAGTATTTGAATTAAACAACTCTTTTGGTGAGTACATTGCTTGACGCAAAGTAGACCTAGACTTAGTAATCAAGTCATCAACTTCTTTTTTGAGTCGTTTGATGTTCTTGTCGGCTTTTTCCATAGCTCTGTTATAGTGTTCAAAGCTAGGTGTATAAGCATCACGACCATGTGTATTTACTAGATCTTGTTCATTTTGTTCAGCTCTCTCCCAGTTCTGATAGATCCTACGATCAATCATACCTAGATCAAGAAGCCCTTTGATGTCCATGCTATCAATACACTTTTCAGCTTGGTCAATTTTCTCTTGAAAGAGCAAAGATTTTTCAATCAGATTTTCGGATATTTCATGCCTACTCATATCACCACTCCAAGTCGTCAATGATGTCATAGTATCGAGCTTTTTTACCCATTTCATCTCTGTTTTTTTCAACAAGACTAGGGTCTGGAGCTTGCCCTGGAGAAGTTACTGATCCTTCATACTCTAAAAAATCTTCTGGTACATCTCCATCTCTTCTAGCATTTGCGTACTCCTCTTGACCTTTTTCTCCCTTAGAATATTTTGATTCTTTATCGAAATCAGCCATGAACCCCATATCATCAATAATGTCCTCTGAACCTTGTTGGTCATCATCTCTATATCCACGATAACGAGCAACATCATTCATAGCAGAGTAAGACTGAGAAATCTTGTCCTCGACCCAATCATCAAGATCTTCCAGACCAATGTCATCAACGATGAAATCAGCCATGTCGCTCATCTCTCGTAGATTCTGTCGGCTCATGTATGAACCAGAGTCTTCGTGGTCTTTAGCAGTTCGACCAAGACCAATGTCATCAATAATCTCATCGTCTGAAGCGAACATAGGTCTGTGTGTTACTTGAGAGCCACCTTTTTCAGCAAGCATTACCGTAACATCATATCCCTTTATTCTTTTACGAGTGCCTTTTTGGAAATGTGCCTGTGCCATCTCCTGTGCTTCAAACTTCGAGTCCGCGTAGACTTCAACTTTTTCACGATTCCACATGGCGATATACCCATTAGAACCAGATCCGATTTGTTGACCCCCAGCCATGCGACCAAGACCCATGTCATCAATAATCTCATCGTCTGCTGACTTCATCTTTTCATTCATCTCTTCCTCAGAGTGAACTACTTCATCTTCAAACTTTTCAGCAACTTCAGGGTTGTCTTTTTTCCATTGTGCGACCGCTGTATCAACAACTTTATCTGAGTTATGCTTACGACTAGGTAAACGAGACTCTTTCCAAAAGTCGGACATACGACCAAGACCAATGTCATCGACAATCTCGAATCCTTCAAGTTCATCAGCCTCAAAGTCATCAGCGACAACATCATCTATATAGTTGCCTGGTCCACTTTTAAGGTCGCCATATCCCGTGTTGAGTTGTACCGTCTTTTCCCCCAAGAAATCGGCGGCATTTCTTTCACCATAGTCGGGCTGTAGGCGAAGGGGTTGTTGTGGTTGGCGAAGCTCCATGTGCTTCTGAGCGATTTTCTTTGCGAGTCTTTTAAACATTTCTGTTCTCCTTAAGAGGGTTCATCTTTAATAGTGGTAATAGATAAACTATTAAATAGAGGGTAGTCCTACGAGGTACTTAACAACATCACCCTTACCCTCTAGGTTTCGGGTGTAGCATTTTCTATCATCATCCCACTCAAGAGGTTTATTGATGATTGTCCTTACTTGATCTTCATCTTGAACATGGTTGACACCGAGTCTCTTCTTTAAGAGTCGGGCGAACCTTGCGTCAACCTCTGCGTACCAACCTCTCTTTAAGAGAAGTTCAGCACCTTTCATCAACATAGCGTTCCTACCTTCACTTGTTCCGTCAGATCCGATGAGTCCAATCTTCTTTCCGAAAGGAGTAGATGAGTAGCTGACGAAAGCGTCTATCTCATCATCACCTTCTACATCTACAACCCAGAAGGTGTCGTAGTTGCTCATAAGATCCGACTTGGAGCTTATGTGTTTCCCTACTTTGGAGTATGACAGATCATAAATAGTCCAAAGTTGTTCTTGTTGATCTTGATCAAACTGTCGAGGGGGTGCTTCAACCCACTTTTTACGCTCAAGATGAACACGAGCGATACGACTAGCCATTCTTTGATGGGTGTTAAAGATCATCTTATATGCTTCGCCCACAGCTTTCTTATATTTGCCTTTGGCGTATCTTTTAAGAGTGTGAAAAAAGCTATTTGGGCTTGTGGATCTCGTCCATTTAGATTTTGACCCGACACCAGTTAAAGCTTTGAATACCTCTAATTTATCTTTTTCTGTGAAAGTCTCATATTCAGAAAATCGCTTTAGATCAGACATTATTGTTCTAATGTTATCTCTAAGATCAGTATAAAACTCACCATCGTCAAGATAGTGGAGTTCCTTTTTATCTCTTACGCTTAGACTTTTGGGGTCTCCATGTTGGTTATATTCAGGGGTTTGGATTTTCTTTGAGGGCATACCAGCTTCATTCTTATACGCCCTAAAATTGTCTGTTATTTTCTTACCCACGAAAGTTAATATAGATTGACCAACATGAGTCATTTCATGGATTACAGAAGTATGCACTGCTCTTATTACATTACGCACAGTAGGATGGTAATCAAAAGACTGAAGAATCTTTTTCCCATAGTCAGGGATAGCGATTGTGACTTCTTTTTTAGTAAAAGACCAACTACTGTTTGTTGCATCTACCTCGATCTTTACTTTGATCTTGTCAAAATACTCCCAAGTACGGCTCATGTCTGACATACTTTTTTTTAAGGACTCAACCATCATTTCATAGTTTTCAATGAGGTCCTCGAACTCAGGGTTGTTTTTCTTTTTCGCCTTCTCAATTATTTGAGAATACTCCACGATTTGACCCTTGGCTTTTTCCCGCATCATTTCTTGATGTTCTTCTAATGAGTTTTGGTCGAGATACCAGTCACCAAAATAAATAGGGAACTCTTTAATAATCACCTGCCCCATTTTCATGGGTTTTAATTTTACTCGGATGACTTTCTTAAATTCTTTTATCTCCCCTTTAAGTTTCTTTGTCTCTCTTTCGCCCCAAGATAAGTAACTCTCCAATTCGATCTCGGTTTTCGCTATGCTTTCTTCAACGACTACTCTTATCTGTTCTCTTTTGGCGGGGTCTTTTACTCCAGAGAAGTATCTCTGTTTTAAATGCATAGATGCATAACCATATCCAAAGTACCCTGTGGACAATGAAGAAAAATCTTTATAACTATTGAAAAGACCACGAGTCCCATCCTTCCTTAACGATTCTCTAAGGGAGACAATGGAGTCTGAGAGGGCGGATAGACGGGTTTCTTGCTCTCCTCGGTAGTTTTTATAACTTTTAATCTTCTCTTGTAGGGCTTTGACGATATTAGTAGCTACTTGAGAGAGTGCAAAACCATAAACATCTTGAGTCATCATTTCTGGTGGCTTCATTAGTCCTGCGTATTTCATTTTTACCCCCTGTTTAGATATGAAGAAGCAACACGACTAGCCCTGCGTTTATTGATGTCTCTTAATACGAGATCGACCACGCTTAGTTGAGCCGATGGTTTGACATTGGGCAACAGACCTGCAATCTCAATCGCTAACTCTTTTCTCGACAACCCGCTTTGAGCGAGGTTTAAGATTTGAGATACCTGTTCATCTGAAACATCTGTCTCTGACTGCAAGCAAGGCAGTAAGGAAGCCATTTTAGAGGTTGTTGAGGGTAAGTGTCTGATGATCTCTGGGAATGTGGAGATACCTTTACAAGTACGGATTAAGTCAGCCCCCTCAAACAAGAACGCAGTACATTCTCCTTGAGCGTTCTTTTCAAAATCAAGGGAATACTGTCCAACACCTGGAACTGAGACTTTGTAAACAAGATATATCCCGTCCACATCTGCTTTACATGACCACTTATCAAGCATGGTCATGTAGCCTAAGTGCTTCACACTTGATACGATCTCTTTTACAGAGCTTACAAAGTCATCTCTAGTAGCCATGATTTGTCTCCCATCTTCTGTTATTTCACGCTCAATCATAAGAGCAGGTCTGCGAACTAAGTAGTTAGGCCACTTCTCGTACCACTTAGCATAGAAGTCATCTTCGGAGACTTCACGAGTGGTCTTGTCGGGGTTGGGTAGATTCGGGTCAGCCACATGAACTACATAGCTTCCTTTTTCACCTGTAACATCAAAGATCAAACTAGCATGACTCCAATCCCTACCTTCGGGATTCCATGCAATAAGTACAGGCTTACCCTCATCTGTCCACGCTTTTACTTGGGTCAAAGTAGCTGGTGTAGTGAGGGTAGCTCGACACCCAAAATACTGAGCACAAGCTAAGACTTCTTCCCACCTAGCCCCTTGCATAGGTTTTGCACCAATCACTTGATTGACTTGATCCTCGTTGCACTTAACGCCAACAGCATTTAGAGCCATACAGGTGGAGGTCGCCACACAACTAAACTGTGAACGCTGTCGTATTGGGCTCACATCTGCTTTTGCTGATCTTCTCATGATAGGTATCCCTTTCTATTGTTAGAAAAGGCACACCTATAAAGAGACTACAAATCTACTGTCTTATCTTCTCTTAAACTTCGCTTTATTGAGGTGAATCTGAATGTGTCCTTTTTCTCCTATACCAATATCATAGTCCTTATCGTAGCCCGATTTGAGCTTTTGAAATATGGGGTACTTTCTTGTTAGGAGTTTATTAAGATCATTGGTTAGAGGTCCAGCCCACTCATCCCACCAACCTTCTTCATCCCAACCTTCTGGATCACAGTCATCATCCCAATCCTCATCACAGTCATAATTCTCTCCAACATAATGGTCGAGTCTATGTCTATTCATAGGTTCTATCCATAGGAACCAGGTATCTCCATCGTCACTTAGATCCATACCACTCATACGACTGCCATTCGGGGTCCTTGATCTAATCAAGAAATCGTATACCTCTTGAGCTGTCGGTAGTTGTTCTTCAACTGTAGGTCGAGATCGAGGTGTTGATCTAGTAGGTGTTGGTTGTCGAACAGCTCTTGCACTTGGAACAGAGGGTTGTCTACCTGTTGGGTTGGATCTAAATGAGTCAGCCAAGTCAGATGCGTTGTTTCTGTGCATCATCTTTCTGATGTTTTTTAGATCACGATCACTAAGATCTCCACCGTCTTTGAGGATCTGAAGGTATCCTCCAAGTTCAATGACCATTCTCGTGTCAGTTCGGTTTTGAGCTATGAAACCCCTAAGAACTTCATAAGCCTCTGTCTTAGTAGTCGCTTGTTTTTCAAGCCTTGCAATCCTCATCTCAAGACTTCTGATTATTTCTGAGGCTGATCTTCTCATAAGTGTTCTCCATTGATTTAGGTTAGTTAAGATCTAGTATAATGAAACTATTAAAAGCGATCTCTATCAAAAGAATCGCTATCAAAGTCTGCAATCACATCATATTCAATTTGAGCAACGACAATAACAGTTAAATATCTGTCATCATCTCGAAAGATGTCTCTAACTTCATAATCATACTCGATCACTTCGATTTGAGAGATGTTATGATAGCTAGGGAGTCTCTGTTTTATCTCATATTCAACTTCACCAAAAGCTAAGTCAATTTCTTCTGATCCCATATTTCTCAAGATGTTGTTCTCAATGTTCTTAGTGAGAGCATCACACAAGATTTTAGTAGATTTATCTTCTGGAGGATAGAAGTCATCTAAGTTCATCTTAGCTAGTTTCTCAAGGTCTTTTAAGTCAACTTTGAGCTTCATCTTGGTCTTTGATCCTACGACACCCGAAACTGTGTCCAATTCGGGATAAGCTGGATTGCTAGGGTGTAGCATAGAGTTTGATTCAACTTCGATCTCACCTTTCATAAGTTTTTCATTCTTATTGATGACTTCACCATCAAGAATAGAAGCAGACAAAGCATGGAGGAAATGATTTGCTTGTCGATCAGAAACACCTGGCATCATTGCTTGAACAGACTTTAATCCTGTACCTGCTTGTTTCAGACTCGCATTACGATAACTCGATGTTATCCGATCTGCATCACGATCTGACAGATACATATCTGTATCCCGATCATAATACTTGCCTGCTTTCGGGTCGTAGTAAAGAACTTCACCACCTTTAAACATGAAAGGCCCTTCAAGACCTTGATTGGAAAGATCTGTGTACCGATCACGATCAAGACGGGGCAGACGATGTTTAGCCATCATTTCTTCATGGTGTCTCTTTGCAGAGGATCTCTTCTCAAGGTTCGCAATACGCACCTCAAGATTTCTGATTGTATCTTTCATTAGTATCTCCATTTATTTGGTAGGGTTAATGATCTAAAATTTGACTATCTAAGAGAGACTGCTTCCATTTTATAAGTCAAATAAGTGATTGCAGGGTATCGACTCGCTGTCTTACCCTCTACCATCTCATCATATTCGTCAGTATTAACCACCCAGCGATACATCGCTTTCTCTAAGAGAGCTAAAAACCCTGTTATGATGAGTGGTGCAAAACTACCTATGTTTTGTTTTAGATAATCCTTAACCTGATCTGCATTTAAACTGATCGGTTGGTATTGAGATATTGGAGTCTCTATCGTTGTATGCTCAATTTGAAGGAAGTTATTATCTGAAGCAGGGATAGCGTCTAATGTAAGATCTCCTTTTGACATTGCTACTTCCATTTTTTTAGCAAGGTCTTGGGCTTCTTCTATCGTGGGGAGCTGTGTGGTCGGAGGAACTTCTTGAACAATACGAACCCTTGTATTTTGACTCAAAGCGGTATACTCAGTCATATCTGCTAAAGTGGTTCTTAACCCAGAGGCTTGGACAATCAAACGAGCTAACATCACAATGATCGTGGTCACTACTGTGCCTTTTAAAGCCATTATCCCCACTACCCCTATGAGAGATGTGAAAAAACGATAAAGTACCTTAGAATACCTTTTAAGAGCGTTCATGAATATCTTAAAGCTATCCCCTTCACTAATCTTCTTAGGGTTAAGGATATGCTTAAAGTCTGAATACCATGAAAGGTATGCACTTTTCATCCTCGTTTGGTTTTCGCCCACATACTTTTTAACAAGGTCTTTTAAAGGAATCTTTTTATCCTCTGCCTTACCCCCTGTGAAGATAGATTTCAAAGGGTCTGAAGGATTAAAGGAAACGATCTTAGGTAAGCCAGCTCTTGTGGTTGTCACACCTGCCATAGCTCTAAAAATCCTTGAACCCAACAACGCCCCTAAAGAGTCGTTAATCTTGGATTTATTTCCCTCAACTTCAAGATTGACCGTATTGTATATGTCAGCAAATCCATTGATGATCTTCTTAACAATGTTCTTAGGGATATTAACAAGACCTTTAAATGTACTTGAAATATCATCTATGAACCCTGCTTGACGCTCTAAGTTTGCGACTCTAATTTCAAGCTCTCTTATGGTTTCACTGGCAGATCTTCTCATAAGATTTCTCCATTTGATTTAAGGTTAATGAGATCACTTATGAGAACCTATAAAGAGATTACAAATCTATCACCACACAAAGACCAGAGCTAGGGTACTTCCTTTTAAGAGAATCCCACACCCTCATGGCTTGGTCGCTAGTAGAACCCGATATGCTACATTTTTCGGGTATGATGACAAAGGGTTTCCTCACCCTTTTCGACCAACCCTCTATGAGCCTTTGATAAATCTCTGACCCGATTCTCTTGCCATGATAGTCTTTACTAAGACTAACCACAGTTACTTCAAGAATTCGTATCTCCTCACCCTCCATGACTTGAGGGTATTCATAACTGATGTCAATGAGGTCATCAGAACAGTGGTAGGTATGTACTACTTCCATCATAGAGATAGAGTCTCCATAAGCCCTAGCAAGCCCGATGACATTACCTTGATCTTTAACCTCTACAAAAACAGAGGTTGGTGTGGTTTTGACAGAGAACTCTAACATCATCTTAGTATTTGAGATCTAGTCCGAGTTTGCCATCCGTACCTGGTACTTTACAGCAGATACCTACGACTGTTGGGTCAACACCTAAATTGGCGTTAAGATTAGCGTCTGGGTCATTACATAACAACCCATTTTCGCTTATTTTGAGAGGGTCATTAAGGTTATATGTAATAGGGCCAGCGTTGCGAACGCCATTAACTGCTAAGGCTGTTGTTTCAAACTCTTTGAACAGAACTCTAGCACCCCCATTAATGAGAGTCAGAACAGCCGCACCCGAAGCTGAAGCTAATGCACCCGTGTTCTGATAGGATGTGAAGTTTCTGTATGTGGATTGTCTAGCGTCAGCGTAGTTTTCTGATCCATAGAGAACGAAACCCGCTACATATTGACCATTGGATTTTTCAACGGTAAATTCAGCCACGCTATTTTCGTTTTCTACATAGTGAACCCAAGTGCCACCTTTCCAACCTGTTTGACGCATGATCTGTCCTGCGGTGCAAGGTGTTTTATCGCCATTTTTTAAGACATCAATGTCATCCATAGTTAAATTAAGATCTATTGACATTAGACTTCACCTTTGTCTTTTTTATCTTGTAAGACCTTCTTGACTGCTTTAGCCATTTCTTTCTTGTCTAAGTGTCTTTCAACAACCTTCTTTACAAGATCCTTTTTCACCTCAGATTTGGTCTGTACTTTGGGTGTAGGGGGTTTAGCTTTAGCTAACTCATCAAATGAATTAGGTACACCCTTAATCGGTTCTTCTGTTTTCACAATGAACTGATTGAGGGTACTGAACTCTTTACCTCCAGGTCTCTTGACGATCTCATCGGGAGGAGGGGGTGCAATCACAGATTCGCTTTGGATGAGATCGTCATCTTTTTTCATCTCACCCGACTGTATCGCTTTTTCGGCTGTGTCTACTTTGTTTGTGATAGCTTTCGACTCTGCTAAGTTCCTCACTGATCTTTTGGTTGGGTTGTCAAAGAAAACAGACTCGGCTGACTGTGCCTGTTCAAGCTCTGCTACTCTCCTCATCAATGAGGCTATTTTATATCTAAGATTGCTCATACTAAACTCCTTGAGGCTTTAGTGTACGCAATTTATAAATAAACTATTACTTTTTACCTATAGCGTGGGGAATCAAAACTTTTTAGATTCAACTCTATTTCCTGTTTAGGGGCTAAGTTAGGGTCTTGAGTAAACTCGTGCCACAGGTTGATCTTGACCCATGTCGGGTATATGATTAAGGGTCATACGGTATTCGACAGGCTAGAGGGTGCTACGAAGCCTAATGTTCGCTCGAATATCCCAGTAGGCTTTAGAGATCTCCATTTGAGCCTCATACTCCTCTTGGGTCATGGAGGTCTCTGTGCCACCACTCAAGTTGTTGTAGTTAGCGTGTAGAGCGTTAGGGGTGATGGGAGGTGCTTCCATATTGTCGTCCTCACTTGCGTTGATGCTCACAAGTTCCCAGTTATCGGGAGACAACTCCATGATATTATCTCCATCTTGGGCGAGAGCCACACTATTATAAAACACCAAGTCCACAACCTTTGCGACAGGCTTAAAAGAACGCACGACCTCCCGAAAGGGTCGGGGATCTTCC